AGAAAGCATCGCAACCCCAGGCGTGTCCGCGGTGGCGTGGAAGTCAGTCTGCGGTGAGGCACGCAGGTTCCAGATGACAATGCGGGGGGCTGTGAAGCCCTGACCAGGACCCCACATATCCTCGCCGGCACGCTTGAACGCTTCCTGAATCATCTCCACATGCGTCTGCCACCCAGCCGTCTTCACCGCGTGCCGGTAAGAGTGACCGGTGTAGTCACTCATTTCGGACGAGCTGCACGCTTGGTCCCACCCCATATCCGTCAGGACGATGAGATTCTCGGGCTCCTGCCCAGGGCGCATACGCTCCGTCTTGAGGGTGGCAAGCACAAGGTCCATCGCCTTCTGGAAGTCCGTGCTCAGACCCTGACCGATGCCACTCTCCTCAATGGTCTTGATCCGCGCAAACAGGTCCGAGCCTGGCTCAAAGTGGTGCCACGTAGGGTCGGAGTCAAAGGTCATCAGTTTGTCCTTGAACTCGTCAGAGCAGACCTGGGAACCAAGGATGCCGAGCGCCATTGAGACCCAGTACGGCGTACCACTCATTGAGCCGCTGAAGTCCGACATGAAGATGGATTTGCCGAGCCCGCCGTTACTCTTTGCCTTCTCCACCATGCTGAGCCAGACCGCGTTGAGCTGGTCCTTTTCAGCGGCTGACAGCCCGTGGTCCTCAGACGCTTTCTGGACGACCTCATGCGGGAAGAGCGTGTCAGCACCGTGGACCTTCGCCTCACCCTTCGCAGCCTTAGCGAAGTGCTCCTCGAACTTCCGCCGGCACTCCATCCGTTTGGCACTGTCAGGGTGGCGGAACTCTCCCTTGGGCTCCTCCCCCTTCACCTTGTGAGTGGACGGCAGGTTGAGGAACGCCTTGCTGTACAGCTTACCAGCACGACCAGGCACCGAGGCAGGGACAATCATGTCCCAGCGGTCCGAGCACATCAGCGTCTCCACCGTGTTGAGCTTGGCGTTCATGTCGGCTACCAGGCGGCGGTAGTGGTTCATCCGCCCACCGTGTGTTGACACTAACTGCGGAGGGAAGAGCGTCCAGGCAATCTGCTTTGCCAACTCCTTGTGCTTGGAGCCCTCGCGCGGTGCCCACTTGGCTGCGAGGGTATTTGGCTTCTCCATCTTGGACTCCTCGTACAGCGTCTTGGCGTAGAGATCCACAATCGTCTTGGAGATGTCTTTCTGAGTTCCCTCAGCTAACACTAGCAGGTCGTTCCAGCAGCCGTAGTGCGGGATGAGGTCCAGCAGCGCCTGTGCGACAACGCCTTGTGTCTCACAGAGCCGACCGTACAGACTCTGGAAAACCGCCTTCTCGCCCTTGCCGCCGCGAATGTTGCGGCTGTGGAAGGCGAGGACGAAGGCGTCCTCTAGCGCTTCCTGCGTCTTGAGGGAGAGAACGCCGTCCAGAGCAGCACGCAGCACCGACGCATCGGCACCACGGACGCACTTGACGTTGAGGTCCACACGCGGGTCGCCGCTGCTGGAGAACACGTCAGAACCCTTGACGCCGACGGCAGGGAGGGGGATGGAAAGGGAGATGGAGGAAGAGGACATCTGGAAGAAAGAAGTGGGAAGGCTTTAGAACAAGGCGGCAACAATCGGTGAGAATGCCGGTTCACAGTTCAATTTTTTTAGTCGGTCAATTTTTGCCAAAATGGGTCTAAAGTGGCTACCATTGTATCTATCGGAGCGAAAGCTCCTATACACAGGGTTGTCTGAGTGGTTAAAGAGTAGCACTCAAAATGCTATGGAGCAAATCCGCGTGGGTTCGATCCCCACACCCTGTAGAGATTCTGTAGTCTAGACATTCTAGTCTACAAAAATTGACCCTAGGAAAAAATTGAAACCCCGCTAATCACAAAAACCAATTGACGCCCAACACACTACGCATAATCTTCCTTACTCAGAGATGTACGCTTACTCTTCCTTCCCTTCCCGCTTCGCCGTCTTCCGCGGTCCCTACCATTCCACGCTCCGCACAGAGCTGGTTGAGTCCATGATGATCTTTGACACTACGCCGTCGGAGGACGGCAGCTTCTACACGGCGACACTACGCCCGTGGTTTGGTACCATTGTGGGCAATGACGATATGCCGGATAAGACGGTGCGTCAGGTGAAAATCCACTCACCATTACGCGCAAACCACCATGGGCTTCCTTTTAGCCCAAGCAATGAGCGCTTTGTCGTGCTTCCTTTCACCCTAGAGGTGAACGCCGCTTCTTGGGTCCATAACGCGATTCCGATACTTGCCTTTGAGAGCACAAACTGGATGCCGCGCTTTGATGAGCGGCTGGTTGAGCTTCAGCTGCTTCACAAACTACAGGGAGAGTCGTTCAAGCACCACTACCAGAACATCAACTATGTCGCGGGCGTGCTGATGCGACGGCAGGAGCTGCCGCCCTATATCTCGTGGCTACAGTCGCTGCCGGACCCGTACGCTCAGATGAACCGTGCGGAGATTCGTGACATCCCTTACGCACACATCTCACCGACGAGTCTCCACATTCTGCGCCGCAACATCATTGAGGACTACTGTAACCGCAACACGGTGGCGGGCGAGGTGATAGATGCAGCTGTTGCTGCTGTAGAACCGCCATCTGTAGATTACGAGGACTACTCGTCTATGTTTGACGGCGCAGCGGGCTACGTAGCACCGGCTGAGACGCCCTTGCTCCCTGCCATTCCTGACTTCATCCTTGAGAATCACCTCGCTCACGAAGTCCAGAAGGGCACCGAGTGTTCCATCACCTTTGAGTCGCTCTCTAGCCTTGCCGAAGTCGCCATGAGTCGTGATTGCGGTCACTTCTTTGAGCCTGAGGCGCTGAAGGCTTGGGGCAAGGTACAACAAAATGAGGGTAAGATGATTGTCTGCCCTGTCTGCCGCAAAGCACTAAGCGAAGTCGTCACAATGGCGAACAACTATTACATCCCAGTTACCGCATAATCCGCCACCCCCAATGAAACCTCAAAAAAATAAAAATTTTTCAGTCTTACAGACCAAGGGCTAAAAATTGAATCCGCACCAGAAACCATCCGGACTCCCATTTAAAACTAATTTATTCGGCTTAACTATCAATCACACTGGCCTTATCCTACTTCACTATCTCTCGTCCGGCGCTAAAGCATCAACTAGAACTATGGCAGCGTTGCTTACCCACAATCACTCCTCATTACGCAGTGAAATGTAATAACGACGCGACGATGATGCGATGGATGACAGAGCTTCACCCCACAATAGGATTTGACTGTGCCTCACGCAGAGAAATCTTTGAAGCCCTGCCCCTCGTGACCCCCAATCGCATTATCTATGCCCAGCCTTGTAAGAAAACCGACGATATTAAGGTTGCGAATACGCAGGGTATTCCACTTTCAGTGGTAGATTCAGTTGAAGAGACAGAGAAAATGATAGGATGGACCGGTGGCATTTTGATCCGCCTACTGGTTGAAGATAAGGGCTCTAAACAGCCTTTTGGCAAGAAGTTCGGCGCCCCACTCCAATGGTTGCCGAAGATTTACGACACAGCACGTGCCCTTAAACTCAACCTCACAGGCTTCAGTTTCCACGTTGGAAGCGAGTGCCAGAACCCAGAGCAGTACGCAAACGCTATTGCTCAATGTAAGAAAGCCGCAACAATCGCCAAACACCACGGATTTGATACGACAACAATAGATATTGGGGGTGGTTTCCTGGCAGATGCGGAGTCGTTCAAAACGGTAGCAGCAACAATCAATTCAGCACGTAAAGAGCATTTCAATGACCATAAAATCCAGTTTATTGCAGAGCCTGGACGGTTTCTTGCCGCCCCTACGCACACCTTGTACACAACAGTGATTGGCAAGAAGCCGGCGTACCCTGAGCCAAAGTACGATTCGGAGCCGATGTGGCGTATTACGATTGACGAGTCAGTCTACGGAAGTTTCTCCAATATTCCGTTTGACCACCAGACCCCCACACTGGAGCGCCTACGCCCTAAGAAGCAGGTGGAGAACCAGAGACCGACGATTGTCTTTGGCAGGACGTGCGACTCTGGCGATTGCCTAGGTGAGGATATTCCGCTAGTGGATGTTGAAGTAGGTGATATCTTAAAAGTGCCAAATATGGGCGCCTACACGACTGTCACTGCGTCAGAATTCAATGGCTTTCCGAAGCCTGAGCGTATTTACGAATTACACTAACACATAACGTTTTGTTAAAATCTTAGGACATATTAAGGGACAAACCGGTGGAATGAATCCATATCAACCGAGAAGATTTGTTTTACCTCAGCGCGCCGCTCTACAACCGATACGTCAAATGCCGCTCCACGGCATAATGTCAGCGGCAGAGGCGGCTCAGAAGCAGCAGTTTTTTAAACAGAATCGTACCGTTAAAAATCGTAAAGTAAAGGCTACGAACCGAGCCAATAGAAATGAGAATTATGGCAACGTTGTACCCGTTACAAATGCGTTCAATATTCCAGTAGGAAATGCGAATAATTCCCGTACGTCAAGGGCATCTTCGGCGGCGAATGTCTATAACCTTTTTAATAGACCTCGCCATAAGGCGGCTTGGAACGCGGTGTTTTCTAATACGAAGAAAGGAGGTACCCGTAAAAAACTGCCGAAAAGCAACACCCCTGCGTTTCGTAAACAGGTAATCGATATGATTAAGTCAAGAATCAATCTTACAAATACTCATAAGGCACTGCTTATTCAGCGCTATATTGATGCAGCGAATGCGGGATTGGCGACACCGGATGAAATTTCTGCGTTAGTAAGTCTTGCGGAATTAAAGTATTATCAGCCCAGGACCCTTCGCCGCCGAAAGTAATCTAAAGCGAGACCGGCGGTACTATACTTGGAGACGTCGACCAACGGCACAAGTCACTTGGCTTTGAACCATGTAATCTGGGTTCGATTCCCAGCGTCTCCTAAACCGCTTAAAGAAATACCAATTTTAACTTTTGTGGAGCCTTCGTATAGTTGGTAAGTACACAAGGTTCTGATTCTTGTAACCCAGGTTCGAATCCTGGAGGCTCCTTCATATGTGAACTATTTATAATATTTCACATAATTAGAAATGCCCTACACCGCTACCGGTAACTATGTTAGCCCTTGGATGCTGCGATCGCAAGAGAATCTACGTAATCCCAACCCTTTATCACTTAATAAGCCTGTAATTAAGAAGACTAACAATAATGGTCGTGTAGCCTTTTCCCCTATGAAAGTTTCCCCGAAGATGCGTAAAACTCGCAAGGCGCGTAAGGGACGCAAGTCAGGCACCCGCCGTCGGTAGTCAACCAACAAAATTGATGGTCTAAAGATTTCCACCGTGAATTAAGTGGGAGGATAGCAAAGCCTGGTTTAATGCGCAGGTCTTAAGATCCTGTAGAGAAATCTTCGTGGGTTCAAATCCCACTCCTCCCACTACGGTCATTTAGATCAGTTGGTAGATCATCCCTCTTATACGCTTGTACGTATGCTTTGTGAGGGGAAGGCCGCGGGATCGAAACCCGCAATGACCACAACAGACCGCCGGTTTTTTGTTAGCAATCCAGGATTTCTAACAAAACCAGTTTAAGCATAACACTCTATAGAGAATTAGATCCAATGAGTGGCACTTCGTGTTCAGATTGTAAACCCGAACAAAAGTGCGATCCTTGTAAAAAAGCGGACGAACAAGCGGAAGCTATTATGGCAACTATTAGCATTTTACCAGATAAAATACAAATGATTGCGATGGGAATTACTATGGGGCTTCAACAAATTAAAGAGGACCAAACCGACGATATCGCAACTTTTATAAGTAAGGTACAGACGCACGCAAAGGCAAATCCTGAGATCCACACATTTCTACAGGATATGATGAAGTGTTACTTAACAGCGTGGGAATTTGACTTGCTGATGCGATGTCTTCAGGGGCTAAACCCAACACTCCCAAATACATTAGAGAATGCGAGCTGATATATTTCGTCGCCTCGGCGGTATTAATGCGTTTCAACCCCGCTTCACCGCCCTGCTACAAACCGACGTCAGTTACGATGACGTCTGATGCGTCGCCGAGTTGCCGGTTTTACATTAATTACTACATGATTTGGATTATTCTGTATTAATTTGTTTTCTGCTTGTACTTCGCGTTTATACTTCAGCCACGGAAGGCTATATTTTTTTTCTGCGGTAGACGCTATATTGCCACGAGCCTCATGCGGATACATAAAATGGGGATTACGATACGCAAAAGGCAGTTTGTAATGAGGAAGTGATGCTAACATTGCCTTCTGCCTACGTGAATTTATTCGTGCCCTAGTAAGTTCAGCCTTTGTTTGCCACCCTTCAGCCAAGGAAAAAGGGTTGGTACGGTTAAATCCTGTTACGTGCGCGGGTGTCGGCAATTCGGGCGCATATTGTATACGAGTATTATTAAACTGAACCTTCCGTGTCCACTTATTAGACATCCCTAAACAACCTCAAGATTATAAAAATTGAGACAGACCCTTTAATAGAAACAACGACCAATTCAAGATGAAATTAGTTATCGTAGAATCCCCTGCCAAATGCGGCAAAATTCAGGGGTTCTTAGGTGCAGGCTATCAGGTCGTGGCGACAATGGGTCATATTCGTGCGCTAGAAGAGTCCTTAGATTCGGTAGGAATTGACCGTAATTGGGAACCAAAGTACGCAGAGTTGGCGACGAAGAAGGACGCCATCCTCAAACTCAAACGGGCTGCGAAAGGCGCCGATGTCATTTTAGCGACGGACGATGACCGAGAGGGCGAAGGTATTGCCTGGCACGTAGCCAGTATTCTGAATCTGAATCCGGCAAATACGCCGCGCATCGTCTTTCACGAGATTACTCAGCCGGCAATTCTTGCGGCTGTGAATAATCCGCGTCGTCTGGATTTGAATAAGGTGGCGGCGCAACAAGCTCGTTCTATGCTGGATTTGCTCGTAGGATTTACCATTTCAAAAGTCCTGTGGAATCGGGTTGCACCTAAGCTCTCAGCAGGACGGTGCCAAACGCCGGCGCTAAGACTGGTTGTTGAGCGTGACTTGATTGTTGATATGCATCGCCCTGAGGCGTCGTGGCGCCTATCAGGCACATGGGCGCATCCGAGTGATCCTGCGAAGACGATTCCTGCCGATGCAACCCAAGAACTAAAAACAGAGCAGGAGGCGACGCAGGCGCTTCAAAAGGTCTATACAAACACTGAGACGAAGGTCATTCAGGTCAAGGAGACCGTCTCTATCTCACAACCACCCAAACCATTGATTACGTCAACTCTACAGCAGGAGGCGTCCTCACTTCACGGACTCAATCCAAAGGCGACAATGATGGCGGCGCAGAAGTTATATGAAGCGGGACATATTACTTATATGCGTACTGATAACCCGCTCCTGTCGCAAGAAGCGGCGACAGCAATTCGCACCTATGTACAGACGACGTATGGCGAGCCATATCTTGGACCGGCAGGACAACATACTATACAACCCACAACAGCCGCCCCAACCCCTGCAAAGAAAACCAAGGCAAAACCTGATGCGGCACCTCAGCCACCAGAAGCGCAGGCGGCACACGAGGCGATCCGACCTACCCACCCTGAAACTCCCAATCCGCCGATTGAGGATGATACACAGAAGACGGTATACGCCCTGATTTGGCGCAGAGCGACGCAGAGTCAAATGAGCCCATCGCAGACCGATGTGCGGAAGGCGACCCTCGCCTTAACCGCTGACCCTACACGCCAATGGACGACCGAGCAGACTAAGCTAAAATTCGCGGGTTATAAGATTCTAGAGCGCCAAGACCCAGAGAAACACGCCAAAGAAGAAGCGGAGTGGCTATATTGGGCTTTGAAACTAGCACAAAACACAATTCTAAACTGGACGACTCTCAAGGCGGACGAGGTGTTTACGAAGCCGAAGGGGCGTTATACGGAGGCGAGCCTCATTTCAGAGCTGGAGAAAAAGGGCATTGGTCGTCCGTCTACCTTTGCGTCCCTGGTGAGCACCATTATGGACCGCAATTATGTGGAAAAGACAAATACCGACGGCAAAATTCAGGACAGCCACCATCTCGCGCTAATCCCCAACACTTGGCCCCCAACGCAAACTCTAGAGCACCATAAGGTCGGCGCCGATAAGAACAAACTGAGCGCCACCGCCCTTGGCAAGTCAGTGAGCGAGTTTCTATCTCGCGAGTACAACGACCTGTTCAATTACGAATTTACGGCGGCAATGGAGCAGAAGCTAGACGCCGTTGCCAAAGCCGAGCAGCCTTGGAAGTCGGTTCTACAGCAGACGTGGGATACCTACAAAGAACGCTACACGGCAATGACCACCGGCGGCAACGCTGCGAATAAAGCGGCAAAAGAACGCACCCTTGCCGAATCTATAAAGGTAATTCTAAGCCGTAAGGGTCCCCTCTTTGTGAAAGAGGCACCTGCGGGCGCCGACACCAAAGCCACCTTCGCGCCCCTGCCCCCATCGGTCACGTTTGAATCCGCTACGCTCTTGGACGCAACAGCCGCCTTCGCCGCAGCACAGCAGGCGCAACAAGGCGAACTCATCGGAATGTTAGAAACGCAGGAAATCCGAAAGAAGAAGGGACCATATGGATGGTACGTAGTTTGCGGCACGACGAATGTGAGTCTTAAGGGCAGCGAGACTCTAGAGGAGATTCAGGATAAACTGAAGGCGAAGATTTCGTTTGCGACCACGGAAACCGCATATTCCAGACAAGTCGGTGACTTTATAATTAAGAAGGGACCGTATGGGCTGTATTTCTACAAACACGCTCTTGTAAAGAAAACGTTTGTAAAATTCCCCGCAATCTCTAATGCGGAGACTATTACGGCAACCGACTTAGCCACCCTGTATTCGGCGGGAATTAAGAGCAAGCGGCGTGCTCCCCCTAAGAAGGATTAATAGTAGACTTCGTAATATCAAACGATTCGCGCAACTCGCGAATCATTCCCTCCAACTTATATAATTGTTCGAGATACTTGGAGTCTTTGTTTGTTTTTGCTTTGAGTTTCGCTGTAATTAACCCCTTAATATCGTGTGCGCTAAATGGTGTAAATGTATTATTTACAGCATTAAGAGTAACTAAGATATCCCATACTTTTCCGTATAATTCCTTGTCAGTCATTTGCCTTCTATATATTTAACAATACAAATTTCAATTTTTAGTTAAGTGTTTAGAGAGCGTTTGGCGACTTTGTTATTCCAGGGAAATCGCCGGTTGATGATAGGAATGGTTGGGGCGGCGGGTAAGGGAACCCCTCGGACGACGCCGATTGTAGAGGAGGGCGCGGCTCCTGAATACCAAGCTTCTTATGACCCCAGCGGTAAGTCTTATCTATTTTGCCCATGCTCATCGGCTGGCGGTAAAGGCGGAAATCAAACAGGGAACCGCGCAGACGCTCATCAGGATTCTCAAACGCCTGTGATTCGGTCTCCCAGTTACTACGACCAATATAGTTGTCGGTGGTGTATGACTTGAGAGGCATAAATCCGTCCAACTGCTCCAATACCATCTTGCCGTCAATATAGACTCGCCAAGTTGGACGGAAATTGGTGGCATCGGTCGTTGTGAGAGCGATATGCGTCCATTTACGCAAAGGAATCACATTCATCGCCCGCAGCCGCATCTTACGTTGTTGGGTATCCCAGATTTCAAAGAGCAGGTTCGCCCGTGGATCAACGCCTGGCGATAGTTCATCTTCAGGGTATGTGTTTTGAACGGGCTCTGGACCAGGGCAATCAAACTCGTTGACATTTGCGTCTGTGGTGAGCATATACTCTTGGGGTGACACTTCGGCGGGCGCCCGCGCGCTACAGACCTTGTTCATATCACCAGGACGCGCATTCATCAAACCGAACGCCTGTTCCACATTACCCTTCGCCTCAATACCCAAAAGCACGTTGTCGTGACCTGGACCGTTGCCAAAGTCAAAAATACGGGCGTTGTTGGTAAATTCCTCAAAGAAGACCCATACCGAAATAGCGCGAAGTTGACGAAGTTGAACGCGGGTATCAAACTCTAGACGGGCATTTTCGCCGATTTTAATGAATTGGTCGGCGGGCGGTTTCACTTCGCTATCAGCCGTAGGTAGCCGATTCATAGAGATTCCCTTGGTTACGGTCTTCTTAGGATCCTCATCAATCTTCATTTCGCCGGCAATTTTAATCTGTGTATTTTCACCATAGTCTAGCATATCATCAAAGAAACGGTACCAGACCATAATGCCCTCAAAGAAGAAGAGTAGGTCGGCGATATCAGGGGGCGGGCTATTATCAGGGGTATCCTCGCCCTGTTTGAAACGGGTATTACCGGCAAGAACCGCTAACGCCTGCCACGCATCATTGGGAGCGTTCTTAATCTTCAAAATACGACCATAATCCTCTTTTCCGTCATCGTTCACATCACGGAAGTAATCGTCACGACTAAAGCGCATACCAGCACGTGCGGAATCGGTACGGAAAGTGAAGGAGTCTAGTCCCTCCTGACCGGCGAGCGCACACGCCATAATACGGGAATCGGGTATTCCCTCTTTCTCTACGACGCGACAGAAATCACCCTTATATCCGAGATTCTGCACATCTACGTAGCCCTCAAAGTATCGCGGATTTCGTATCCATCCGTCTACTTCGCGCATCTCGCCCGGTACGACATCGTGGCGACGCGGGAAGAACCGTCCAAAATATTCCGGTACCACACCGTCGGTAAATCCTTCTATCATCATTGTATTACGGAGATATTCCCAGGCGATAATAATCACCAGCAGCACCATGGCTGCGTAGATCATAGTTTCCCAAATCATCCTTACTTTCGTGCGGTTATTTTTCCACCGTAGAAAACGCTCCTATGACAAATGAACCTGCGTGGGTTCGAACAAGATTTTACAAGGGACTTGGAGTCGTTTGTAAAACGCCAAAAAGGTTGGGAACCTATAATCCCACTTAAAAAGTGGTCAGCGAAGCAAACTGCAGCACCTGAGCGTCATAAACTTCTAGGATTTGAAGGTGGTCTATCACCACAGACTCAGATTCATTTGTTAGATAACCAGAACACCGCATTTGAAATCATAGAGTCTATGTTGCGTATATATTTGAGTCCAATAGAGTATAATACAAGCGATCCGTTTGCGCCAATTGATGTAGATGCGGAACAAGTATGGTTATTTGCTATGCGGTGGCTGGAGCATTACTACGAATGTCTTATGGAGCCACTATCAATACGAACCGAGTTTTATAAACAGTCAAATGTAAAGTTTATAGAACTTATGCGAAAGATGCTCGTTTATAATCCGAAAAAGCGGATTAGTTTTGCCGACGCTTTAAAGTTTTGGTACCCAGCGAGTACCGTTTTCTCAGATCATCCGTTGAATGAAGAGGATAGTCCGACCACGATAGACCCATACCCCCTTGGGGAGGGCATGAAGGAAGAGAGTTCAGCCGAATGTCATAGCCCTGCCCTCGCTGTTTCCGCGTCTTTCGTCCCCCACGAGGGGGAACCGTTGGTCCCCAAGGGGGACAGCCAGGTAAAGAGTTCAGACGAATGTCATAGCCCCCCCCAACCGCCAACCCCCGCCCCCCTTGGGCGGAGCCCGTCTGCGGCAGAATCGGCGAAGCCGATTCAGAGTGCCCTCCCCGCTTCCGAGCCACCCGTCCCTCCTTCTTTACCCCCCGTGCCTTCTTCCGCGACTTCGGCACGTTCACGCCTCTCCCTAAAACGACCGGATGGTCCCGCGGAACGCAATAAAACCCGCAGAAGTCCTCGTAATTCAGGTCGCTCCCCTGCCATCGGTAATCGCGGGACGCGAGTTCGGGGTTAAAAATAGGACGCTTGAGGGCGTCAAATGTTTTGACTTTATTGGAGCCGTCCTTATGACTCCAGTAGCCATCACGGTCCTGACGGTACCAATGGTAATCTACACCCTTATCTACAACCGCGGCGACCTTGCTCATTCCCGCGGGACATTTCGCATCATACGTCGTCTTTGTCACTTCTGGAATATCACCCATCATAAGTCTCTCCACAATAGGGCAGGAGCGTCGCTCCTCCTTATTCAACTCGTTACGGTGCCCCGTTTTCGCACCGGGTTGATGGAAAAAGTTACGGCAGTTGCCGTACTTCTTACATAACTCTACCCCTTTGGGATCGTAGACATGCATTGCGTAAGAATAACAATTATGGCAACGACGCACCGCGGGCTTATTATAAAGTTCTAAATCACGAACCGGCTCCGAGCCCGATAAAGGAGAGCCGCGGCAGTTCTGGTGATGAATGCAAAACGGACTGTTCTCAAGCGCTTTACATTTACAAGGAGCACCCTGATCATCGTAACACTGACAAAGAGCTCGCGGCTTTTTCGCCGTCTTATTCTTGTTTTTATTCTGGTTCTGGTTCCTATTTGAACCCATCTTACTATATACCAATAAATAATTTGTACCATCCACACGGTCTAAAATCATATCCACTGTTCCTCATTAAGGCGTAATGAATATTGACCAAGGCGCCCAGTTTATCGTCCAACAAATCCACTCTCGTAAGCCATTTTTTATTGGAAAACTAGGAACCTCTGAGTTGGACGTACTCATATTTTATACACAATATCGTCAGAAAACACACGCGCCACCGTATCCTCAAAATATTAAAATTAATATTGCACGAAATGGTGGGCTCTTCCCTGCGACCGATAAATCTATAGATAGTTGGGCGGTCCATATGCTGACGGAGGTGCTGCCGGCGGGAGCGGGCTTCGCCGTTTGGAATCCAACCGTTGGCAATATTGAAAAGGCAATTCTGAATACGTTTTCGCCGAAAGCAAAACAGTTTCCTTTACGCACGTTGGAGCCATATTATATAAACGTGTTAGAAGACCGATGGACCTATAATCTAACGAAACACGCTAAGGTTGCCGTGGTCTCGCCGTTCTATAAGAGTATTGAGCATCAGTGGAAAAAGCGGGATGCCATATGGGGCACTAATACGATTTGGGGACCAGTGCCGCCAACAATTATCCCTGTCCGCACGGGATATAGTCCATACCTGTCCACTACCACTGGACTCTGGTCAACCGAAATTATAAATGGCGGGTGGAAAGAAGCAGTGGCAGATACTGTAAGACAGGTGAAAGAGACGGGTGCTCTTTTCGCTATCGTAGGATGCGGAGCCCTCTCCCTGCCGATATGTTACGCACTCAAAAAGGAACATATCTCGGCGATTCATACTGGAGGCGCGACCCAGATTTTGTTCGGAATCAAAGGACACCGATGGCTCAATCATAGCACCATATCAGAGTTTTTCAATGAGGCGTGGGCGTTCCCTTTTCCAGAGGAGATTCCTACGGGAGCACAGGAAGTGGAAGGTGGATGCTATTGGTAATCAACGCCCGCTTCGCTTGGACTCGCTCGTCTACTTTTTATACGCTCAACCTGCGGTTGGCGTATAAAAAGTGCCTCGCTTGGCAAAAATTGAACCCTATTTATCTTTTTATAGAGTAAGGTAATACCATATACTATGAACAATAATCCAGAGAATATGCCTCCGCCGGCACCAGCAGCACTTTGTACCGCTTATACTGCAGCAGGAAATCCTTGCTCCGCAAAAGGAAAGTCCGAATACGATGGATTATGTAAGATACACCACAATCAGGCTGAACGTGCTAGGGAGCAGCTGGCACAGGCACAGGCAGCCGTTGAAGCAGAGCGAGTATCAAGGCGCAATCGTATTCTTCAGCAGAATCAGCAACGGATTGATAATGCGACAGCCGCTTCCGTTGATACATTCTATCGTTATGCTCGTCTTATCGCCGACATATGGGTAACGCAACGTGTTCCTACCGATCTATTAGCCTCTGCATATTGTTGTATGCGTAGACTATCAGTACGACACGTAGAATGGGAGGCACTTATACGATCAGTGATAGCGGTTATAAATCTGGTACACTTTAATCCTGATGAACTTCGATGGGCTGATATTCCAGAGGCAGACAAGACTGCTGTTTTCAACAATCTTAGAACCGTAATGCACCGTTTGCCAGTGTACAATGTTCTCCAGGTTCTCAAACCAGCCGATTCAGTATTTACTGAGTTTACACGTAGGCGGAATGCAGAGCAAGAGGCAGAGCGTCAAGTGCGTGAAGCCCAGGCAGCGGCAGCACGCCTAGCCCGTCAAGCCGAATTCAATCGGCAGCAGCGTGAGGAGGCAGTTGTCTTCCGTCGTGACCCTGAGGGCGGCATTGACCTTGCGGCACTTGCTCGCGATGAGCAAAGCATTCATCGTTCCTCTGTACAAAATGCCACACAAAAGGCAGTAGACATTCTCATTAAACGCCCTATTCCGGCAGAGATGGAAGCCCTTGTAGAGATTACAGTAGCCTTTAATGATAATATTATAAGTCTATGTGACCACCGAAGGGAGCGTGCTCTGCTAGAACTAACGAACGATTATTATAATACTATGGCATTCAATCGGACATATGGTGACATTCTGGATAGGGTTTGGGCATATATTCGTGTTCACGCTGAGCGGTCCGAGCTTGTACGCCGATTGTCTCAAGAAGTGATTGGAGGATTGAAAATGTGCGTCAATGGAAAAATGGCACACTTGGTCAATACATTATACGCCTATGATGAGGAGATTACGGCGGTGATGCAGAATGAGAAGCCGCCCCGTGAGGCGTTTCAAGCAAAGTTCTCAACCCTGCTCAGCGTACCGGCAGCCGAGCGTGCAGCAGCGGCGTTAACTATCTTCAACGAGTTTCAGATTCCTGAGGATGAGCGTGACGAATGGCTCAATCCACTGATGGAAGCTGAATAAAAACCAAAACCCTACGTAAGAATGAAGATTACCGTATCTTCATTATTTTTGCTTATATTTCTCATTATTATAACGGCAATGTGTTTGCTGATGGTATACTTTATATTACGCACAACATATTACGTGAATTACCTGACAAATTGTGATCCAAAGGCGCCGTTTTGTTATATTAAAAAGATTAAACTCTCTATACCGAACGAATTCCTCGGTCCGCTAGACCAAATAGCGCAGAGTGAGGGTACGCGGGTAGAGATTTATAAGAAACGTCAGAAAGCGGTGAGTATTCAGAAGTTACAAGCGCAACTTCCCGAAATTGTAGAATGGTACAAAAGTCTAACGACCCAGATTTCAGAGGTGATTGGTGAGAAGGTGAAAGTTACACCTCTCAATCAGCCAAATAGTCTCTCTTTAGTAGTCTATGAGAAGGAGGGTGATTTCATTGACTGGCATTTTGATACAAACCATTATAGTGGACGCTATTTTACGCTCCTCCTTCCCGTTACGACTGCACCCACGTGCGGCAATTACCAGTATAGAAATGCGGAGGGGGAGACGGAAACCGTCTATTTACAGCAGGGTGAGGCAATCCTGTTTGAGGGCGACAGGGTTTTCCATAAAGGAAAGGAGTTGTGTAAAAATCAGCGACGTGTTGTACTCTCCTGTACCTTTACGTCATCGCAGACGATTACACCCCCGGAAGCGATACTCAATTTCATTAAGAATTGGGGTATTTTTGGCGAAATAGCATAATATACCCAAGTAGAATGTCTATACAGCGTATTGATACCAAGCCTACCTATTCGGAGATTGTTATCAATAATAATGTCGTATACTTATCGGGTCAAGTAGCACAGGAGTATGCGAATGCCGATTTTAAGAGCCAAGCTCGCGAAGTATTCGCTCTAATTGATTTTCAACTTCAGCGTGTGGGATCCAATAAGACGAAAATCCTGAACCTCCAGATTTTTCTAACTGACCCCGCCAACTATGGTGATATGAATAATGTCTTTTTAGAGTGGATGCCAGAGGGAAAGGCGCCGGCGCGCAATACGATTTGCGGCGTCCGTTTTCCCAATCCGAACTGGAAGATTGAGGTGGTCGTGACCGCTGCGATATAAAGCCCAAAAACCATAAACTCATATACAAATTATGGCATCCCCAAACAATGGAAAGGTTGCCCTGATTACCGGTGCGAGCAGTGGAATTGGCTTGGCGATTGCCAAGGCATTGTACGCCGCGGGCTACAATATTGCGGTTACGGGACGCGACGAGGGTCGTCTCGTACAGGCGTATAAGGATTGCGAGGCTCCTCGTATTCTGTATATTCAAGCGGATGCTACCGACCAGACATCGTATGCGAATGTGGTAGGACGTACGATTGTCCATTTCAAGCGCCTTGATGTCCTGGTGAATAATGTAGGCGGCGGTGTTCTGGGCAAGACCCTCGCTGCTACAACGCTAAACGATTTCAATTCTGCCATTCAGTTCAATCTGACGAGTGTATTTTTTACGAGCCAGGCTGCCGTTCCTTATCTCACCGAAACAAAGGGTACCATTATTAACTTTTCGTCTATTCTTGCCTCAAGACCTGTAGCAGGTTTGGGACCTTACAGTGCGGCGAAAGCGGCGGTAGAGATGCTGACAAAGACGATGGCGATTGAGCTTGCGTCCCAGGGTGTCCGTGTGATGTGTATCTCGCCGGCGACCATTCAGACACACTTTCACGAGTCGGCGGGCATGTCCCCACAAGCGGCGGCAGCGTACTACGAGGCGTCCAAGCAGACGCACCCCGTCGGTCGTATTGGTCAGCCTGAGGATATTTCGGAGCTGGTGGTATTCCTCGCCGACTCTACGAAGGCGGGATTTATGACGGGCTCGGTGATTCACGTAGACGGTGGTCGCCTACTGACGTCGGCAACGGCAAACCTGAGCAAAAACTAAACCCCTATCCCTCATAGGGATGTCGTACGTCAATAAGGTCGTAGACAAGGTCTATGTAATCAATCTGGATAGAGATACAGAACGATTAGAGAAAATGAAACAACAGCTAGATAAGCTAAATATTGAGTTTACCCGGTTTCCTGCGGTTCTAGGTGCGCAAGTAAAGACGAGTCATCATCTAACCGACCTTTGTTTGAAATATTGTACCGATGGTATCAAGGGATGCGCTATGTCCCATAAGACAATTTGGGAGGATATGTTGAAGAATAACTATAAGCACGTACTTGTCCTAGAAGACGATGCGGTCTTCGCCGATGATTTTGAGACGCAATTCCGTACTGGCTGGGATCAGGTACCGAAAGACTTTGATATGTTCTATCTAGGTTGTAATTTCAATTGCGATGATAGCCATACGATACCGAAAGTCTATAACGAGGTTCTAGGACAGGTTCCGAAACGGATGAATAGCCATATTCTACGTGTATATGGAAGTATAGGATTCCACGGATATATTATTTCCAATGAATGCGCAAAGAAAGTAAAGCATTTGCCAATACACAATCATATTGATGCGCAGATGGTTGAGTGGATTAATAAACATAAGATGAACGCGTATTCTATGAAGCCGCTTATTATTAATACGCCAGATAATGGAGTTGTTCATAGTAATCTATCAGAATCGTATCCACCCCTACTCAATGGTGCGTTGAGAAAGGTGCCGTTTTCGGACACGGTGACGTTAGACTGGGGTGCATCAGAAAATTTTGCGAAGATTGGTGGACATAATATAAACATACTTATTTTCATTATGGTCCTGCTTGTCTTACTCACCAATCCGAACTATTATTTTTTGTTCGGAATCTGGCTCCTCGTGGAATATCTATATTCAAAGGACGCAAAGAACACAGCGAAGTTTGCAACTTTTATTGGCGGAACCATGGTCTTCAAATGGCTGTTCTATATTACAACGAAAGAGGCGGAAATTACTTTGAAAAAGAGCGCGAAAGGGGTGGTAGGAAAGTTAAAGGCATATTTCAAATAGGCGCCCATCCTAATCCGAAAAAAATGATGGCGACAGGATTCATTGACTCCTGACACCAACAAAATGGCACTACGACGTATTATGAAAGAGTTAGATGATTTGAAGAAGGATCCACCGGCGGGATGCTCAGCGGGTCCAATTAACGATGATATGTTCCACTGGGAAGGTATGATTATGGGACCGGCGGATAGTCCGTTTGCGGGTGGTATGTTCAAGCTCATCATCCATTTCCCTACCGAGTATCCGTTCAAGGTGCCTCATCTCCAGTTCAAGACACGGATTTATCATCCAAATATCAACGCAAGTGGTGGCATCTGCCTTGATATTTTGAAGACACAGTGGAGCCCCGCGCTCACCATTTCTAAGGTACTGCTCTCCATTCTGAGCCTCTTGACCGATCCTAATCCTGAGGATCCTCTTATGCCAGAGATTGCGCAGTTGTATAAGACGAATAAGGGGGCGTACGAGGAGAAGGCGCGCGAGTATACGATGCTCTACGCCGGTGATAAGCCAGTGGACGCTTCGGATGAAGACACGGACGACGAGAACGATATGATGCTCGCTTAACAGCAAGCCTACGCAATCCAGCGGTAAGGACCCTCGCCCAAAACAGAGACCGACGATTTTTTAGGCTCCACCACGACGCTAGCACGGCGTCCATAGACGTGCCACCAGAAGTCACCTGAATCGCCATACACCGTGAACTTATTGTTAGAAACACAGGACGCATTGAGCACACGCACAGACCCGTTGTAAATCGGTGTCACCTGGACGGTAAGGTCTACAGCAAGTGCGTCTACATAGTCTGGTAGTTCAACTTCAACGCTGGTCTCTAGTTCGGCAATCGTGCCAGTACCACGGTAATAGACACCCGCCTCAGGTCCCTCCAAGCAAGCGTGTACTAAGTACTTGGACTCGTCTTTGGGATGGTTGATAACGAACGTTTTTGTTGTATCGTAGATGATTTCACCGGTTCCTGTATCATAATAAAGAAGATTGCCGTTACTGGCACCTACATCACTGCGAATAGGCGAGACGTAGAATGAGTTGGAACCGATTGTATTAAAATCTACTCCTGTGGCGTTCAAGACAATAGTATTATCGTGTTGATTACTTAATCCAGCATAGGCGCCAAGCGCAATTGTATAGGCACCTTGGCTTGTATTGCCGGCGGAGTGACCAATCGCAATCGCATTTGTGCTTTGGTATCCACTACCTGCTAAATAACCCATAGCAATAGAATAATCGCTTTGGTAGGTTATGCCGGCAGAAAAGCCAACAGCGACTGCATTTGATCCCTGGTAAGTTAGACCCGCAGCTGTACCAATAGCAACTGAATTGGGTCCCTGGTAATCTTGACCCGCACCTGCACCAATAGCAACTGCGTTTGTGCTTTGGTAAGTTAAGCCGGCAGCAGCGCCAACAGCGACTGCATTTGATCCCTGGCAAGTTAGACCCGCACCCGTACCAACAGCAATGGAATATACGCCTTGGGTTGACAGTCCAGCATAATAACCAATCGCAACAGCGTTGAGTCCTTGTCCAATTAAACCAGCACCTGTACCATACGCAATAGTAGACATACGAGTAAAGGGAATCGGTGATGAGCCGACGTAGGGGAGAATAATACGAGAAGCAATTCCATACGGACTAGTAACTACAGAGGAGGCAACCTCCGTCCAGTTCGTTCCATCTAAACTGTAGAAAACACTATTAGATCCTCCAGCGATCCATACTGAGCCATTCCAGGCAAGTGGTAGAGCACCATAGGCTGGAAGACCTGTAGCCGCTGTTGACCACGTGATTCCATCGTAGCTAGAGGCAATCTTAGAATCTCCGTTGTGGGAACCAGCAGCGAGCCATATACTACCATTCCAGGCGACTGCGAAACCAATAGTATTAAATACAGTACCTCCAAGACCTGTCCAGTTTATTCCATCATAACTATAGCCAAGCTTATTTGTGCCATATCCTCCTCCTACCCAAATAGAGCCATTCCATGCTATACTGTCACAGAACGTGGTAAATACGCCATTTCCTCCAACCTGCCAGTTAAATCCATCAATACTAGAGGCAAGAGTATTGGCACTGCCAGGGGCAGCATCCCCTCCACCTGCAACAAATATAGACCCATTCCACGCTAATGTTCTACAAGAAGTATCAAATATACTAGTTCCAAGACCTGTCCAGTTTCTTCCATCTAAACTAAAGGCAAGAGTATTGACGCCCTCTCCTCCTGCTACCCATATAGACCCGTTCCAGACGACTGTGTTACATCTATTTTGGAAGGGTGATTCACCACTGAGAGAAGTCCAGTTAATTCCATCAGAGCTAATACCCATTGTATGATAACTGCTACCATCATCGTATCCGCCAACAATCCATACAGTGCCATTCCATGCCGCACAGATACCGTTACCATCCACACTAAAAGGTCCGGCTCCTAATCCGTTCCAGTTGAGTCCGTCGTATGAATAAGCGAGTTTATTGTATCCAGGGCAGAGCGCTAAGCAGAAGTTCTCTGTGACATTTTTGACAACTGCTGCTACTGGCGAGGTGCCGACGTAAGGAAGGACGCGGCGAGAAGAGACACCATAGCCGCCATAGGGACCTGGGGAAAATACAGAATTGGCAATCGGAAAGAATAAATCACCGTTATACGAATATCCGAGCGAATTCACATTATCATCGCCGGTGACTACGAATATAGAGCCGTTCCATGCAACTGATAAACAGGCGAATTCAAACACAGATTCGGATAATGACCAGTTAATTCCATCTGTTGAATACGCAATTGTTTCGTAGGGCGTATTTGGATTAGGATTGTTTGGACCCTCGCCGGCACCTGCGACCCATACAGAGCCATTCCATGCTATACAATAACAGTTTTTCTGTAATGATGAATTTGCCAAATTCCAGTTGATTCCATCATAACTGTAAAAAATTGTTTCGTAAAAGGCATTAACATCTACGGTTCCTACTACCCACATTTTTCCGTTCCACGCAACACACTGTCCAACATAATCCACATTCGCACTGGTCCAGTTAAATCCGTCATAACTATAAAGAATACCGTTACCAACACCAACACCTACGCCGACTGCGACCCACATCGTTCCGTTCCAAGCAATACCGAGGCATACGCTAAAAAGACCAACGTCAATAGGAGTCCAGTAAATTCCGTCGTATGAAGACGCAAGTGTTACACCCGAGAACGCATCAAGTCCACCTCCTATCCACATAGTTCCATTCCACGCAGCACAAGTAAAGTAACTATCAAACGCCGACCCCTCGCCGCTGAGCCAGTGAATTCCATCAGAGCTACAGGCAAGTGTATTATATGAAGTGGTATCATCATATCCACCGGATATCCATAGAGACCCGTTCCAGTTTGTAAAAATACCAGCGTTCGAGTTGTCGATGAACGGATTAGCAGTTGGCGTTGGTGTCCAGGTCAGTCCATCGTAAGAGTATGCGAGGTAGTTGGGTCCAAAGCCGACGGTAACACAGAAGTTCTCGGTTGCTAGAGGTCCAGTAAATTGCATACCGTTAATACTACTGACTGTAAGAGAGGATGTATAAATTTCTATACCGTTAATAGTACTGGCTGTAAGCGAGGATGTATAGAGTGTGCTATAAATATCTGTTGTGCTGCCGCCACCACCACCACCGCCTCCAATAGCGACAGTATCACCTGCCTCATTTGTAGCAAATAAGTTTCCACCGTTATCGGCAGAAATGGACCCAGTACCGATTGTTAGAGAGCTAGGACCGACGTAGAGATGGCGTAGGCGTAATGTAGATGTGCCGATATCATATGCGTTATCCACATCTGGGATGAGCGATTGCGTCATTGTGCTGGTACCCGTATTCCAAACGACCTCATTTGTTACTGTATTATATTGTAAGAAAGAGGTGGTTACTGTAGAGTCGTAACGAATTGGTGCCACGTAGAACGAGCTCGCCTGTACGGTATTCAATTCAAATCCGGTGGCGTTAAGGACAATCGTACAAGTGCTTTGATCATTTTGCCCGGCACCCGCACCAATAGCAATCGCAAACTGTTCTTGGGTGTTTGAGCCCGCATTAGAGCCAATAGCAATAGCATTAAACCCTTGGTTATAATTGCCCGCATAGTAACCAATTGCAACGCCGAACGAGGATTGAGCATACTGTCCTGCCGTGTAACCCAGGGCGACTGCGTATGCTCCTTGGGTAGAGTAGCCGGCGGCAGCGCCAATAGCAATAGCCGCTTCACCCTGCCCTTCTGCTGTTACGAATCCACCGCCCGCCTGGTCGCCAATAGAAATTGTAGAAAATCCGGTTTCCCAGGCGCTGCCGTTCCAGAATGCATAATCGCCGTAATTAGAGCCAGATTGTAAACTACCAGACCCACCATTGGTGCCCCATACAATCGTACTTGTAGCAGTATCATATTGTATCCAACTATTATTGACTGTATTGTCATAACGAAGAGTTGCCGCAATAACAGGTGAAATCAATGAGATTTTGGTTGGATTACAGATTTCGTCAAAACGACCAATATTCTTCATATAGTAATTTGTAGTCGTAGAGTACAGTCCTCCACCAAGGTAACTGCCTGTGCTGACAAGCTGTTCTAGTACCTGGATTTGTTGGACAACAGGGACAAACTGGGCACGTAGAGACTGTGTATTGGTTTGGGTGGAAAGTGTTGGAAACCAGCCAAGTTGAACCTGCTGACCGCGTGTTACTGTAGTTGTAGAAGGTCCGTATTTCAGTGTGGAGGAACCAAATAGAAATTCCTTATCAATCGCGAACGTAACCCCACTGAAATTATCGGTAAAGGTCAAGAAATCGGTATTAGTTGAGAGAATGGTACTTCCTGTAACGACAATACAGGGGTCGTATATGGAATCACGTAAAGGAGTGTCTTTAATATAATTATCCCCAAGGACCAAAAGTGATGTGCTCACAGTGGAGATATTAATCACATTAGGCTTCAAAAAGTAACTGGAAATAAGATTGTAATTGTAAAGTCCGCTAGATGTGATAAGTCCATTTAGTACAGAAAGACTGCTATTTAATTGATTTTCTAGATATGCAACCGTGCTAAGAGATGAATTATAAATAGAATTAAAAAAGATGGTTGCGTCACTGACTTGTAAACTTGTATCACCGGTACCTACATATTGAAGAGTGCGACCTCCAACGGTATAATCTGGCAAATCGGTAAATGACAGTACTTGTCCGTCAGCAATAATTTGCTCGGGACCGATATTGTAGATAATAAGACCACCATTCTCAGCATTGGAATAAAACTCCATGCCGGCACCTGGATTCAAACTGAATGTATTAAACGCACCGATAGGTGCAAATTGGTAAGGTCCAGTTACTGTAGATGTAGTGATCGCGTTTATTGCCGGTAAAGCAATGGTAGACGAGAAGGACGACGTAAAATAGGTACCACCATCACCGCGACTCACTAAAGGCTGATTTGCCGGAATAGGATTGTTGGCAAAGTCCTTAAAGACGATATCACGAACAAAAAGGGTGTCCAAGTTTAATGTCCTGTTATTTTGCCCATAGGCTGATGACATTACAGGCTCTACTACTTTATTGTTTTATGTTTTTTGTGATGGACCACCGCAGTTTGTTTTGTTTTTTGTGTTTTGGGTTTCACTCCTCGTCGCTGTCGTCAAGCAGATCCACGCGGTCATCAACCCACCGACCGACGTACTGCTCCTTGACAGCGTTCGCCTCTGGTGAGTCCTTCGTCATATCGGCATAGTAGACCTTGTTCGTCTCTAGGTTGCGGATGTGCGTGCGACCGTCGTACTGGAAACTCCGCCACTTGGCGACGACAGGAGCGACATCAACAGCGACAGTCGTCTTCGCCATCTCAGTCTTCTTGGGCGCGCGCTTGGCAGCTGCCACATTGGGCTCGGCAGGAGCAACAACAGGAGCGGTGGGAATGCCGTTGGGGTAGCGCTTGAGAAAGAGCTCAGAGCCGACAATCTTGGCGCGAGGGTAAAGGGTCTCCTCGTCAAGGCGACCGTGCCATTGGGCATTGTTCTTGTTAGGATTGGACTTGTACTCGGCATCCTTCTTCGCACAACTTGTACACAGTTTAGACCCGGGCGACGGCTTCTTAGTACACTGCTTCTCAGGAAAGATCATGCCATTCTCGCGAGTACCCTCGAGCGGATTTTCTGTGTCAATCTTCCGACCGGTACAGCGGGTAGAGTCAATAGTCTGGAGGCGCGAAGGGTGCTTACGCCAGTCGTCGGTCTTTGCGACTTCGGCGACGGGCTCAGACGCTGGCGCTGTCGCAGACTCAGCAACGGGCTCGGCGGCAGCGGCGACAGCCTTGCTGATCTTACGCACCTTCTTCTCCTTTACAGGGGCAGGCTCAGGTGCAGCAGCAGCAGCAGGCTCAGGCGCAGCAGCAGGAGGCTCAGGCGCAGCAGGCTCATGCTCAGCAGGGCAGAGTTCACGGAGCGCATCCGTGATGGAGGAAGGAAGAGGCTTGCCCTCATTGAGGGAGAGGATGGCGTTGGCGAGGAGGGAAATGGAGGAAGACATTGCAGGAAAGAGGGAGGAGGATGGAGGAGGAGGCATAAAAGGCACAAAGTCGGCTAGAGTCTATCAATTTTTTCCTAGCCTCTAGAGTAAGATATGAAACATCTTATAGATGTTATCATGGCAAATATGCCAATTGTATTATTGGTTGTTATATTCGTTTGCTTGATATACAGCGAATTTTCGGAAATATCGCTGTCTACGAGTTGGGATAAAATGATGGATCTTTTACACGGAGTTGTTGTAGGACACCAAGTGAAGGTTTTGGGGTAATACATAAAAAATGACAGACCCGCCCCAGCCAATACAATAGGCATCATTCCTATGGACGCACCTGTACCCGATACACTTATTCGCGCCTCAGTGCAAGGTATTGTGTACCTGATTAACTCGCAATCAGGGCACGTTTATACATATAATCCAGAGGCGCCGACGTATATTGGACAACTAGAACGTATTCCAGATACCGATAAGCATCTGATGTCAAAGCAGAACGGCTGCCTCCATTATGCGAAGGTGAAGTATCGTGACGATATTCGCGAGGTGATGGAGCGCCTGCGCACCGCAGCCTAGGTGCCTCGCTTAAAAAAATGAAGCATTTTTCACCCACTAAATAGCCGCCAAATGGACCATCAACTAGAGGATATGTTACGCCAACGCAAATTGCTGCTGTGGCGTAAAATACTTGAGACCTTTCCTATTGAAGAGAAGCACCGCGATGCCGTAAACCGCAGACTTTTCCCACCAACCGACCAACCTATTGTTAGAAAGCGCAGATGTAAGATTGATTTATAATTGCTGTATTGTTTGGACAGTTGTAGCAAGCCGCAATCCGCGGTTATAAGCCATCTGCTCCTCGTTGCTCTGAAACTGGTATGTAAATGTGCTATGGAGAACATTGTATGAACTTACAAATCTATATATAGATACATCGGAATTATTTTCTGTTTTTTGGCTTTCGGTAATAGGAGGAACTGAATTTATTTGTGGGGGCACTTGAGAGAATCGCGGCGGTCCAGTAACAAAACTTGATGTAGGTATCGGCGCAATTGAAATAGGTTGGAAAAACGCCGGTGGTATGTAAGGATAACGAAGTGTATGAAGTTGTTGTCCATTACGGTAATCGGTCGCCTCCTGATTATTCACAAATACATACCAATTTAGCGGCTCACCCTTTAGAATCTTCAAGTAGATAGAAAAATTCACTGCTTGAACACGGTTAAAGGTATCCCATTGTCGCTGTAAGGTAAGAATGTCGCTTTTTGTTTTGTATTTGACACCTGATAAATCATAAGGAGACTGAGGGATATATCCTAATCCAACATTTGTTGATAAATATTGATTATATGTATAATTTGAAAGATATGACGGATACGGGTTCCGGCAGGTCATTTCTTATTCACATAGAGTGATTTTTAAACCGCATCCTCATACTCATCTAGGCGCTCATCATCGGAAGATGATAGATCTTTGCTATAATCGGCAACACGCAAACGCTCCCTGCGGTTATAGCGCATATGCTCCTCATATTCTAGCGCAGTTTCATAATCCATCTCGTCGGGTGAACTATCCTCACGTGCGTAATCTTCATCGCTCGTACGAGGCTTATAAAATGTGTTGACCAGAGATACTTGTCGCTTCTCAGCACATTCGGTGAGACGCCGCGCCTCAGCACGGTTCAACTCAACCTGTTTAGCAGCCGCTGCGGCAGCTGCCGCGGCAGCATCGGCGTCCGCCTTCTCCTTCACCTTCTGCGCAAAGGAGAGAACGGGCTTCTTGGAGGGGGGACCACCGCTAGCGCTGAGAGTAGGAAAGGACTTATCAGTCACAACGACGGAGGGAAGATTGAGCGCAGACTTTGACCACGTAGACATTTTGTAAGAAAGAGCAGGAGGGAGTGAGAATCTAAATACCGAACGAAGCAGTTTCAATTTTTTTAAGCGACCTAGGTATCATCAAACATCATTCGCCCCTTACCGCCAGAAATCTCAAAGACATTCCACGCATCGCCATACGTAATTAAATATGTCTTACGACTCTTATTGCGCGGGTCCATTGGTATAGGTGCTAAGATTGGATAGAGAACGGGTAAAACCGCGCGAGTAAATTGTAGAGTTCCTGCCGGCTGCGCTGTATCAAACGCGCCAAAGGTAATATTATAGACCTCTTGTGGTATAGGAAAAGCAAAATCCATTCCCATACGAATGTTTTTCCAATAAGAAGTTACTTCACGAAAAACGGCGGTTTCCCATTGCTTAATACGGTCAATATTAGAGATATTGAGGCGCAAAGACGTTACAAATGCGGAACCATCGGACGCATTTAAAACATTTCGTTGCCCCGCCAAAGTAGACGCATATGACCGGAGACCTACTAACATACGACTCACTGAGCCAATCATATCAACCGTGAACGGGAGTTGTACAGTTGCCAGATAGGGCGGTGATGCAGCGGTAAACGAATTATCTTCAATCGTAAACTCTTCGTGACGTACATTTGTGTAAGGAATACGTAGAGTTTGCGCTTTGAGCCAAAGATTCGCATCACGGGGTAAATAGAGTTGTGTAGATTCAAGTGTCATTAATATAGGCTGAACTGCCTCCAAAGGTAATGTTACTTGCGTAGTATCAACCGGACCATCAGGAGTTGCTTGAATGCGCAGGGGCTTACCTCCCCACGGTTGGGGTTGTAGACGTCCATCACTTGCTACGACAACTTCGTTTAACTTGCGTAAATGGATACGAATGCGCCACCGTTGTTGACTGAGGGCAACAAGGGGAATCCCAGGCTCAAATGCTTGTTCGGCACCAATAACTGGTATGCTAACACGTAGTTCTGGTAGTGTTGCAGACCTGCCGATCGCAAGAGGCGTATCGTAACGTGAGCCGACTTCGTCGTTATTTAAGAATACTGTACCTGTTTCAGATTTTTGACGTTGACGCCAAGTAAGATATTCGCCGTAATTTTCGTGAATAAGAACTTGATCTTGAAAGATTTGTATCTTACTTATCACCTGTAAGCCGATGCTGTTCGTATATCCAAAGGTGACTCCACTAGCGTCGGTCACGATACCGGTACGATTCACTGCCACTGCAGCAGGCGGTAGCCAGGTAGGAAGTTGGATATGGAGATAGAAGTATTTTGCGAGGTCGCCCCGATGGTCAATATCAAAATCAACCCAGCGTCCCCAATCCGGGGCATTACGTGGTTGCGTTATATAAATTTCTTTCGTAAATGGAACTGAGCGTATATAAACACTATGAAAAAACGATATTTTAGGATTCGCAGTGAAAAAGATATCTTTCTTGCCACGTGACACAAGTTCCATTAAACCGCCAGAGCGAGACGTCATTGTGAATCTCCTTAATTTAGACCTAGTGGATTTTAAACCAAAGTATAGTAGAGATGTTCCACCTTTTGATGACCGCCTTTACGGCACTACTGTTTGTTGTGCTTACACCCGGTATCGTGGTTACATTACCACCGAAGGCTCCAACTATTGTTGTTGCCTTAACGCACGGCGTGATTTTTGCGCTCATTTATGGTATAACACATAAGGCGGTCTGGCACTTAACGCAGAAGTTTGAGGGCTTCCAGAGCCAGTACGTATTCCCGCCGGCGATCGCAAACGGTCAGATGTGCGAGGCGCAGACGTGTATGTGCAATGGAGCGGAGATTGCAGAGAAGGGACGTTGCCAGTAAATAGTAGTATAAAACAGAGATGAAGAAATCTTCTATTAGACAATTTACTAGAAAGTGTCTAAAAGCAGGCTATAAGGAGAAGGTTTGTAAGAATGCGTGGGTTTTTGGAAAGTTACCCACGAAGGAATTACAAACTATGTACAAAAACACGTTCAAGACTCAGAAGACATATAAACATCCGCATACTATGAAACAGTCTAAAACGCTAAAATATGCGAAAGCACCGAAAAAGTTAACGAAAGCGATGCTTATTAAAGCATCTGGACCGCGCATTTTTCCGTAATATAAACTAGAATGGCGAACAGAAAGACGCGTAAGGCTCGTCGCACAAACAACCGTACCAATCTAACTCGTCAAAATGCGTCTCGTCGCCTGTTGCCGAAGCTTAACAATGGTAGCCAGATTGTCTACAACCGGATGGCAGGTAAAACGACACCGCAGCAAATTGCGCGCACTAATCGTAATATCCGTATTACCTATTTGGTGGATCCTAGTATGCCTTCGCACTTGCAGAAGCAGGTGCGTAATGCGCTAAATCGCTTTAAGGAAACGGGGTCGGTGTATCCCAACTGATGCGGCACCGGTTTAGCGCAGCAGAATCGGTAGCCGCTCTGCGGCACCGGTTTAGCGCAGCAGAATCGGTAGCCGCTCTGCGGCACCGGTTTAAAACAATAAAACCCAGAATGACTAACGATGAGTTTTCCGAACATCAGTACCGGCTATGGCTTGACAGTCCAGCCTGTGAGTTCGCCGAAGTTGACCGATCTTAAGGCAACGGACGACAAGCCCAACGTTATTCTAACGACGATTCGCATTCCAGATGAACATATTTGGGCGAATGGTCTATTTCAGAATGTCTATATCATCTATCGTATGCTGGAGGTGATGGGGCTCAAGCCGTGGCTGATGGTAGACAATAATGAGAATCATAAGGATGCTAAGGTCCACGATAAGTTCCGTATGATGGATTTTAAGATGTATGCGGCGAAGCCGTTTCCTGTAGCGTCCTACGTGGAAATGGGTATGTCGTGCGATCCTGGCATCCGCCGGTTTTTCCGGTCTATGGGTGCTAAGGTGTCCAAGCTCTACTTAGGCAATATTCTGAACATTGATATTGAGACGATTACGTTTATGAAGGGCGTCAATTTCAGCCATCACGTGGCAGGCGAGTTGGACGAGATTTGGGTGAGCCCGCACTACGATTTCCACGCCGAGTACGCCGGATCTATTAATGCGTTATGTGGGAAGACACGGATTGCCCCGTATGTATGGGATCCTATGTTTATTGAGAATTCAGGACAGGCGTATGACGATAAGGGACTCTCTTTGGAATCGGAGCGACTCTTTGTCATTATGGAGCCGAATATCAGTTTTCAGAAGAATTCGGTGATTCCGATTACAGTCGCGGAGGCGTATTACCGCCGGCACCCGAACCGTGTAGGACAGGTGATTGCGATTAATGGTGAGCGTCTCAAGCAGAATCAATATTATCAGACGTCGGTTTTGCCGAACCTCAGCATCCACAAGGACGGCAAGCTACAGCTCACGCCACGCGCGCATATTGTCAATCTAGTGAAGGCGTTCCCTTCGGCGATTATCATTATGCATCAGGTGAACAACGAATACAATTACAGTTTCCTAGAGTTTATTACAATGGGTTTCCCTGTTGTCCATAATATCAAGCGTTTCAAGGAATACGGATATTATTACGACACGAATGACTTTGATGGGGGCGCGGACCAGATTGACCGTATTATTAAGTACCACAGCAGCAATAAGGTCGCCTATGCCGCGCAGGTGAAGCAACTGACGTGGAACTTTTCTATTAACAATCCGGCGAATCTTGAGGGATGGAATGACTTGCTCTTCAAAAAAGCGTAAGAGAAGCCGGTCTAAAAACGAACGATAAGACATCTTATAGACCACAATGAAGGTTGGCATCACTGTAAGATTTCTTAATAGCTATTTTAGCGGGGGCATCCCCCAGGTAGCCTGCTCCCTTGCAAAGGCGCTCCAGACCGCCAACCATGATGTAACGCTCCTTTACCCAAAGGGCGAGCAGGACTGGTTTATGGACGTCAAAGGGCTCAAGGAGACCCTTCCTAAACGCGCGCCCTGGGACCCAACCAGTACCGACCGCTATGACGCCGTATTTGAGGTTGTATGGTCGTTCCCCGAAGCGGACCGGCTCAAAGTCGCCACGCACCGCATTCTATGGGCGCACCAGCCGCCAGTGTTCCACGATATCGAGTCATCGGTCTACCAGTGGAACGCCACCCAGCGGTCGTTCAAGAATCTCACCGCCATTGCCACCTACGATTTCTACTCGCCCCAAGACGTCAGGTATCTTGAGTTTTTGTCAGGAGTCCAGGTCATTCAAGTACCTTTCCTATGGAATCAGGAAGCCCTTACCATTTTTTGCGAGGAGAATGGTACGCCTGAGTGGAAGGAGTCGGCTAAGCGTATTGAAGGAATGATTCCGAAGGAGACGCATCCCTCGGTATCGTGGTGTGCACGTATTGTGGAGAGCAATTTTAGCAATACCAGTCATTGCAATATCCCGCTTAATATTCTTACACAGATTCGTGTGCGCGGCGACCCAGTACGTTTCAATGTCCACAACGGAGAACAACTTGCTACAAACGAGTTTTTTAAGTCTAATGTTGTCAAGAATCTGCTGCTGCCTGATATCAGTGGATCGGTTGTACCGCGTGTTAGACTACCAGACCTACGTCAGGAGAAGTCGTTCATTATTGCACACCAGCGATTCCGCCCTCTTAAGATGTTTATGATAGATGCACTATACCTCGGCATTCCTCTCATTCATAACTGCGAGATGCTGACGGAGATGGGCGTGCCGTACGGATATAAGTTAAATCAAATACAGGATGCTACAAATGCGTGGGCAAAACTCAAGAAGGATTATGAAAACGATAAGTTTCTATTTAATACGGAAGTACATAGTGCGATGCGAGTGAAACTTGTTAAGCGGTTTTCACCGGTTGCGCTCTCCACAACCTATAACGAACTGTTGAACCGCGCAATTACACCGAAGTCCATCCCCAAACCCCTAGCTCTCCAAAATCAGGCGAAAGAGCTACGTATACACTTTTGCGAGTTGTGGAGTGAGTTTGTACCGAAGTACAACTTCTTTATGTATCTGCTCATGTGGATTGGTGTAACGAATAATATCCGTGTTATCCTGGATAGCAAGACGCCGAACCTGGTTATCTATGGACCCCTTAGTAAGGGACAGGAGAAGGCGTATCCTGGTGTGTCAAAGGTATGGTTTACGGGCGAGAATACGCCGCCGCCGAAGGATGATGATATTGTACTGAGCCTCGGTTTCCAGTACAGTACGGCGTCCAATTACATCCGCCTGCCTTTGTGGATGATTGAGGTCAATTGGTTTGGCGGAGACCCCGTGAAGATTGCGAATCCCCGTCCTGTCTCAGTACAAGCTGCTACGACGGTAGACCCAACCCTCGTTGATAACAAGCGCAAGTTCTGTGCCTTTGTCGCCACGAATCCGAACAATAATAATCGTAATGTGGCGTTCCAGATTCTCAATAGTTGGAAGCCGGTGGATTCGGCAGGTCGTCTGATGTGCAATCGTCCTGAGGGACCGATTCCGGCGGGATTGGGTGGTGGCGGCGGTGAGCTGGCGAAGGTAGACTATTACAAGGACTATAAGTTTGTGCTTACGTATGAGAATTCGGCGGGTCCTGGTTATACGACGGAGAAGCTTTTCCACGCTAAGGTGGCGGGGGCGGTGCCGATTTATTGGGGCGATCCCTTTGTTGACCGTGATTTTGATTCGGCTGGGTTTATTAATGCAAATCAGGTAAGCAAGCCTGAGGATCTTATCGCCATGGTGAAGAAGGCGGACTATGATCCAGCCGCTTGGCGCAAGATGGCGTTAGTGCCCGCAATTACACCAGTAAAGCGCACTCAGTGCGAGCAGACGATGGAGCAGGTGGGAAAGAGTATATTCAAGCTCATTTTGGATGCGGATGTAAAGGTAGATTCTTGGGTTAAAGCGGAGGCGTTCGGTAAATCGTATGAGACAATGGATTATTCGCAACTGTATGCCTCTTATCCGTCGGCGGCAGTGCCTGTACAGTCAGCACCAGTACAGCAAGCGCCAGTCCTAGCCACTTCCAAAAGCCCGCGCGTCTTCGTAACCGCTGCAAATCTACGTTATCTAGAAGCGGCGGTCAATGTGCTTGCGTCAATGAAGTCGTATGAGCCAGATGTCCAAAAGATTGTGTATGTATGGCATGATGTAACGGACGAGCACTGTGCCGCCCTCAAGCAGTATGGTGCTACGGAAGTGCGCCGGTTCCCAGAGCAGAATGGACCTTGGCGCGATTTCTGGGAGCCGCAGCATTTCGCCTGGAAGTTGTGGTTACACCTAGATGTTGCTATTAAGGCGGCACCTGGTACCCTCGTTCTTTACCTGGATTCAGGCGTCACCCTTGCCTCACCGATTACGAAGGTCTGGTCTACAATTCAGGAGAAGGATATCTTCATTCTGGACGACCACGAGCAGACGAATGACCGCTGGTGCCACCCAACCTTTTGTAAGGAATTACAGGTCACCAATGACGAGCTCAAGGCGAACCAGATTTGGGCAGGCTGTATTGGATACAAGGTGGGTGGCAAGTACATTGATTCGGTTCATAAACAGGCACTTGGAATTGCGGAGGAGAAGCGCGAGGTGATTGTAGGTGAGAAGTGGAGCCCGTATTCGCAGGTCTGCCTGGGTCATCGCCACGACCAGTCTATTCTCAGTATTCTCACGCAGCGTGCATCAGCACCAAGGACGCCTCTCAAGGACTTCTATTGCGACCGTTCTATGCGCACGGCACAGCAGTGGGGCACCCCATTCTACGTACACCGCGGCAACTTCAAGGATATTGTGCCCTTTACGGACGGTATTGATGAGGCGTATGTGATTAATCTAGAGCGCCGTAAGGATCGCCTTGATAAGTTCAAGGAGACGCATAAGAATATCAAGGATCGCGTATATCTATGGCAGGCGACGGATGGTCGTACGCTGAGTCTGACGCCGGATCTGGTCAATTGCTTCCGTAATAACGATTTTAACTGGAAGAAGTCGGTTATGGGATGCGCTCTGTCTCATTTGGGTCTATGGGAGAAGCTCGCGAATGACAAACTCGCAAAGTCGTATCTCATTATGGAGGATGACGTGGTGCTCTTTGACCGGTGGATTCTACGCTGGATGACAGCGGCAAAGGCTATTCCAGAGGACGCGGATGTCATTTATCTCGGTGGTATTCTGCCACCCAATAAGGCGGCATTTGCGCAGGTCGCCGAGAAAGTCAATGATTATTTTGGTAAGGTCGCGCCGAATACTCTCTATTCGTCGTCTCCCCGTCGCTATTTCCACTTCTGTAACTATGCGTATGTACTTACGCAGCGGGGTGCTCGTAAGCTGATTGAACTTGTGAAGGAGAAGGGCATTTTTACGAGCGGTGACCATATGATTGTTAACCACGGCGATAATCTGCTCAATATCTATTTTACGACGCCTCTCTTGGCGACGTGCTTCCAGGAGAACGACCCTGTATATCAACGGTCTGATTTTAACAACTTTAATCGTGTGGACAATTTTGATAGTGATTTGTGGAACAACACGGAGTGCTTTACGAAGGAGGAGACGTTTGCGGTGATCAGTAAGGAGCTTCAAACGCAGAAGTATAAGGTGGTGGGTGATGCGCTGCCTTGCGCGCCATGCCCAGAGCCTACACGTAGAGCCGATCCTGCTCCTGTGCTCGCCTCGTGCCCAGAGCCTACGCGCAGCGCCGCCCCAGCCGAGTTCGCTGCTGTATGGAATAGACTCCTACAGGCAACGGTCCTCAAGAATGAGGCGGAGTTCAAGCCGACCCTGGATGCTATGCTCGCAATGTGGTCGCCGGCGAACTTTGATGCTACGAAGTCGTACCACGCAATGTTTGAGCAGCTGGTAACAGCGGACAACGAGATGTTTATGCTTTACAAGGCGGATATCTATGCGGCACTTAAGGGCAAGTTTGACCTATCCAACGCGGCGGTATGGGGCAAGATTGTTGGAAAGCTAGGACAGCAGCAGCACCCCTCAGGCAATACGATCCCCATCTTCTACCTCAAGACGATTAAGCCGAATTTCCTAGAGAACGATTGGCTCAACATGCTGTTCCCCAAGCCGATTCAATGGGTTCCGCTAGAGTCATTTGATGAACTCCTCAAGGCAACGAATCCTGTTCTGCTCTTCCAGAATATTCCAGGCGAGACAACAGCACTAGGACATATTTACAGTGGATTTGCGAATGGTCTAGAAAAGACAGGTAAGCAAGTGACGATTCTCCATATCAGTGACGAGTTTGGCACAGATCCTGTGGATTTCTATAAGTCGCCAGCGGTCAAGCGTGTTATTCGCAACTACTACCGTCCAAATCTGCCAATGGAGAAGGTGGATATTATTCCGCTAGGCTATGCGAATGGACGCGGAGGCAATGTACAAACGATGCCGACGTTTGAGAACCGCCCCTATCTCTGGTCGTTTGCCGGCTCTATGGACCGCCCTGGACGCAGCCAGGCGATTCACGCCCTTGAGCGCACGGGCAATTTCAAGATGGCGGACCGCCCCACGTGGGGGGATGCCCCAAAACTGGATGCTAACGGATACAACCAGCTCAACATGCAGACGAAGTTTGTGCCGTGCTTCAATGGATTTTCATCGCTGGAGTCGTACCGTCTCTATGAGGCTTTAGAGCAGGGTGCTATTCCGATTTATGTACCCGAGGGAAAGGATACTTACACTGAAGTACTTGGTAAGCACCCGATTCTATCCTTCCCAACGTGGGAACGGGCGGCAGAGCTTCTACCGATTCTTGTGCAGAACTCGGCGGTGATGGAGGATCATCGCCGTATTCTGGCGACGTGGTGGCAGGGAAAAAAGGCGGACTTTAAGGATCGCCTCAAGACCCGTTTTTAACCCCTAAAACCCCAGCAGCCGCAGCCTCCGCGACCCGATAAATGCTCCCATTCATCAATTGTATACTGACTGCCCATAGAGAGATTACAGCGCGCACAAATAGCACGTAGATTTTTAATATCTAATTTACCCCCTTTCGCCTCTGGTTGGTTATGACCGACGTGAAATTCAAAGACACTCATCCGATTTTTACACCAAGATATGGTACATTTTGCCTCATATTTGGGACCTACGGATGCGAGCCACACCTGTTCCCGCAAAGCACGCGGGATTTTCGCCTTAGGCGTAGATGAGGATGACATATAAAGACTAATATATAAACTATCGTAAAGCACTCTATGTCAAATTTTACAAATTTGGATGCTCTCCTCGCAAAAATCCAACCACAAGAGCCACAAAAGCGAGTAAGATTCATGCTGGTAGGTACGCATACAAATCAGACAACCGGCTATAGCAAGGTGACGCATAATATTATTCAAGAACTCGTCAAATATCCCTGGATAGATATCTACCATTTTGCATTTCAGAACTTCGTAAAGAATCAGCAGCCAAATCGTGCTTATCCGCCTAATGTCAACGTCTATGATCCTTACACTAATGAAAAGGGGGACCATTTAGAGCAGGGATTCGGCTTCAGCCAACTTCCAGACTATGTGCGTCAGGTAAAGCCCGATTTTATGATGATTTATAACGACGCCAGTATTATCTGTCGGTTCTTAGATAAACTGCAAGAGAATCTCCAGCCTGAGGAGCGTGCCTATAAATTGATTATCTATCTTGACCAAGTGTATAAGATACAACGTCCAGAATTTCTGGACCGTATCAATAAGGATACCGATATCTACTTTACATTTACGAACTACTGGCGCGAAATTCTTCAGCAGCAGGGCATTACGAAACCGATTCACGTCTTACGTCACGGGTTTGAGCCTAATGAGTTTAAGCCGCTCAATCGTGATGCGATGCGTAAGAAGCATAATATTCCGCAGCACGTATTTCTCTTCCTCAACTTAAATCGTAATACGCCGCGAAAGCGCCACGATATAGTTGTGCAGGCGTTTGCGCAACTGGTGGCGAAGCACCCTACGAAGCCGTTGGGTCTTCTTGCCGTTTGTGATGCGGGGCAACTGGGCGGATATCCTATCAGGGAGATTTATATGCGCGAGATTATTCGTCTCAATCTGATACCAGAGCATCATACGCATAAATTGATGATTACCGAGCATTCTATGGCGTGGGATGACAGTGTTATTAATGAGATCTACTCATTGAGCGATGTTGGAATCACAGCCGCCGATGGGGAGGGCTTTGGTCTCTGTCAGTTTGAAGCGATGGGTATAGGTATTCCGCAGGTGGTACCGTATATTGGCGGATTCCGCGATTTCTGTATTCCGAACCATAATTCTATATGTGTACAGCCCAAAACGGAACTCTATCTACCCTTGGCGTTGAGCGTCATTGGTGGAAAGGGTGAGATTACTGACCCGACGGACTTGGCACTTGCGGCTGAGGAGTATCTGTTAGATACGGACCTGAGGGAAGCACACGGTAAGGCGGCAATGGAGACCGTCCTAACATATCGCTGGGCTAACGAGGTGAAACAATTAGTAGAGGTTCTCAGGTCTTAATATTTTATCATATATAGTAGAGAATGGATATTTTTACAATTTTATTCTGGATCAGTTCATTACTTTTTGCTGGGCTATCTATTTATTTATTATGTTGTACAAAGAAGACTCCTGTATTTTATTTACAAATAGCCTTCGGATGCGGTATGTTTATAACTAGTAAGATTGGGCGTAAGTTTTTAGGGTTAGAGTAAGTTGCTAGCTGAAATGTCCATTTGTTATAAACTTTTCTAGAGGATTATTACCGTCCTCAAATGTGAAGAGATAAATGGCGACAAAACTGAGTGCTATACCGACCGCTTTACGGAAGCCTATTTTTTCACCGATGATAAATATTCCTATAAAGGTAACAATAATATCACTTGAAAGATCCCATAAAATATTCATTACAGTCATTGATTCAAAATTCAATGCCTCTAAGAAAATAAAGGGTTGTATGGCGTAGATAAGGGCTGCAATAGGCATAAATGAAAAACTCAGCGCTTTTGTAGATATTTTCTTAAGTAAACTGAGCCCAAATGCGTCTATTAGTGCCATAAGTGCTGCGAATCCGAGCGGAATGAAATTAAACCCTGCCATACTTCCTACTTAGGACTATTAATTTTGTGTATCTCCTATCATTTGTAGCCGCTCTTTGGCAATCTCATAGACACGGGTTGCGATCTCGCAGGATGCTAGTTTGTTGCCGAGAGAGGTAAAGTACGGGCGACCTGTTTGAATTTCGGCAAGCTGGCACGCCGAGGAAAGTTGAACAATACGGAGTCGCAGGGCTTCAATCTCCTCCTGGATAGAATAGGCATAATAGCATATTCCTAAAATGAATCCAATATTGAGCGCATAGAATACATACTCCATTTTACCCCGCCTAAAAAATCACCTACCAGCCTCAAATTTTCCCATTAGACTGCGGTCATTGTAGGATGCCGGCGCCGAAATGCCCATATCAGTGCGGATTGCACAAAGAATTCAACAAGGCGTAGGGCAATCTCTAGGCTGATTCCCGCATACACAGTCGCCGACAGCAGATTATACCATATAGAATATAGTCCGGTGAGTAGGGCAAAGACGATATAAATCACCCAAGTATTTTCTAGTGCATTGTCCTCGTTTAAGAGCATGGTAATAAGAATACTGTCAGACATAGTAGAATGGCAGTCGCGTTGTTTAAGGGCGAGAACGGCATCACTGGCGAGGTCATTTTTTCCGAGTCCCCTGGCGGTACCAAGGTACAGGCTATCTTTACAGAGCTTCCAAAGGGTGAGCACGGTTTCCATATTCATAAAGCGGGAGACTTGAGAGGCGAGGGCTGTAAGGGGGCGTGCGACCACTTTCATATGGGACCAAAAACCCAGCACGGTGGACCCCCATCTTCCAACGGAAAAAACCAGCCACGGCATACAGGTGACCTGGGTAATCTAACAGGACCGAAAGACGAAGTTACCTATATTCTCAAAGGCGTTAGCCTTGATGACTTGTGGGGACGTTCGGTCATTGTTCACGAGGATAAGGATGATCTGGGAAAGGGACCGTTTGAAGATAGTCATACAACGGGGCATTCAGGTAAACGCATCGGCTGTGCGATTATTGGGCGAGTTCAAAGCCCAGCCTGTAACGGTACTACAGTTGGTCCCGCCAAGACTCGCAAACTCCGTCGTAACCATCGGCGCAACAGCATTCCATAGACCCTTAACAAGGCATAAGAACGGGTATATGACTAGTTCGTAAGGTGCCGTATTTTGCCACATATACTGTCCATCACACGGCTCGGCACGAACGCTCTGAATCGCCGTATTCATCTCCCGCAGCCCCATTCGTATTGACTCATCTAGCCGAGCCCCCTCACCCCCCGCACAACGTGCCTCCACAGACCGAATCATATAGTTAAAGAGCCACGTCGCCAGGCAGTCAATACGCCATACCCGTTCATCGGCGACCCCTGTCTTGAACCAATCGCCGCGTTCGGCGGCAATACGCAACGGCACATCACGTAGTCTCTTCATAAGGGACGGTACGTGAAATAACTCCAGGACGAACTTGAGCCGCAAATAGCACGTCGCCGCCAGAACAAAGTCGGCATCGGCGCGTAGCAGCGTCACAATATCAGCCACCGACCCCACCGCCTCGCTACCCAGCCGACTGACATAGTATTTTGTTAGAAATTCAGGCAGATGATAGTTTCCAAAGAGCAGTGAAAACAACTCCTGGTCCGTAATATGGTCACAGTTGTTATGGGGAAAGGGGAACTCTGTATGCCGGTTGAGTGTATAAAAATCGGAGGAGAGCATTACAAACTAAATAAGTACGGATGAATTATTCAATTTTTCGCCACTGATAAGTAGAATGGGTAATACTACTTCAGTCTCATCATCGCGTGTTGTAAGTCTTACAAAGACGCCTATATGCGCAAACGGCAATTGTAAGTATCGTGTAGCTTTAGGAAAAATCTATTGTACTCTTCACGATATGAATCCGATGCGAACGGGTAGACCGAAAGAAGAGGTAAAGAAGAAGGTAGAACCTGAAGAGGATAAATGTGATATTTGCTCTTGTTGACATTGGGGTAAATAGACAACTCGCTTAGGTCGCTTTTCGCTTAGGTCGCTCGCCTACTGTTTTTACGCTCAACCTGCGGTCACTCCAAATCGGCAGAGCCGATTTGGAGTTCGTCTTCTAGATTGGCTACGCCAATCTAGAAGGTTGGCGTAAAAACAGTGTCTCGCTTGAAAAAATTGAACCCCCCGTAGGGATTTTTGGATTCGCACCTGCCACCCAAAATGACCTGTCCAAACTGTAAAGCGTATAAGGGACTTACTCTTCAGCATTCTACCGACGACTGTCCGATTAGAGACCATATTACGTGCCGTAAATGTTGCCAGACCGGTCATATGACACATCTATGTACAGAGAATTGGTCGCATTGGGAGCGTCCTACAACAATGGAGGAACTCATTCCGTTTCATATCCGCAATCGTTATAGAATTACATCGGCAACCCCAGTTACTTTCAAGAATCCGCGTGATTCATCCACAACGTATGAACTTCATAAAATGAACGAAATTATCATTCCTGACGACCACGATAAGATTGCGGATCTTGCGAAGACGCTCAAGATCACGCCTGCAAAACTTAAAAATGTACAACGCCCTGGCGGTCGGTATTCTACGGAGGAGTATACGACGGCGATTGAGAAGTGGGGAAAGGATACGGGACGGCGAATTATTCCAAATAAGGAGATGCGAGAGAAACAAAAAAATACGATTGTAGTGTAGATGGCGAGACGTAACCCGACTCGCAAAGCACGACGAACAAATGTAATTCCGAACAACGCGATTGTTAATGTTCAGCAGGATCCGTATTCATCCCGTTTTTTAACGGACGGAAAAACGGCAAAAGAGATACTCAAGGAGGCGGGTCCGACACATTTGGGTGGCAAGCGCCGCCGTACATGTCGCCGCCGCCGCCGCGCTTGAACTCGCTTGAAAAAATTGAAACTCGTTCATATCTGTTTTGTATTCATTGACCGCGTACAAAACATCCACATACTTTCCTTCCTCCTTAGCAAACATGCCTGCTATTCCCTCCTTCCCCACCCTGTACGGCAAGGCGTCCACGGGTAAAATCAAGATGTGGTCCATCAAGGTTGAGGACCAGAAGGGTGTCGGCGCGATTACGACGACCCACGGCTACCTCGGTGGCAAGCTCCAGGAGAACACCCGCCTCGTCACGGTGGGCAAGAACCTGGGCAAGAAGAATGAGACAACGCCTGTCCAGCAGGCGGTCAGCGAAGCGCAGAGCGACTGGAAGAAGAAGACCGAGGCGGGCGGTATGACGGAGAAGAAGCCTGAGGAGGGAAAGGCGGGCGACTCCGACAAGGAGAGCGTCAAGTCTGTCAAGCCGAGCGCTGAGAAGAACGCCAAGGCGGCAGCAGATGCCGGCGGTGTCCCGCACCCGATGCTCGCCCACGACTACAACAAGCGCGGCAAGGACATCAAGTTTCCGTGCTACGCCCAGCGGAAGCTGGACGGCGTGCGCTGCCTCGCCATCTCAGGCAAGGGGCTCTACAGCCGCACGGGCAAGGCGTTCCCGCACATGGACCACATCCGCGCCGAGATCAACAGCCTGCCGAAAGGCACGATTCTGGACGGCGAGCTCTACAGCGACACGCTCAACTTCCAGGAGATTGTAGGACTGGTCAAGAAGGAGACGCTCAAGCCGGCAGACGCACCCAAGATGACGCAGATCTACCTCTGTGTCTACGACACCGTCCAGGACGGCACGAACGAGGCGCGCAATGCCTACCTGACCGACCTTTTCAAGACGCACAAGTTCAAGGCGCTCAAGTTGCTGCCGACGGACGTCGCCAACAATCTGGACGACGTCAAGCGGCTACACGCAGAGTACGTCGCCGACGGCTACGAGGGGCTCATCCTGCGCAACAAGGCGGGGCTCTACAAGGTGGGGCACCGCTCCGCCGATCTCCAGAAGTACAAGGAGTTCAAGGACGACGAGTACAAGATTGTGGGCTTTAAGGAGGGCGACGGCATTGAAAAGGGCTGTGTCATCTGGGTCTGCGAGACCAAGGACAAGAAGCCGTTTAGCGTCCGCCCTAGAGGCACGCACGAGGACCGCGCCGAGGCGTTCAAGACGGCGTCCAAGCAGGTGGGCAAGAAGCTGACGGTGCGCTTCCAGGAGCTGACGGAGGACGGCATCCCGCGCTTCCCCGTGGGTCTCGCTATCCGCGACTACGAGTAACCAACCAAAAACAAAAAAACTATATAATTAGGGAAGGGTATGCCGAATACCTGGGAATTCAATAATGTCATTTTAGAGCCTCCAGATCAACGCGCCCGTATGTTGGCTGAAGAAGCCACAAACTTCCGTTTTCATAAAATCAGTTATACACTCGGTAAACTCGCTAATCTATACCGCTTTTTAGATGCGCATAGGAATGTATCCCCAAAAACACTTGCGGGTCTCGTAACGGAGCACGGTAAGCCTCTTTTTTCGCCAGAGGATATGAATGGAATTATGAAACAGATAAGGGCTCAGCATAATAAGGTGCCGAATATCTCCAAGTTTCCACAACGAGGAGGAGATCAAACACCCCCGCCTATAACTCTGCGTGATCCGACAAAGCCTGGATATGACCCGAAAGATGATATGTTTGGGGCAACACAGCGCCCTGGATTTCAGGAGCCGCCGCACCCAGTAGAATTCTGGGAAGATGCCTTTCATGATCTTTACAAAGCGTATGAAAAGTCGCCCTTTTATCTCCATTTTTCCGAGAAATGGGACGGTATATGGTGGTATTTCTACATTATATATAATTTGGAACATATGGACATATTTGGACCGTATATAAGTATGGCATTAGATTCCTTTACTGGAAATATTCCTGCGTTAGGCGAAGCTATTGAAGTAGTTCTTCATTATGGTGCTGGAACGGTAGGAGGTATCCTTACACTAGGCTTAGGCATAGGTCCCGCTGCTGAAGCCGGTTCAATGGTTGCCGATGTTATTGTCGCAGTTATGGCAGGGATTGGAGCGATTATGAGTATATCGCGAAAGCGAACCGGTGATGCTTTTAAACTACTTCTTGCGGCAATTCCGTTTGATGTTGGTACTACTCTTAATATGTATGCTAATTCAATAGAAAAACAGTACAGCCGTTATCTTGTACATCGTGCGCGTATTATTAATACATTCAATCCAGTTCCGACGTTACAGACGTGGCTAGATTATTATGTGCCCGAGATCGGCGAGGATAAGGGACCCCCTCCGCCACCGATTACTGTAGACGCAATCAAGCAGGACCTTATTAATACGGCAATGGAGAAAACCGGCGCTGACAAAGCCTTAGGGAAACTTCAAGATATTCAAGCGGACCCGTTTGGCGCCGCAGCAAAAGCATCAGGAACAGATAAGGTGCTGGCAAAGGTTGAAGCGGCAAGAGCGAATCCTATGGGCACGCTCGCCCCTTTTACACCCACTTTGCCAGAGATGCCTCCTTTACCCCAGATGCCCGATGTAAATAGCGCACGAGTCGCCTTTGCCCCTACCCCCGCCAGAAAACGCGGTGGTGGAACGCGGCATAAGCGTAAACACCGGCGTCGTAAAAATAGACATACAAGCAGACGTAGATGAATTATTGTTATCTGCTTTACATTCCTGGAACCAATAGAACGTATATTGGTGCTACGAATGATCCAGCACACCGCCTGAGACAGCATAATGGTGAGCTCAAAGGCGGCGCCAAAGCGACCAAGGGCAAACAGTGGACGCAGGCGTTCTACCTATCAGGCTTCCCCGACTGGTCTACGACTTTACAGTTTGAATGGGCTTGGAAGTATCATAGCCGCGGAAAACCAGGGCTCGCCGGCAAACTGAAAGGGCTTAAAGAACTTCTCGCCCTGTCGCGCCCGACCAAGACCGCCGTTCCCTACGCATATTGGGCGACTCCCGTCGCGTTAGAAGCGACTCAGTCGCAGCGCACCGCCCTCCAAAAAATTGACGCAGCCACTTTCTTGTTAGAAATACAGCATTCCCCCAGTATGTCTGCGCAAACTGTTGAATCTCTTGCTGCTCAGGTTGCGGATATGGCGACGGAGATTTCCCTTCTTCAGACGCGCCTTACAGAGGCTCTAAAGAAGTCAGAGCCAAAGGCAGCGCCCGCTAAAAAGACCCCTAATGATCCGAATGCACCTAAGAAGCCTCTCAGCAGCTATATGCTCTTCTGCGACCGCACTCGCAAGGCGTCTCCAGGTATGGTTTACACAGCGACTCAGCTGGGTGAGCTATGGAAGGCTCTTTCTGCTGAGCAGAAGGGGGAGTACAAGGTGGTGGCTTAAATAAACCAGGCATTGAAAAATTTTTGTTTTTTTGGTTTTGGTTTAATCACATTACGCCGAGAACACCGACTTGCCATTCGTCGTGGCGGAGGCGCGCAGATTGGTCGCCGTTTTGGGCAGCTCACCGCAGAGCACCTGACCCAGCTCGTCAGGAATGAGCGCAGTCACGGGCACGTACAGCATCGGCTTCTTTTCGCCGAACACATACCCGCACATCCGCCCCACCAGCCCCTGAACAAGTGCGTCGGTCTTGGACTTGTTGGCGCCCTCCCACACAAAGCCGATGTGTGTCTTGGGCACCACCTTGCCCGCCCGCAGCCGCCCACGTACGATGACCACAGTGGTCACCAAAGGCGCATCCTCCAGGCAGCCAATCTCACGCCCGCCACGCGAGAAACGCTTCTGCTCAGCGCGCGTGACGGCGATCTCTGTCTTTTCGCCCGTGTACAGGAGGACGGGAAAGGAAAGCCGCCGGCAAATGCCACGCAGGACCGCCTCATTCTCCTTGTTCGCCTTGCTGCGGTTCATGCGCAGCAGCACGTACTTAGGTCCCACGTCCAGCAGCAGCGTCTCAAAGCGCTCAGGCGCCTTGAAGAGCGTGAAGGTCGGCTTGAGCCGCCCGTCGCGCTCGTACTCGGCGAGCCCGTAGTAGCCGTTGCCCGCCTCCAGCGTCTCCACGTGCTTGGCATAGGGCGTCTCCATCTCACGCCGAGCGGCGATCTCGGAATACGGCGTCGCATCCACAGAGAGCAGGTATGCGTTCTTCTCCTTCAGCACAGTGGGATTGCCGTCCAGAAAGACGCCGTGCTTGGCGAGAAAGAGGTGGAGCTGCTGCCCCTTGGTCTGGACCATATGCGACTCGTCCACGACGATGAGCGCGTCCTGGATGTCCAGCTCGGCGTGCTTGAAGTCCTGATGGAAGATGACCTCAATGCTGTCCTGCCACTCCGCGTTGCAGGCGAGCGTGTCAGCCACCGCCTGGCGCTTGAGCTCGGTCTCGGAACTGCCACAGATGATATATGCGCGCGAGATGCCGTCAGTGGGGGCTTCCAGCATCTGCCGAATGAGGCTCTGGAACGTGCCCGTCTTGCCTGACTGGCATTTGGCTGAGAGCAGGGCACAGCGAGTGCCAGAAAGGAAGGAAGAGTGAATGCGCGAGGCAGCAAGCACTTGGTTGGGGTGGAACATCTTGTCAGAGAAGCGTCATTCAGCCCACCTCCGTGGGCGGCTTCAATTTTTCTCCGCATTCAAAAATTTGTATTTTTTTTTGGGTTTTTAGGGGAGGGGGGCGAGAGATTACATTACGCGGCGGGCATATCCAGGCGCACGCTGGGGACGCGCTCCTTCATGTTGCGGAGTGCGTGGAAGCGACGCAGCTCATATCCAGTCACCCAGTGCGCGCCGTCGTCCAGCGTGACAAAGACGCCTCGCCAGTTGCGGCTGGAGGCATCGCCCTCGGTGATCAGGCGGGTGTTGCGGGCAATCGCCCGCAGGATCGTTGTCGGTGTCTTTGCAGTTGCGCGCACGCCAGCGTGCTCAAAGACAAACTCCTCATTGTGGTCATCCATCTCAATCTCAATGAGCTGGCGTCCGCGCCCGTGCTGCTTGGTCGCCACCCGTGCGCCCACGGGAAACGGGAACTCGGGCTTGTACGTGGCGGTGTGCCACTCGTCGCCGAGTGTCTCCACAGTCAGCAGGTTGCTGTGGTTGCGCGCCTCGGAAGGATAGGAAAGGAAGTCCATTTGGGAAGGAGGGAGGAAAGGAAGAAGCAGGCAGGTGTTCTTCGTGTAAGGCGTGTGGGCAAAAGTCGGCACAACAAAGATGTGCGCCGTCAATTTTTCTCCGCACCCCCCACCTAGGGAAAAATTGAAGCGATCAGCGGCTCACCAGCCAACTTTTGTTCCCGCTGATAATCATTCCTTCCAACTTCCGTTGCAAGCCTTCCTTACTTCCAAATGTCTTCCTCCAAGCCTTCCATCGCCTCTCTCCAGACGCAGGTCACCGAGCTGCAGCAGCAGCGCGCTGACGACCACGCCCTGATCCTCGCCCTCAAGGCGCAGGTGGACACACTCTCCCCCCCTGCCGCCGCCCCTGCTGAAGCCCCTGCGAAGAGCAAGGGTAAGCGCGCCGCCAAGCCCAAGAAGGAAAAGAACCCTGATGCGCCCAAGCGCGCACCCACGGCGTTCTTCGCCTTCAACGCGTCTGAGCGCGCCAAGTCTCCTGACGAGAAGCTCACTGCGTCTATCCTCAGCGAGCGCTGGAAGCTCCTGAGCAAGGAGCAGCAGGACGCCTACAAGCCGGCGGCTGCCAGCGAGGCGGCGGCGTCTGCCAGCGAGGCGGAGTGAATCGCCCTGCTGACGCAAACAAAACCCCAAAAACCCTAAAAACAAACAAAACCACAAAAAAACAAAAAATTTTTAGATGTGGTTTCAATTTTTCCAGTACGGAGAGCCAGAGCCAGAGCCAGCGCCAGCGCATCTAAAAACTGGTGGTTGTGACTGCTATTTTACTGTTTTGTTAGAGATCCAGGTCAGCACACTGTGCTTCAAACACACGACGCGCTCGCTTACGCAGGGGCGATCCAAGCTCTGCGCGCACCTGGTCTTCAATCACGCGACAGTGCTTCACTGCAGCGTCAGCGACTTTATTTGTGATGACAGCACAGGGCGCGCAGACAAACACTGCAGCGCTAACTGGCTGGAAAGACTGCTGGCAGCGCCAGCAAGGAAGGGAGGGAAGGGGCACAGAAGAGGACATTTCTGTTTGCAGGTATGATGTGACGGCGGACAAAATTGCATTACAATTCAACGTTCCTATCAATTTTTTCCTATGTGGCACATAAGGGAAAAATTGATAACCAGCATCTAAAAATTTTTTGTTTTTTTGAGTTTTAGGGTGGTTTTTGTGGGCTGGCTTCCAGGTGCCTGGAAGTTCACTCCTCATCGTCGCTGGCGTCGTCGTCCTCGTCAGTGTCGTCGCCAGGGTCGTTGAACTCCGCCTTCTCCTCAGGAGAAAGCGACTTCCAGCGTGCCTCGGCGGTCTTCGCGTCCAGCGTGGGGTTCTGGACGCAGAAGCGCAGGAACTTGGCAGCAACAGTGCTGCTCATCGTCGCTGCCACGTCTCGCACCTCTTGGAACGTGGGCTTTGCTGCTGGTGCAGCAGCAGGCGCAGGTGCGCTCTTGTAAGCCTGCTTCTGCTCAGGCGTGAGCGCACGCCAGCGCTCAGCCAGCTCGGTGACGAGCAGCTTTAACTCAGGCGTCTTCGCGCGCTCTGCCTGGCAGAAGAGGATATAGGGACCTGGCGCACGCTTGGGCGCGTCAGGGTTCTTGGCGCGCTGCTTCTTCTCAGGCGCTGGTGCTGGTGCTGGAGCTGCAAGAGCGTCCAGGCGCGCCCTGAGGGCGACAATCAGCGCGTGGTCGTCAGTGCGCTGCTGCTGCAGCTCAGTGATCTGGAGGTGGAGGGAGGAAAGGGAGGGCTTGGACATTTCTCAGGAGGGAGGGATGTGTGGATGTGTGGCGAGCCAAAAATCAGCATTGACATTCTCAGTCATATCAATTTTTCTCATCCACCCCCACCTAGGGAAAAATTGATATGCCCAGCCAGCCCCAGCACACAAATTGGCTCCACAATACATCCTCCTTCTTCGCACAAAACAGCGCAGAATGTCCCTCCTTTCCCTCCCTCCCCACATTCACTCCACCTCCCCGCCCCTGCACGACGAGGAGATGCGCCAGGTTGAAGAGTACCTGGCTGATGAGCAGGCGATTGACGCAGCAGAGCACGCGCGCCTGCTGGAGTACCTCGCTGATGCTGCTGCGCCAGCGCCACCACCTGATCCTATTGCTGCCCTTGCGGAGAATCTGCGCCTGCTCGCTGTCCCTGAGGAGGACGAGGAGGAGCTGGACACGCACACCTGCGGCGACAGCGAGTGCCAGGGCGAGCACGTCCACGCAGATGAGGGCGACTATTACGGGATTAGCCCGTCGTACTCTCCAAACCACGGTGAGTTCAACTATTATGAGCAGCCCTACATCCCCGCCACACCACCCTACGACTGACCAGTAATCACCAGCAACACCCCCACAAAACCCCCCTAAAAAAACAAAAATTTTTCAATCCCCCTCTTATTCAATTTTTCTTAACCACCGCGCATAGGGAAAAATTGATTAAACATCTAAAAATTTTTTGTTTTTTTTGTGGTGTTTTATGTGTTTTTATGGATTTTTGGGGGTTTTGGGGACAATACACGCAGGCACTTCAAACTGTGCTTCAGCTGCTCTTGTAGGCAGCCTTCTCCTCGGCAGTCAGCAGAGCCCAGCGCTCAGCGAGCACAGACGACTTGATCTTCTCATCAGGCGTCTTCGCGCGCTCCTGCTGCGAATAGAGCATGAAGCTAGTGAGCGGCTTCTTGGGCGCGTCAGGGTCCTTCTGCTTCTTCGCCTTCTTGGCAGGCGTGGCGTCGCCCTCAGCAGGAGCAGCCTCAGCGGTCTTCTTGACGCGCTTGGGCTTCTCGGGCTTGGGCTCCTTGGGCACAGCAGGGACGCCCGAGTACTTCGCCTTCTCCTCAGGCGAGAGCTTGCTCCACTCAGCGCCGAGCAGCTTTGCGATATCGGTCACCTTTGCGCCAGGGTTTGCCGCCTTCATCTCGGCACGCTTTGCCGAGGAGAAGACGATGTATGCATTCTGCATACGCGGCTTGGAGGGGTCAGCCGGCGCGCGCTCCTTCTTAGCGCGCTTGGCGGGCGCGGCTGCTGCGGCGGCAGTCAGCTCGGCGATCTTGGCGTTGCTCTCGGCGAGCTGTGCCTCACGCTCGGCGAGCGTCGCCTTGAGGGAAGTAATCTCGGAGGAAGACTTGGAAGACTTGGACATTTGGAAGGAAAGAATCGAAAGCAGGAAGGCTTAGGAAGGATGTCAGGGAGCGCGGCAAAAGTGGGCAAAGAAGCCAAACCCCCTATCAATTTTTCCCTAGGTGGGGGGTGCAGAGAAAAATTGATATGATATGTAAGCCCTGGCACATAAAACAGCCCCCACACTCATTGAAGAACACATCGTCTTTCTTCTCTCTTCCCTCCTTTCCCTCCTTCCCTCCTGAGATGTCTGTCCTCTCTGACTCTCCCCTCTTCAACGAGCTGTACGCTCGTATGAACGACCCCTCTTTCTCGTGGGGCGACGAGGCGCTGCTGAATGCGCCTGCGCCCCTGCCCACGCTGAGCGAGCTGGGCTGCCTGCCTATGCCGGACCCTGACGCTGACTGGGAGTGCCCTGAGCTGCTCCTGCGCAAGGACATCTGGGAGCACTTCCCTGTCACGCTCATTCCTTTGGGCAAGGACGCTGGCGGCGCTGAGCGCCACTCGGTCCAGTGGCACCGCGTCAAGCTCGCGCAGTCGCGTGAGTCCAGCGACTTTGACGAGGACATCGCGACGATTGAGCGCCGCCTGCTCAAGGCGCTTGAGGCGTCTCCCAAGTGGGACGTCCTGCCTGCCGAGCAGCGCGGCTACGTCACGATTGTGCCTGAGACGCCCCAGACGGGTGAGATCACCGCGCAAAAGGAGATCTGCATCCTGCGCATGAACTTCGTGCCTGAGGCGCCGCCTACTGAGCCCGCCGCGGACGGCTGGCAGCAGGTGGGTGCTGCGCAGCCCACGGCGGGTCCCAAGCCCGAGCTCAAGCGTCTGAACGACATCAAGACGCACTTCCACGCCTGCTGGTCTAACAAGACCACGGGCAACCCCAACGTCCACGCGATCTCGGTGCACACCAAGAACGCACAGGCAGCAGGGCTGGACGTCAAGCAGCACGGCGCGGACCTGCTGGAGGCGCTCAAGCTCTCCAACAGCTGGCGCGTCCTGCCTGCGCTCAACAAGGGCGAGCTCTGCCGCATTGAGATGCCCTAAACGAAAACACAAAACAAAATAAAAAAAACATAAAACACAAAAACAAAAAAAAATTTTTCAATGCAATTTTCAATTTTTTCACATAGCCCCGCATATGAAAAAATTGATAGTACTATATGCTAAAAACACTATAATTAGCTCGCCTCAACACATCCTCTTCGCAACACAACGCAAAGAATGTCTTCCTCCTCCCTCCCTCCCTCCTCCTCCCCGCCGCTCCCTGAGAGCGAGTCGGACTCTGAGCACAGCGTCGGCTCCAGTAGCGAGCCCTTCCGCCTCGTGCCTATCCCGCACGTCACGCTGGGTGACGTGTACAAGATTGACCAGCTCCAGCGCGGGCGCGGCAATAAGGTGAATATCCCTTGGAAGGACTCACTTTCCGCACTCCAGGCTGTTGACGAGCTGCCTGAGACGAGCACCGGCTGGATTGCTTACACGCACTCTCAGCAGACGCTCAAGCGCCTCTTTCCCGTCATCAAGAAGTCCAAGTACGATACGGACTACAAGAACTACAAGCTCCTCTTCTGCTTCGTAGAGCCGACGCGCGGCAGGGAGGCTGGCATCATCTACCTCAAGGGCGCGGTCCAGCACCGCGTCACGGGCAAGATCGCTATGCTCTCCGCGACGAACGCCGCGCCAAAGGAGGCTCACTACTCGTCGCAGGAGGACGGCTGGTGGGTCTACAAGGCGGATATGAACGCGCCGGCGTGCTTCTGGAACGCCTTCAAGGTCTGCTGAGCCTCAACCAAAAACCTAAAACAAAACAAAAAAACATAAAACACACAAAAACAAAAAAATTTTTAGATGTTTTTATGTATTTTTGTGTTTGTTCTTGCGAGAGCCAGAGCCAGAGCCCGCCTTCGTTGCCGCAGCTACTATCGCGTTGGCAATAACCTGGCGAACGTGCTGGGACGAGTAGGGGTTGCGCTCGTGCTTTTCTTTTGCCTTGTCAGACTTCTTTCGGCGGGAGGAGGAAGGGTGGTCGTCCATTTGTGTAGGAGGAGAAAATAGGAAGTAAAGGGGGGCAATATTCCGCCTAAAGTCCCAGGTGTCCTTCAATTTTTCCCGCGGCGCCCCCGCCCTGACTACCCCCTTGCGCCCCAAAATTAGCGCCGTAAACCGACGTAAAAAGTTTGACTGGGTATCATTATTAGTAGTACCATTTTTGACCGCCACCGGCTCAGGCGACCGCGGGCGCGCCAGCACGCATTTGGACGACAAAGTGGTCGTGCGCCTGCTGCCAGGTGGGCTTGCGCTTGCCGTGCCAGTCGGCGCGTTCCATAGCGTCGGCGAATATGTCGGCAAACGCACTCTCTATTTCGGCAGAGGCGGAAACGACAGAGGATGAGTTGGACGAGTTGGACGAGGAGGAAGACTTGCTGGAGGAAGAACCCATTCTGCGAAGAAGGAGGAAGGAGGAGGTTAAAAGACAAAGAGGAGACACAATAGCATATATAATACGCCGCTGTGTTTCAATTTTTTCAAGCCCGCCCGCCACAACCATATTCATATTTGTTAGAAACCCAGGTTAACCCCGCAGTTTCCGAGTACGCCTACGCGCAGATCCGGCACCACCTGCAGGACGCATAAGCGCATCAATATCCGCTATGCGCCGGTCAATCTCCGCTGCGTCCTTGAGCGTCCGCAACTTCTGCTGTTCGGCTTTGAGCGCTGGTAAGGAGAGTACTGGAATGCCGTCCAAAATATTAATACGGTCTGCTGCTTTCCACTGGTCGGCAAGACTGATTTGCGTCTCCGTCATGTCATACTCATAGAACGGAATAGTCACCTCAATGAGTTTGATTTCAGGGCTGGTCTTGGTATAGAGTTGGAGAACAGTGATATTTTTCGGTTGCTCCAGCGCCCTCAGAATACGTAAGTTTAGCACGTTTGTACTAGGTTTCGCTGCGAAACTCGCATAGGGGAAGTGATTCATTCCGTCTGAATAAAACTTCGGTGCTGATTTATCAGGGACTGATACGTGCTCTTTTGGTATCTTATCCTGTATAGCATACACAGGCTCCCGTTTTGAAACATTGAAATACGCAAAGGACGCAAAAGGGATACCGGCACTGTGGAGTTTTGTAATCACTTCTGCGTTGAAGCGGGGGTCGTCTATCGCATCGGCAAGACGATTTACAATAATATTCAACATATACGACCGCACATTATAAAAATGCGTTTTGGATAAATCAGGATTGATGAGAAGTGTTGTATCATAATCGGATGTATGATTTGTTATAGATGTTCGTGCCGCTCTCTTATACATATGAATCGCAGCACTGCCCTTGAGATAGAAACGCACATTTGGATTATCTGTGCGAATGAATAAGTCGTATAGAAGACGATAGATATATGCGTGGTCTAGGGTTTCCCAAAATCGTGTTACTGGCGGTGGACGACTGTATGGGGTAAATCCTATTTTGGCGAGTGACGTCGTTGACACGCGTGGAGCATTTGAGAGATTTGGTGGCGACGCAGAGGGTGGAAGGGGTAACACAGACGGGGCAGGTGCTGGAGGTAAAGGAGGTGATACGGAGTTTGTTGGGGATACAGAGGACGGCAAAGATGTGGGTGATGGCGCTGGAGGTGAAGCTGCAGGTTTTTTAAACACTAACGGTGCACGTACAGGGGTCATCAACTCGGGCGCGCGCTTTTTCATAGAGGCGGCTAAGAGATCGCTTGACTTCTTTATAGCATTCTTTGCCGCCTTTTTCTCAGCCGCAATGCGGTCCGCTTCCGCTTTTTCTGCCGCGGCGGCTGCGGCTTTTTCTGCCGCTGCGGCAGCGGCAATACGATCCGCTTCCGCCTTCTCTGCCGCCTTGCGTGCTGCCTTCTCCTCGCGTTTCTTCTTTTCTTTTCCGGATTTTCCTACTGTTGCCGCTTTCTCCGCTTCCTCCTCTCGTAAGAGTTCGGCTGCAGTTTCTCGTGCAATACGATTTGCTTCCGCTTTGGTGGCGTTTTCGGCATTCTTCTTTGCCTTTGCAGATAACTCGCCTCTTTCCGCTTCCAATTTCCTTACTTTAGCATTTTCCGTAATTTCTTCTGTCAGCGTCTTTAAAAACTCTCCTAACCGTTTTGCGATTTCAAAATACTTGATTGCATCTTTTTTTGCCTGTTCCTTAATCTCCGCGGTATGCCCATTTTCAAACTGGTGCTCTGCGCTTGCTTTTAATAAATTTGCCACATGGTGCTCTTGGCGTGATAGAATATACAAAGCCCGCCAAGTATCATCCGCATTCATTTCATCAACCGCTAAAAATTGTATAAGAAACGTAATAGTTCCACGATATTTAGAGGCTTCAAGTAAACGAGGATCAATAGTTAATGAGCTAGATAGAACATCTAGACAAATATTACGCCTTCGGAAAAATTCACGTACAATATCCAATAAGTACATAAACTTTTGTCCCATCTGTTCAACGGCTCGTTCAGAATATGCACCACGCTGTGTCAGTTCTTCGCCAATAAGCAAGACCATAAGATGCATAAGTAAATCGTGTGTATATAGAGTTGTTTGGTCAAGTACCATAATTTTTATCATAATTCCTAAAAATGGATCATAGCGTTCTATCCCTGGAAAAAGAGGATCAAACAGATTTTTATGCTTGCTGCCCCATATAGCTTGTTCAGGAGCCTCTAAATCTATTAAAAAACGGTCTATGTTTCTACCGAGATAAAGTATCTGACTGAGATATTCATTCATCATCGGAATTAGATCACTGTATTTGCGAAATACATCTTCAGCGGTTTTTAATATTTCAATTCTGTTACGCACAAGATTTGCTGGCACATCCCCTTTTACTAACGGGGACGATGGCGGCACAGACATCCTTAATTTATCCCAGTAAAATAGAATGGCGGATATCTTCCAATTTAGCGCCCAGAGTCTTCTTGCGTGGACAGCAGCGTATGCGGTCTTAGAGCCGGCAAGTTTCTACATTATTCCGATGGTCAGTAAGGGGAAAACAACGCAGGAGTATTACTCTAAGTTCCCGTTTGCTATCCTCGCATTCGGTGATTTCATATATTCTACATTCTTATTCCTAGTCGCCCAACAGGTCATCGCCCTTGTATTCAAACAAGCCCCGCCAAAGTCCGTCCTCCAGTGGCTCCTGCGTTTTCTAACATTCGTGGGGGTCCAATGGACGGGAGACCTCTCCTATTTTGCCCTCATCAGCCAACTCAAGCCAACGACGAAGTATATTGACTTCTTCCAGCGCTACGGTAAGGAGGCAACCCTGGGCGCCCCGATAGGTGATACGATTTATGGGCTTGCATGGTTTATCCTCTCCCAACTCACTATAACATACGTACCTCTCTGGCTCCAAACCACAGCAATCTCATTATTCTTGTTCGGAACTCTAGTCGTATCATATTAACCACAATCCTGAAAAATTGAGTTTAAGACACCCTAATAATGTTAAGGCAAACCGCCGTCCTATGGACCTTTGTATAAAAAACTATGCTCAAGGGCAATACTCCCTTTCCACACCAAATACTATACAAGAATATACAGAGCCTATCACGAGGAAATGGCTACACGGGGATATTATCAATCCAACAACGCAGGAGTCCCAGTACCGAAATCTAAAAATGCATAAGGCGATTGTGGGAATCATTGATTTCCTCAATCGTATTCGTATTGGTATGACGCCGCGGGGTGTCCCGCTCTACAATTTTCATCCCTACGATCCTGCGTATCCAACAATGATTGTAGCCTCCAAACTCAAGCCTACTGAGAATATGGTGGCAATTGCGTCACTGGAGCACTGGAATGAGAAGCACCCGCGGGCGGGCATTCAGCACGTCTTTGGATATGTGGGTAGTCAAAACGCCGAAATATCAGCGCTGCGTATGGGCATTAGCATCCCTAAAGCCCCCTTAGAGACTGACGACGAGGATAATATAATAGCGAATCATATTCGTCATCACAGCACACAGCCGTGGGACCTTGTCTTCAATATTGACCCACCTGGGTGCGAAGATGTAGATGATGTAATGGGATGGCGACGAACATCTCACGGTACCGAGTTCTTTATTGGAATTGTGGATATTGCGGCGTGGGTGCCTGAGGATTCATCTCTGGACCTGGAAGCAAAAGCGGCAGCGCAAACCCTGTACGTAGATGGCAAAGCGGTTGACCCGATGTTCCCCGCATACCTGTCTGCGCAAAAGGCGTCACTGCGCGCCGATGGAGTAAAGCGCCCTGTCATCGCCCTCATATATCTTATTGAAGGTACCAGGGTTGTACAAACCGATTGGAGGCTTCTTAGTGTCGCTGTTGACACCGCCTATACATATGAATCTGTGTTAGACAATCCATCTATTTCTGAAGTGCTCCCAGCCCTGCTCGGTATTATTACCACGCAGTCGCAATCCATAGATCCTCACGTATGGGTGGAGCAGGCAATGATTCTCTATAATACGAAGGTCGCCGAGGTACTCAAACATTCACGAAAGGGGATTCTGCGCCGACATGCAGGCACAAACAACGCCGCATACAGCCTCCTTGCGGAAAAGACCAAAAATCACGAGTTGGCATTCTTGGGTTCAGCAGCCGGTCAGTACATTCCCGCCACCACCCAAGATACTCACCACGCTGGTCTTGGACTCACAACGTACTGCCATGCTACATCGCCCCTACGGCGTTATGCTGATGTTGTCAATCACCGGTGGCTCAAGCATCTAGTGTTCGGATTTCAGACGCCGTATGCGGTGACAATCGCAGAGCACCTTAATCACCGGTCTAACATAATTAAGCAATTTGAGCGCCTTATTTGGTTTCTGCAGCATCTCAATCCAGATGGGTCTATTACGACCACACAAGGCATTGTTATCACGTATAACGATGAGAAAAAGACGGCGAAAGTCTATGTTCCATCTTGGAAACGGACAGTGAGAGCCGCACATACTACAGCACGAGTGTATGAGCCCGGCGCTGAAGTGACAATAAGGGCGTTCTCTAATACAAAGGCGACCTCTATTCAACAGCGGGTTGTTTGCTCAATGAACTAGACCCATTCTTTTTACTTACCACAATTAGGAATGACAAAATTAGGTCACGGAACCCGTAAATACCGACCCGCTGCCGCGTTCAAGGTAAAACTCACGAAGCGCAATGTTAAGCATATGCTGAGCCGTAATGCGAATGTTATACCCACCCGATATGGCTTAGCTATCAAACGCTTAGCCCCGATGGTGTCCAAGGTGGAGCGCATTGTAGAAAATGACGGTGATATTATTTCCGATTTACAAGCGGACCTCAGCATTCACCTTGGCAAAATTCGTCAGTCGTGCGAAAAGGCGTTAGAACGGCATAAGGAAGAAGCCGTAATGAACAACAATAATATGATGGGAAATAGTGGCACTAAGGCTGGTAATAATGTGAGCAACGCGAATCTCAAGAAACTACAGCGTATGATAAACCGTAATGCGGCAAAGAAGCAGAAGAACGCCGGTGTCAATGACCTACTGGCAAGCTTTGGCTCTTTAAAATTTTAAACACGTTAAATAGAGTTATATGCCTGATACGGCAAAAACATGGGCGGAAATGAGGCAAAAAGCATTTGAACGCAATCTTATGCGGTCGCCATTACAACCGAATATGATAGAATGGATACGAGAGGTAGAGCATAAAAATGTTAATGATGCTGTGTTTTTACAGCAACAGAAAGAGAATGCGAATCGCCGAGCAAGACAGTTAGCAAGAGACCAAGCAAATGCGGCTGCAATAAGGGCAAGTATGGGCATTGCTACACCAGCACCTCCTGCAGTACCAAAAACTAATTTTACTGCTGAGAATCTAGCCTTTCTCAACATGGCGGCGAAGTTTTCTCGTGGAAGAGAGCCAACAGAACTAGAGAAAGCGTTTGCGGGATTGAACGCTGCAGAAAAATTAGGAAAGAAAAAGAAGCGTACCCGCCGTCGCCATAGAACTCGCTCCCGAAAATAATATTAGTCTAAATTAAACATGCCCAATACAGCGTCCTCTTATGTTAGAATGTTAGAGATTCAGAGAGCGGCGGCGGCACAGAGGAGAAATAGTGCCAAAGTAGCCGAGTTAAATAGCATGATAGCCGAAGAGAAACAGCGTGCTGCAAATCAACGTGCGGCGAATCTGGAAGCAGCAAGAGCACAGGGATATCCTACTAGCAGAAAATCTCGCAGGACCCGCAAAACTAACCGCCGCCGTACAACCCGCCGCGGAAAGCGGACCTAAACCCAACCCTACCGACTAGAGTAGAAGGAGATGCCAATCTTTTGCGAACCTCTAGCCGCCGAGACACTGCGTGCCCTCAACCAGGCAGTCAATGATCTCCCACCCGAACACCATCTACGTAAGGATAGCGACGCCGGCATTGTCAGCATCGTCTATGATCAATCCAAGAATGTCACCGTTTTTCACGGCAAGTCCGGCTTCTATTTCCGCCGTGGACCCGTTGTAGACGCTATCAAATCCGATATTAATAACGGTCGCGGTCTCATTTGTACCGCGTACGAACTCGCCGATACATCAGCCGCCGCGTCGGTTATTGCCAGCTTTGAGGAGAAGTTCGGCACAAAAAACGCAAAGAAGATTGATATTTATACTACGGAATTCAATAACCGCCGGTTCCTGCTTGCCAAGTTCCCCGCCAACGTCGTCAAGCAATTGTTTGAAACTCAGGGCGGCACGATGAAGACGGGCTTCAAGGGTCCCCGCGATAATCTCCTCAAGATTCCGACACTGGATAAGTACTTTGAGTTTAAGGAGACCACGGAGCCTACGGTTTCATCGGTCTTCGCTACGCAGTACGAAAAGGGCAATTACGACTACGTAAAATCGGTTCACTACCAGCTTCTACAGGAGGTGATTAGCCATCCGAATCTCGGTATTACTTTGAGCCCAGTGGCGGAGTGGACCTCGTAAAACCTATAAAATCCAAAACTTTTTCACGAGAAGAGCCGATGTCTTTTCTTGCGAATCTAGAATGGCGGCGTGCCGAGAAAGGCTTCGCAAAGCCATCCGCAATGTCTCCTGTTCCCGATATCCAACCGATTCTCAATGCTATTGTCAATGCGCCGAGCAGTTTTGGCATTCAACCGTACGTTGTCAAGGTAGTGACATCCGAGGAGGTGAAGAAGGCACTTCTGCCGGCGTGCTATGAACAGCCTCAAGTAGAACAATGTACGCATTTGCTAGTTTTTTGTACTAGAAATAATCTAGAGGAGCATCTCAACCATTTTATAGCCGAAACGAACCCGCCGGCACAGTTGGAAGGTATGATGCGCGGTGCCTTGGCAGGCAATAGTCATCCTGTACAATGGGCGAAGCATCAGACATATCTAGCGCTAGGATTTGCTCTAGCGGCGGCGGCGGAGCTCAAGATTGCCAGTTGCCCAATGGAAGGATTTTCCTCAGATGGCGTAGGTGCTGTTCTAGGATTATCCCATTCACTTGTTCCTACGGCTCTACTTGCCATAGGACTCTACGATTCTTCTGCTCAGTCTTTCCCCCGTTTCCGTTTTCCCCAAGCCGAACTCGTGCAATGGATTACGGAGACGCCGAATACGGTTCGTCCGATCAAGTCTCGTTACCGCCACGCAACGCCGGTACGCCGTCGTAAAAAAATTGAGGAGTCACCGCAGAATTAATGGGTTTTCATTGCCGTCTAGTTCTTCCTACCAGCCAGATGCCTCCTTACGTGAACCTCCATATTGACGAGAATCGGCTCGCCGACTTTACGAGTCGCGCAATGAACTTCATTCAGGAATTTAATGATTCCCAGGAGCATATGGTAGTTGCCAATGCTATCTTTCATCTGCTGATTGATAATCTAGACTATAATATTAATCAGCCAGACCATCCATTCAATCTATATGCTGATGCGGGACTGAGTATAGACGAAACCGTTTATAGGATTCGTAACCATTTAGATAATGCTCTTGTGAATGAAAATAACTTTACACGTGGTCTAGTACGCGCCTTCTGCTCCGCTGGCGGCATCAACCGTGAGGCACTAGAGGAGCTTCTAGACGATTATTACCAGTTCGCACTCATTTCAACGCAGTAAGTAAACCGAAAAAATTGACGCCCCCTCAAACCATTTTTCAGTTCGTGGCTTCCTTCTTATCTTCTTATCTTCTTATCTAAAGCGTTGAGCCCTTCCTTCCTTCATATCCCTCCATGTCTGCTCCCATCATTTCTACTCACAGCGGTGCCCCTGACCGCTCCTCAACTCCTCCCTACCCTCCTACACAGGACCCCAAGGACGCCGGCGCGGCTGCCCCAGATGTATCGGCACCGGCGCCCTCTACCAAGTACGTGATGCACGAGTACAAGAGCTTTGACGATATGGGTCTCCACGATGAGATTCTGCGTGGCATCTATTCTTTCGGCTTTGAGAAGCCGAGCCCTGTCCAAGAGAAGGCGATTGTGCCGATGATGGCAGGGCACGACCTGCTCGCGCAGGCGCAGTCAGGTACCGGCAAGACCGGCACCTTCGTCATTGGCGGCATCAGCCGCATTGACCACACCAAGAACGAGGTTCAGATGGTGGTTATTTCGCCGACGCGTGAGCTGGCGGAGCAGACGGCGGCGGTCGCGAAGGGCATTGGCTCTTACCTCGGCATTCGCACGCATACGGCGACGGGCGGTCCGCCGGTCAACACCGACATTGACGTCATCTCGCAGTCCAAGATGAAGCCGCCGCACGTTCCGCACGTGCTCTTAGTGACGCCTGGTCGTTTCTACGATCTGCTCAACCGCAAGGTTCTGTCGCCGAACACCATCAAGGTGCTGGTGCTGGACGAGGCGGACCAGATGCTGGAGGCGCGCTTTAGGGAGCAGGTTCACTGCATTCTGAGCCTCGGCTGGCCGGCGACGACGCAGGTAGCACTCCTCTCGGCGACGATGACGCCGGATGTCGTTGCGGTGGCGAAGAGTATTCTCCGCAACCCTGTGGAGATTCTGTTGGAGCCTGAGGAGGTGAGCCTTGAGGGCATCAAGCAGTGGTTTGTGGAGGTGCCGCGCGAGGACCACAAGCTGGATACGCTGTGCGACCTCTACGACCACCTGAGCATTCAGCAGGCGACCATCTTCGTCAACACGCGCCAGAAGGCGGAGTGGCTGGCGGACCAGATGAAGCGCCGCGGCTTTGACCTCAACTATATCCACGGCGATATGGATGTATCGGAGCGCAAGTTTCGTATGACTGAGTTCCGCAACGGCAAGTGCCGTGTTCTCATCTCTACGGATCTGCTGGCTCGTGGCATTGACGTCCAGCAGATTTCCATTGTCATCAACTACGAGCTGCCTCTCCAGCGTGAGAACTACATTCATCGTATTGGTCGTTCGGGTCGCTTTGGTCGCAAGGGCGCGTCCATCAATCTGATTACTGAGCGCGAGCGTCGGGCACAGGAGGAGATTGAGACGCATTATGAGAAGAAGATTCTCCCGCTGCCGATGGACCTCAAGATCTACTAGACGCTAGACCACCGAAACCATAAAAACAAATAAAAAATAAAAAAAACAAAAAATATGATAAAAACTAACATATTTTTTGTATCACGGCGCCTTTTTCTTTACAGAATGAGAGTATCTAGCGTCTTGAAGTAACCTTCGGGGCAAACGCTCGCCGACATTGGGATGTTTGCGCGGGAGCCGGTGGTATCAATGGGCGAGCACGTCGCATAGCCGCCACGATGTCTACGCGTAGAACGGCGGCTCTTGCGGCTCTTACGCACATTGTTCTTGTTGTTGCGGCGGCGACCTCCGACCTTGCGAGAGCGGCTGGAAGCACGGCGGGACTTGCGAGAAGCACGGCGGCTCTTGCATGAGCCCCGCGAACGGCGCCGGGCACCACCGAACTTCTGGTTATCCGTGTTGTAAAGGGGGACTGTAGGATCAACGCCGCCGGGCCAGGTCGTGTAAGCATTGCGGCTAGAAAGCGGGGGCTGCTCCGGTGGGGACTTAATGAGGGTGTTATAGCCGGACCAAACGGTGGGGGAATAATTGACCATCTTCTATTTCTTACGCAGGAAATTTAATAAGCGCTAGCACCTGGAACGATTGTGGAAGGGAAGAAGTTCTTCTGATTATCACAGTTTACTTTATTAGCACCATATGCCATCGCCTCAGTCTGTTTCGTGCCCTGGAAGAATGGTGGAATATTACAGACACCTGGTGTGGATAAGTATACCAAAGGTGCCGCGTACGGTGCGGGGTTTCCAGAATAGAGATATGGTGTTGGTATAGTATAGGGGACCTGAAATCCGCCCTGCGCAATAGGCGGCAGATAGAAGTTGGACTGGCTTTCAAGAAAGCTACACGATGTTAAGGGAATCGTTGGCTGTATAGGCGTTACATAGTCTCCGCCGAATCCAATGCGCGTGCTATCAAGCAGGTTCATATTTGTTAAGGAGTTGCCCGCTTGCTGTGTAGATAGGTTAAAGTTAGAATATGTTATTGTATTCGGTAGAACTGCAGGTGTAGTATTTTGCGAAACAAAGGTCTGGTTGACAGCCTGTCCAAGAGCCCAGGTACGAAGTCCGGACTCTGTACATCCGCTACGACTGGTAAATGTGCTTATTGCGCGCACCTTGTACTTCATATACTGAGCAGCATCCATGGTATAAGCCATTCTTGTAAGGAATAAGAAGAAAAAGAAAATCAATTAACCCAGTAAGAGAATCGCATGAGTGGAAATACGCTATCACCCATGGTCAGCATTTCTATTGCTGCAACTTTAACTCTACTTGTCGTTGGTGTATCGCTTTACAAGCGAAAGTTTGTCTATGATAATTTTTCCAACTTTCAGGATAATCTACCGTCCATAGGTAAACCCATACTATATTGGTTTGTAGATTCCGAGACGAATTCCCGTCATTGGTGGGATTTCGGCGCACGAAACAGTAATTTGCCCAATCGTGGCTATCTCCAGGTATCCTTGGAAGTCTTGAATAAGACACAGGGTAACGATTTCAGTATTATAACGTTAGTAGGTCGCGATGCTGTACTTGAGTTGTTCCCTAATGTTGATACTAAGGTGAAGCGGCTGCCCCCTGCTCTATGGCGTCGCTGGGTCATTGCGAACATATGTAATAAGTACGGCGGTCTCGTAATGGATGCCAATTCTACGCTCTGCCTGGGACCCAGTTTCTACCCTCTCGTAAATGGCGTAGATACCGCAATGTTCGGTACGCACCCCGATGAGCCTCGTGTAAGTACTGCGACCGCAATTGCACCCGGACCTTCTCCATATGTAGGCTGGGCGATGGTACCGAACACAGCGGCGTGGACGTATGCCGCGAAGCAAATTAACGACTTATTTGAACGTGGACCACAGGCGTGGGGTGCTGCTGTAGCCCGTCGTCAAGAGCTCTATGTATGGGAGCAGCAGAGGGATTTGGGCATAAAGGTGTTCCGTGATGCGGACGGTGGTAGACTGCCTGACGGACGCCCTCGTGAATTGGAGGACCTCTTTGGACGTCTCAATGATGATAAGAATGATCCGAAGTCGGCGGTCTTACCAAATGCTGTATTTATGTCATGGGACGGCGATCAGCTGGTGCGCCGCTTTGAGTTCAATTGGTTCTGCGCACTCACTGCCAACGATGTCAAGAATACCGATACGCTATGGACGAAGATGGCGGGGTATTAGACTATTAGACTAGCGTACATTGAATGTACATAGGTCTAATTTAACGAATCAAAACAGCACAAAGTCCTCCAAGTCTCGCATAAACATTCCGTCTGTTCCCTTAAGAGCCCGCCGTTGTATGAGTCTCAAATCGCGCTGTACATCCGGCGACCGTGATACCGATGAAACCGTTGAATCTACTGAATCCATTGAGCCCTTACGTTTGTTCTTTTTCGGTTTTGGGAGGTGGGGCACAAACGAGTTGATAACACCAAGGACATCGTCAGGCAACAGGGCGCATAGGCATTCTGGCAGCTGAGGTTTCATTGTCCTACCGAGGCGGTCCAAAATAAATGGCCGCCCCGCCGGGGTGTTTACGGCACCTCCCCGAGAATTTCCTACTGTATTCACAGTACAAACTGCTCCGCCGCCCATCGGCGCCCGTCGCAGCCAACGGACCCCAAGGCACCCCCCTTGCCCAGTCGACCCCCGCCCGCCGCGGTAGACCACGTTATAAAACATCCCGCGCCAATTAACTCTATGAACAGAAATTTAGTATATTTCTGTTTGTTTTATAATAAGGATTATGTTGACTTATTACGTATTCTTATGATAACAGTTAAATTGTATTCGCAAACGGATACTATCGATTTTCTAGTGTTGACGGAGTCAAAGTTTGAATCCGCAATAAAGGATATTTCTACTATGCTAAATATTCCAATTCTTACAAAGATTTACGATCCCCTAACTGATTTTCTTGATTCTTGTTGTGCCCGTTATTCTATATTCGACTACGAACATATTAATAACTATCAAAAAATATTATATCTTGATGCTGATATTGTCGTTCAAAATGATTTAACAACATTATTCACTATTGATATTGAAGACCGCGTCTATGCAATTCCTGAAGGAACAATTCAATTTAGTTCATGGGGAGGCACATTCTTTGATTTTACAAAGATTGATAAGAATTTAAAAGGCATGAACGCTGGTACATTATTATTCAAAAATATAGAATCAATAAGGACACTTTTTAAAGATATTACGGAACATATTACCTGTATGAAAAAAACTGGCTGTCTTATGCCTCACGCCGCCGAACAACCATTTTTAAATTTTCATTCTATAAAAAACGCCCTTGACAATAATACATTGATGGATAAATATGGTTGTATATATGGTAATAAATCTATAGCACTGCCGTCAACTCCTACTGATGTAATTTTATGTCATTATATTGGTGTAATAAAAATAAAGAAAAATGCTATGTTAAAACATGTAACTCATTTATTGGACAATTATAAAAAATTATTAAAGCAACACAAGCCTTTAGTCGTACCAAATATTATTGGCAATGTATACACGTGGGGAAATACAAGATTTACCTTTATAGATAATGCAACTTTTGTAACATCGTGGGCAACTTATAACTATACATGGCTTGACGAATTTACACTAGAAGCGAATTGGTCTAACTATTCGCATGTTTTTCGATTTAATTCCGATTATACTAGTTATATATCTGTTCGTAAACATACTCTTGATTATGGGTGTGGCTCTCTATATGTATCGCCAATAAATAGGGATTCAGACACCATTGTACCTACTGTAGCATTCGCCGCGGTTAATGATTCTATAAAACATCCCGCGCCAATTAACTCTATGAACAGTAATTTAGTATATTTCTGTGTATTTCATAATAATGATTATGTTGACTTGTTACGTATTCTTATGAAAACGGTAAAATTATATTCGCAGACGGATACCATTGATTTTCTAGTGATGACCGAATCGAAGTTCGAATCCGCGATAAAGAATATTTCTACTATTCTAAATATTCCTATTCATATAAAAATTTGTAATACGTTAAATAAATATGATACATATTATAGTCGCTATTCTATATTTGATTATGAGCATATCAATAACTATAAAAAGATACTTTATCTCGATACCGATATTATCATTCAAAACGATTTGATAACGTTATTTAATATTGATATTGAAGACCGTATCCATGGCATGCCAGAGCTTAATAACGAAAATAAGCATTTTATAATTGAATCTGAGTGGTTTGGAGGATGGTTTTTTGATTTTACAACGATTGATAAGAATATAAAAGGCATGAACTCTGGCATATTGTTTTTTAAAAATACAGAATCGTCAAGACTAATTTTTAAGGATATTACAGAACATATTGCCTTTATGAAGAAATTAGGTTGTCGTATGCCGGTCCCTTGGGATCAGCCATTTCTAAATTTTCACTGTATAAAACGCGATCGTCATGATACTACGTTAATGAATAAATATGGATTTATATATTTTAGAAATTCTCCACCTCCACCATCAAGTCCTACTGATATAATTCTATGTCATTATGCTGGTGAAACAGAAAGTAAGAAAAATAAAATGCTGAAACATGTGCTACATCTGTTGAATAATTATAAAAAATTATTAAAACAACACAAGCCTTTCATCGTACCAAATATTACTGGCAATGTATACACGTGGGGAAATACAAGATTTACCTTTATAGATAATGCAACCTTCGTAACATCGTGGGCAACTTATAACTATATATGGCTTGACGAATTTACACTAGAAGCAAATTGGTCTAAGTATTCGCATATTTTTAGATTTAATTACGATTATACTAGTTATATATCTGTTCGTAAAGATAATCTTGATTATGGCGCGGGCTCTCTAACTACATCCACAATAGATATGAATTTTTTAAACAAATTACTGAAGAACAGATTTACAATGGTGCCTATGAAACGCTTGCTAAACTTATACAATAATTGTAGTTTATTCACAAATAAATCATATTCTTTTGTAGAATGCGGTATTGCGAAAGGCGGATGTCTTGCAGTTATGAAAAAGTTAGCCGGTCCTAAGAACAAAGTATTTGGATTTGATAGTTTTGAAGGAATGCCTGCAATAACACAAGATGATATAAGCGATTATAATAAGGGAAATCCATCTGAATGGGTTGGTAATAATTTATCAGGAGGAATTGAAAATGTATATAAGACTTTTCAAGATTTACAGTTGGATATGACGAATGTACATTTAATAAAGGGATTTTTCCAAGATACTCTTGCGCAGCAGGAGATTATTGATAAGATAGGTCCGATTGCAGTACTCCGTTTGGATGGGGATTGGTATGAATCTATAAAAGTATGTCTAGAAGCACTGTATGATAAGGTTGTCATCGGTGGAGTTATTATTCTCGATGATTATGGGCATTGGGTCGGTAATAAAAAAGCGACAGACGAGTTTCGGCAAAAGCGTAATATTATTTCTCCTCTTATTCAAACTGATTATTCAGAATACTATTGGATTAAACAAGACACTTCGTCTGATTTATGTGAACTAGCAAAGAAGTACTGTGTAGATAAATGCCCATCTTTCAAGAGACATACATACACGCCTGAGTATCATAAGTTATTATCCGCAAAGCGTAATGAGATTCAATTGGTATGTGAAATAGGTATAGGAAATGCCCCCTTAATGGCGCCAATTACATCAAGTAATTATAAACCTGGTGCAAGTTTGCGAATGTGGCGCGACTATTTTCCGCAGGCGCAAATTGTCGGTTGTGATATTCTAGAATCTGTCTTATTTACTGAGGAACGCATTACAACATTCCAAACAGACCAAAGCAGCGTTGAATCTCTGAATCGTCTTAGCAATAATATCCGCAAACTAAATCCATACGCCGATATTATTCTTGATGATGGTTCTCATAAGGAAGAGCATATGGTAACATCATTCAAGACATTATGGAGTTTAGTAAAACCGAACGGATTTTATATTATTGAAGATATACATATTTCATTTCTTGATAGAATTGCGAATCTAAATAAAGAATTTGACTTTAAAGATGCTAAGTGTCTACACGTTCATAAGGGAAATATAGAAAAGTTTCCAATGGATAATTTCGTCGTTTTCTCCAAAATAATAGAATTTGAAAACAGAAATGATATGCTAACATACTATTCAAATACAATAGACAAACCAAAGATTTTAGAAATAGGTATTTTCAAAGGTGAATTCTTCGACTTTATTGCGAATAATTGTTCTATAGGATTGCTAGACGGCGTTGATTTATTTGTAGGCACAAATGGCAGTGGAGACCAAGATGGTAATAATTTCATATGGTATAATTTAGAAAAGTCTTTTAAGGAACTAACCGAAAAATATAAAAATAATCCAAACGTGAACTTACATAAGTCCGATTCGTCTACATATTTAAAAAGTAAGGTGGACGATTATTACGATATTATTTATATTGACGCTGACCATACTTATGAGGGATGTAAACGGGATTTGATAGAGGCATTCAAGAAAATTAAACACGGAGGCTACATTATGGGGCACGATTATGAAATGAATATGAAAAAAGGAAAAACAGATTGGAAGTGTGGTGTACCTCAGGCGGTAAACGAATTTTGCGACACATATAATCAGTCTATTATAGCAAAAGCGATGGACGGCTGCGTAGGGTTTTGTATCCGAATAGATAAGACGCCAAAAATTTGAACACCCACCACTTTATTGTTAGAAATCCAGACAAAACAATGGTACTCACGGTTACACAACTACAGGCGGCACACGGAGCGCTTCAGGCACAGTGGGATGGAGTTGTAGACTTTAAAGAGGTCGCTGATGTTGACCATTTCTACAGCGATGGCATCAGCAAGAATGCTATCCTCAAGATTGTTCTGCGGTATCCTGACAGTGCTGAACGTGTAAATATAGTCTTTATATTTCCTGATGGTGGTTACTCCGAGGTATTTGAACGTCCTATTAATCATATGATATCGGCGTGGCTTGCACCGATTCTAAAAAAGAAGAAGGATTAGTAGGATGGCTACTCGTAAGAGAAAGCACGATTTCATTCAGCATCATCATTTGTTGATGCGTATGGAACTTATGGATTGCCCTGAGCGAAAGGATATTCCCCGCGTGAAAGGGATGGTGACAAATATCTTGAAGGCGTTGAATATGAAGTCGCTCGCTCCGCCTCGTGTATACTATTTGGATAAACCTGAAAACAACCGCGGTATGACGTGTATTGCGCCGATTAAGACGAGCCATATTGCGTTTCACTTCTGGAGCAATCCCGACCATAGTATTTTTCAGAATAAGGAGAGCCGCTGTTTATTAGAGTTTGATATTTATACGTGCGGTAGTATGGGTCCTAACACTGTCAAACAGATCCTCCATCAGTTGGCACCCTACAGACCAACACATGCCGATATTGATATTCTGAATCGTCGTAAGGGCATGGAGCTTGAGCACCATTTTTCGTGGGATAAAGGGAAGCGCCCTGACTGGGATGACTGGCTGGAGTCAAAAGCATTTTTGCATATTCGCCGTAACCGTAATAGGAAGAATGGTAAAACACGAAAACAGCGGGGAGGACGCCCCGTTCATATGTTTTTGCTTATGATAAATAATGTGCGTGATAAAATTCGCCATTTAGTGAATATCATTACAGCCGCTCATGCTGATAACCCTGATCATTATGAGAATCTGTATACTAGAGCAAGAGATGTAGATAGTCTTACACAACAATTAGCCGTAGATGCAAGAGAAGCAGCAGAACAAGGGAATGAAGAGTTGGGTTTTGATATTAGTGAAAAAATATCAAACGATCTAAAATCTCTTCAAATTATGTGGGATACAACACTTACGGCTGAAGAACACGCCCTTGTGCCTTCTCAGAACGGCGGCGGTATCATGTTTGATGTAGTATTTTATACTGAAGTTGGTCATACAATCCATAAACATATAATTCCACCTTTTGAAACCCCACTGCTTACCCGCTTTCAAACGGCTAGACGAAGCCCTGATGTATTATTTGAGAAAGAGAAGAACCGTGCGTATGTGATTGTTATATATGATGAGGACGCCCCCCATCCGGCACGCGTACATTGGTTATATACTCAGTGGTTTGATCGTAGAGGACGATTGGACGACGAGATTTTAATTCCTTACGAGCCTCCCAATCCGCCTCAAGGTGAAACGCATACCTATACAGTTCAACTCTTATCAAAGATAACAGGACCAGGCATGGATATTGTAAATACTGTACCAAACAAGAACGGCTTCAACATAGAGCAATTTATGGAGGCTGAGGGTCTTATCAGCGAGGCAGTCAGAACGTTCAAAGTAGGTCCAGAGTAATCTCATCCCGTATAGTAGAAGATGAAGTGGGAAAAACTCGCCACCCCCATCATTGTCGGCATTCTTCTTTTTGTCATATTTAAACTTTTTATGGCATCCCGCCGCCGTATTATGGAGGCGTTTGGCTACAGTGAAGGCACGATGGTCCAGCTCTCTAGCAGCCACGTGCCGACAATGGAGGACGAGGAGGAACTCCTTGCTATGAAGCGTCAGATTGACCATGATCTCATAGATATGACTGGATCGGCATAACCCCGAGCCAAGAGCCATAAACTTGTTTTCAGCGTCCTTTATAAGGATGGCGAAGACTCGTAAACACCGTCGTAAGGGCGGTGCGCTTCTAGGACAAGGGTCCTTTGGGTGCGTATTCCGCCCTGCCCTTGCGTGTAAAGGCAATACCCGCAACCGTCCAGGTCAAATCTCCAAATTAATGGATGGTGTAGATGCTATAGAAGAGCTCAAGCAGCGTGACCTTTTTCATAGCATTGATCCGACACAAAAGTACTTCCTATATCCCTTTGAAATCTGCGACCCAAAACTCCCCTTTAATGATGAAAACAATGTAAAGAAGTGTAAGGTTCCGATGAAAGTGCGTAAAATCCTACAGTCGTTAGACGGCGGTGAAAGTATCGGTGATATTAAGTTAGAGCCTGCAGACTATCCCGCCTTCTTCAAGTCTATTACTAATTTGTTTGAAGGCTTGGAGAAAGCGCACGCTAAGGACATTATTCATAATGATATTAAACCCGATAATATTGTGGTCGCCAAAACTGACAAAGGGCAGTTTAATACCCGTTTTATTGATTTTGGCATTTCGTTCAAATGGGACGATTTAGATGAGATTTCTAAAAATAAAAAGACACCATTTGCCCGTAACAAAAAGGGTCATAGTTTTTTTGACCAACAATACAATTACTGGAGCATTGAGGTGAGTTTTGTGAATCCGCACCCTGTCAATAAGCGGAAGGTGATTCACGATTTCTATAAGGAGACCATTCACGGCGAGAAGACGATTCCGTATCGTATTTTTTATAAGAAGGTTCCTGGAAGCAGTTATGAAAAGGCGGTTATAGATGAAGAGTATCTCACTTGGCTAGAAGATAAACTAGAGAAAATGACACCGGTAGAAAAATATAAGTTTATCTTTGAAAAGGACGACGTGTATGCGCTAGGTCGAACCTTGTCACAGGTTTTTTACCAGCGGTTTGGACAGCGCGATGAGGGTATGTCCGCTCCCCATATTATTGTAGAACATAACCCGCTAAAATTAACAAAAGAAGAGGCGACTCGGTTTGCTGAGATGGTCGCCATACCGTGCTATAAACTTGTAAGAGGAATGATGAGCCCTGATATAAGAACGCGGCTCACGATGAAAGAGGCGAGCAAGATGTACGACGATAAAGTCCTACCCGCCATCAATAAGTTTTTTAAAAGCGCTTGATTAGAGAATGAAGGAGTCTATGGCGAAACGGTTTTGCCAATGTATTAAAAAGGTCCGCCGGACCATTAAGGGAAACTACAAAAAGCAACAGAAGGAGTCTCGTGCTATTGCTATTTGTGTGAAATCGGTCATTCAGACCCGTGGTAAGACGCTCAAGAAGTTCAGCTGCGGCAAGAGCCCCAAGCTCACGACGCAGCGCCCTAAATATTAATGCGGCAATACGCCGTAGTCTCCGTTACCGACTAAATATGCGATAACGAAGCCTAGAAGCACATCGGCGGTGTAATGCGACCGCGTCAAAACAATGAGCGCCATATTGATTATGTTCGTAATCCAGAATACCCAATTGGACATAAAGCCTTCGCGAGCCAATAGAACCGATATGAGAGTTACAATGGCTGTATGTCCGCTAAAGAGTTTATCGTAGCAGCCGCCTTCTAATAAAAACTGTAGGTCAAACTTCACCTGGCATTCTTCGTGTTTGGGCAGAATCGTAGAAATGCCGACAATGGCGCGAATGACTAATATGAATAAGAACTTGAAGAAGAATTCGGTTATAAGATCGGATTCGTTCGCGCCAACGAAGAGAACTAATAGCATCGCAAGTGGTATAATGTTCGCAATCCAGGAATATTTGTATAAACTTGGAGTATTGATATGGGTAATATCAAATATAGGATTGCCGCCTTCTCCGCCACCATCGCGGGAATAATGACGTTCTCCCCACATTTGTATCAGGTACTGTATGGCGTAGATAAACCCGATAATACAGGTAATGTAAATAAATCGTAAAAATATTTGCATTGCACCTCCCTATTTATCCTCACGATTTCTCGTAATATTTCACACGGTCGCCGACGTCTACGCCGAGCTGACGGCATACCCCGCCCTCCACTTCAATCACCTGCTGACCTACACCCTTGTAAGAAGGGCAGGGTTCTACAGTACACGGTGGACACATATGGGCAATAGACGTCACAACGCCGTCCTTGACAAATATCATATCAAGCGGGATAATACAGCCCTTCATCCAGAACGACCGCTGGTCGTCGTCAAAGGCGAATACCATACAATTGAAACCTGAATCAAACCGCTGTTCCATCATACCTTTGCGCTTCTCTTCGGCAGTCGTCGGGACTGCGGCTTTGAGAACAACGGTGCCAATCTGTACGTACATCTATATACACCGGTGAATAAACCCAGCCAATCTAAACCAACAGCAAACAGTATATATAATGTTGTGTCCTCATTGCGCAGATTTGGAGAATACTCCCATCCTAGGGCATATGTATGCGAAAGCCCAGGCGCATCGCCTTGCCAACGAATATGCCGAAGAACAAACGAAGAATATAATGGGTATTCCTTATGTTGGTGAATATACCCGTATCTATGCGGAGCGGTTTGACGAGCTCTATATGACTTTTCGCTCTACACACTTAGTAAATTTTATTGATAAGCTATATGAAACCTATAAGAATACTCCTAATCTATGCGAGCATCACGGACTACTCGTTAAACCCGTTGCCGTAAATTCCGCACAACCGGTAGGGTCCCATGCTCAGTGAATGGATTGTTACTATAACACACGCTCTGCTATGCGCAGTAATGGTTATTGGCGTGTTATTTTCACGCACAAGAATCGCTAAGGGCGCCGTTCTGGCGATTTTAATGCTGTTATTTATTGGAATTCGCTTCTTCCGAGGCTGCGCAATGGACAACTTAGAGGTCTGTGAAAACAAGCCAACGTTAGCGGAAATTGGTATGGCAGCAACGATCAAGGACTATAAGCAGGCAAGTACTTACGATTTTGAGCAGGCGGTTGTAGGAAACCTCCTCATAATCCATCTCATCAAGATTTACGCTCTGTCAATCTACCCATTTGATACACTGTTTTAACAAGAAAACAATACCGAAGGCGATAACCATATTGGGTGCTAGCGGTATAAGGTCTTCTTTGACAGGCTCGTGATTGGTGCCGAAGAGTTGGTCTAGGACATCGGGTCCAAAATTGGTGCCGACGTTTTTATGATGATCTTTATGAACCTGCGATCCTATTATACTGTAGTTCACGATGTGGACTGACGTATACCAAATAGCGTAGAACAGAATAACGCTGGTAGGCACAATCCAAATGCTGGTCATAGCCTGGAGCCATAGAACGGTGAGACTCATCGCCAGGTCATTTATCATCTCTAAGCCGAGTTCCACTCGCCGGTCTAGGAGCTTGAGGGGCTGATGGTGGAAAATCCAGTGCGTATTGATGTACATAAGTGGTCCTTCGGTGGGAAGATAGTGAAGCGCACGGTGAAAAAAGTAGACCCAGAAGTACATAAAGCTGAGTCCAAATATGGCGGCACCCATTGAGCGGTCGGGAGTTGTCAATACGACAGCACAAGCAGCGGCGGCGAATATGGTCATACCATAGGCGTCAATCCAGTCTAGGAGATTCTCTTTGCCGAATATACGCTCCATCCTTACCGAGCGGAGAGATTTCTCCTCTTCGCCGACTACGCAGAAATTTGATAATTGAATGATGCTGTCAGCAAGTTATCAAATGTCCGACTTTTACTGCGGCAATTGCGGCTATATCACCTACAGCAAGAGTAGTATGGACCGCCATAGAGCACGCAAGACACCGTGTAAACCTAAGCCACCCGCTGCCACACCTGATTGTGCCCCACCGCCACAATATGCCGCACGCCAGCCGCTTCCGTCAGGTACTCCTTCGCTGCCCGTGATACATCAGGGTGACCCAGGAACTGCCCGTACGGCTTCTCAATGTACAGCGACGAATCGTCCATAACGAAGTAGCCGCCGACTTTGACCAGCGGCAAATACGCCTTAATATCAGCGACTACCACCTCGTAATCGTGGCAGCCGTCAATGAAGATGCAATCGTAGGGACCGTCCTCGCGAACATCCCGTAGAATCGCCGGATCCTGCGACAGTCCGATATGCAGCTTGAGACGGTTGGCAGGAACGCCGCACTTAGCCAAAGCCCCGTAAACGTCGCCAAAGTAGTTGGACTCATCGTAACGCGAGTACTTATCGCCAATATTACACAACGGCGTCACGCCGTGGAGCGATACTAAACGCCGCTCCCGCTCGGCGCAGAGTCCTACGAGACCCAGAACGCGTCCCTTATACACACCCACCTCTAGGAATTTGAAACTCGCCGGCATCGCATCTACGAGCAGTTTCCAGTTCCAAGCAAACGCCATCTCGCCGAATCCCTCGCATAACTCAAATGCCCGCGCGAGTTCGGCGTCCTTGCGCGCCGCCGACTCAAATACCGTATAGACGACGCGATTACGGTCGTCCGCCGCCAAAAGCGGGTACATAAGTCGCACCTCGTCTAGTGTATTCATTTTATTGTTAGATATCCCAGGACGGCTTTAACCCGCCATCAATAATCTAGTACTCCAATAGGATGGCAAAGAGAGCCGATTTTTCGTATTTGCTGACCCTACTCGCTGTAGGAGTAGGAGTTGTCATAGTCTATGCTATTTATAAGCACATAGACTCACGTAAATCTCCTAACATAGATACGATTCACGTGATTAACTTGGACCGTGATGTGAAGCGATGGGAGTCTATTCAGAAGCAAGCCTTTCCGTTAGGTCTTACTGTAAATCGTTTCCGAGGTATATACGGCAAGGATATTCCTTATAGCCAGATGCGTACACACGGCGTAGGCAATGCGATGGTGCGCGCAGATCGTAATGACCACAAAGGCGAGAAGTTACATAATCTGGGGGTTGTCGGTTGTTATTTATCGCATCGCGGGCTCATAGAGCATTTAGGAGCAATGAACGTCCCCGATTCGTACGGTCATCTTATCTTAGAGGACGACGTAAATTTTCCAAATGACTTTCTACAGCCTGGAGGGCGATGGGACACCTTGAGCCGTCAGATACCAGCAGATTGGGATATGATTTGGCTTCGTATGTGGAAACCGTATGGCAACGACATCGCTTCTGGAATTATAAAACTCAAATCGGATCCCCGTATCCGTGTGAATCTCGGCACGTTTGCGTACGTTGTGCGCCACGGCGCTATTCAGCATAAGATTTTGCCGACACTCAAATATATGAACGATGCATTTGATGAACAGATAAATCAGCATTTTAATGAGTGGAATTGCTATGTCCTACACCCTGGCATTATTGATATTAATGATGAGTTACAGGCGGAATCGGCAATCAATGCTATTAACGCCCCACCAACAGAAAAGAAGGTATAAGTAGGAATGAACGCGCCCTTTACACCCTTACGCAAGCGCCCAACAACCCTGGAACTTCCAACAAATAATATGATGCGGTCCAATAGTCCGACGACGTATAGCCCTGTAGAATCGGTGCCGCTAAATGCATTCAAACCGACACCCACACGCGAGGTGCCGAAGGAACTTCGTACGGTTACAACGCCGAATCGTCCTACACGTGAGCCGTGGGGGAAGCCAGGCTTTTTGCCGAGTAATGCCCCGCCCCGTCGCAGTAATCGCAGCCGCAAGACCCGACGACGCCGCCGTCAAACACGTCGGCGTAGAACCAGTCGGAGGTCTAAAAAGAACTAGTGTTCATTATTAAATGCGAGTTTTGTCGGTTCCATTAGGTAGATTAGGAAATGCTATATTTCGTTATCTAGCTACAATTATATATCATATAGTATTTGATGCTACAATTATACATCATACACAAATAACAGATGCCGATAAATATTTGATGGTAACCGATGAACAGTTTATTCATTGGATGAATGCTCATCTAAATGGCGATAATTTAGGATTGGACGAAGATAAAACATATGGATTTTTAGGATACTTTCAACACGATGCTATTTATTTGAAATACAGGTTGCAAATTATAGATTATATTCGTAAGCATCCGACCGATATTCTAACAACCGATGGAAACAATGGGGATCGTGACGATTTTACATATTTTCATATGAATTATTCATCAGGGCATATTGTGAATACTCCACAAGGATTTAATAAATATTATGATACGGTTGTTCATTTGCGTTTGGAAGATTTTATTACTATCGGCAATGTGATCCATCCACTCTCTGTAAAACAACTGTTAGAAAGTATAGGAGCACCTTCATATTGTCTTGTTGTTAATGCGCCCAACACCGAACTTGAGTTGCGTTATATTGAGTATTTAGGCAAGCATTTTAACTTAATTATTGAATCTAACGATGTTCTTACTGATTATCATATTATGAAGAATGCGAAGACCTTGGTGTGTTCGTGCTCTACTATTTCGTGGGCGGCGGCGTTCTTTTCGGATACGGTTCAGCGTGTCTATATGCCGAACTATCCTGCTAATCGTCCGCACGAAACGTTTCGTAAGCCTATTGAAAACACGTTAGCGTATAACTATAAAACGTGTTCAAAGCACGAGTTGGAGGAGTTTTTACGAACCGCCGTCTAAAGCCATACACATTAAACAAATCATCAAATGTTGATTCCAGGAGCGGATGTTATTCGCATCTTAAATCATTACGGTATCAAGGTTACCGGTGTGCTTCATGTCGGTGCACACGAATGTGAGGAGATGGACTTCTACAAAACATTGAATCTAACACCAAATGACGTAACGTGGCTAGATGCTATTCCGCAGAAGGTAGAGGAGGCACGGGCGAAGGGAATGCCGAACGTATATCAGGCACTGGTGACGGATAAGGACGATGAATTAATCAAGTTTAATATTTCGAACAACGTACAGTCGTCCAGCATTTTTGACCTGGGTACGCACGCGACGGCGCATCCTGAGGTTGTCTATACGGGATCAATGGTTGCACCGTCTATTACCATTGATACGTTCTGTCAACGCCATAAGATTGATATTCCGAAGCATAACTTTTGGAATCTGGATATACAGGGAGCCGAATTCAAGGCACTGGTCGGCGGCGAAAAGTGCCTCGCATTTGCGAAGGTGCTCTATCTGGAGGTGAACGAGGATGAGCTCTACAAAGGCTGTACTCTCAAGCCGATGCTAGACTATTATCTAGAATCGCAGGGCTTCAAGTGTGTGGCACAGATGATGTGCGGCAATACGGGTTGGGGTGATGCTATTTATATTCGTGTATAATTTTCATTTATACTTTATATTTAAATAATTGGTTATTATATAGTTTAATAATGAAACGAGAATCATGTATTATATGTGAAAATAAAGAATTTGAATGTATTAACTCTTTTTCTAATTTTCCAATCATGGCGACTTCTTCTAGTGGTAAACAAGACATATTATTTGATTATACAGTAATTCTGTGTAACCGTTGCAAATGTTTACAACTAGAAAATCTTGTAGATGCCAAATATCTTTATTCTCCAGTCTATATGAACGCAACGTTTAGTCCTTCTTGGTTAGATCACCATAAGACATTTTGCCAGTTTATAGTACAGAATACGACAGAAACGTCTTTTTTAGAAATTGGGGCAAATACAGGCATTCTGTATAAAATTATGTTAGATTATCGTTCCATTGATTATACTACGCTTGATATGTACAAAAATAATGAATTACATTCTAATATAAAATTTATTGAGGGAAATTGCGAAGACTTTGATTATAATGGATATAATACTGTAATATTATCTCACGTATTTGAACATTTATATAATCCGCGCAAGTTTATTGAAAAAATTAAAAACGGTAATGTTAGTAGTGTATTTATATCTATTCCAAATTTTGACTTACTTGTAAAAGAAAAGGCGATAATTACAATACATTCCCAGCATACATTTTTTTGCGGCTTAGATTATATTAAATACGTATTTTCTTTATATCATTATCGTTGTGAAACGTCTTTTACATACAACGGGAATTTTAAATCATATATGCTTAAGTTTGTGCTTGATCCTAATATGCTCACATTAGAACTACCATTTACTGATAAAAACATGTTGACAGATATATATGTAAATGAGATAAACCGAATCAGCAATATAAAACTATCTAAGAATACTTTAATATGTCCAGCAGGTATCTACGGTCAATATCTCTATTATTTTATAAAAGATAAGGAAAACGTAATAGGATTTATAGATAATAATAAAAACCGACACGGTAAACCATTATATGGAACCGATAAACTTGTTTATTCGCCAACTGAAATAGATTATAAAAATAATCATATTTTATTATGTGAATGTCCTTATAAAGATGAAATAATAGAAGGTCTTTATAAGATATCGTCTGATATAAAATTTAGTTAAACATACCAATGCCGCCCAGTTTGTTGCCGGCACCAATAATTTCCGTTTGCCTTGATTTGTGCTTGGGTCTCGGCATCAAACGCGTCTAGACATAACCTGGAAAAGTCCCAGGTTTTGTGTAGCATCTCCTCGTATTTCGCCTTCAAATATTCAGGCGTAATCTCAGAATAATCGTCGGTGAAAAGGATAGGGCAGTTGCCGTACTTCTCTAATAACCGCTCATTACGCTCCACAATAGGAATACAACCTGCCATCAGTGCCTCATAATGGCGGTGGCAATCAACGCCGTTGCCCTCAGGGGAGACAACGAACTGAAAATGAGGAAGCATACGCAAATAAGCACTGCTAGGCATATCTATATTCTTGATACCGTTTGCCTCAAGATTGTCTATGATAAACCGACGGTTTATACCGGTAGGGCGGCGGTTTTTATCGGTACCGGTACGAATTGCACATAGGACCTGGTGTTCATGTGGACCGATTTGGATCTCTTCTAAGGAACCATTGAAGAATGCGACTTCCCAACTCATACCGATAGAGAACGGAATCCATTCATCGTTGAGTCGGTCAAACTCTGAACAATTGTACATCAGTTGTTCGCGCCCCTTCAGACGCTTTTGCCATTCAAAAAGTGTCATGCGATACATTTTGAATAGTAATCTCCCCCTACCTTTAGACGCTTCTAATCGTAAAGAGCGTTGAAATTATCTACATTGAGCATACTGAGCTCTTGGATATAGTAACTACCGTCGTGGACAATATGATCGTACATCATACCTGGAACAACGACCATTTTCATATTATTGTTTTTCCACATAAAATAGTTTTGGAACATTACATCTGGGCTTCGTGCCGTTTCTAGATGTTTTAGATGTTCATCTGTTTTGGTTGTCATATACATCTTCTTGGATACAATGTAGTTGCCAGTATTATAGAGGCACGTCGCCATTGGAATATTTTTCCAATAATACTTATAATTCTCTTTGGTAATGTATACGCCTCCAAAATGGCGATAGTCAAAGCCCTCGTGATTTGCCTGCGGAATTGTTCTACAGGGCGAGTATATTGTATCTACATTAGGATCGCCCCCTTTTAGCCACGTCGCCCACGCATCAAAATAGGACACAGGCGCAAAGTTATCAGAATCCATTAAACAAATGAACGCATTGGATGCCATCTCAATAACTTTACGTTTGTTAAGGAATGGACCTAGGCGGTTCGTATTGACAGATACGCGAATCTTAGGGTCTGTAAACGTAGCACGAATCTGTGCAGCATCCGCACCATTCTCATCCGAAATTACAATTTCAGCGATATAAGGATTTGCAAGATACTTGGGTAGGCTCACCTTCAAGAACTCCCAACGATTCATTGTTGGAATACATAGGGTAAGTGGAGGGACCATTTTATGTCTAAAATCCGCATTCCTCTTTAAACCGCGGTATCCATAAGACTTGTAACCCACATCCAAACCTTTTTGCGTTGTTCAGCAGTTTCAATCGCCCATAACGTTCCCATAATAAGTGAATGGGTTACTACAGTTAATGCCCTTTCAGATATTCCACGAATGCGTATTTCATCAAAGAAGTAATCCTTCATTTGTGCTTGATAACCATCCGAAACCGAATCATTATACAGTATACGGTCATATCCAAGAATAGATTGGTATAGCTTCGCATAATCGTACATTATATCACCGCCGGTTGTCAGATGCTCTTCTAGTCGCCCTTTCATATCAATAAGCTTAATATTATTCTTAAAGTCTAATAAAATATTACTCAGCCAAAAATCACCGTGAATATATGAGGCAATACAAGGCGGCGACGACTCTTTCAAATACCATTTGAGTCTATCAAGGCATAGATTGTGATATTTTTCGGCATCTGGAAAGCAATAGATCTCTTTATTGCTAAAGCGCCGCTCAAGTTTCGTAATATAGTTTGCATAGACTTCATCGTAGGATGGTACCGACTCACCCTTTGTATTATGTAAGTAATCCAGGATTTCAAACAGGGTTTTCATATGATAGCGGGTCATAAGTTCCGATTTGTAAAGAGTATACATCGGCACGCCGCGTATATATTCAGTGCGAAGTTCAGCAGTCCCTGATGATTTGATAGAACTATAGTAAGTAGGAAAGAAGCGAGAAATAGATGACGAATGTGGTATATTTTCGTAGAAGTAAATTTCGCCGGCAAGATGATCCATCTTACCTCGTTTTACAACATCATCTCCGTCAAGTTCAATTGTATTGTATTTATTGTTTTGAAGTTTATTGATGGGAGTCTCAGGGCACATATAATTTATGAGCCCCATACTTTCCATATCATTACGATACGGATTGACGGCGCGGTCGTCAATATACATATCCGCAATAGGCTTCCCAAAGAGTAGTTCATCGTAGGGAATGGCAAAGTCGGCGAGTGTATCCAGAGTTTGCCGACCAATATCACGAATAACGGCACCCACGTTATATTTATGGGTTGCCATACGGCGGGCAGTATGGATAATAATAGTATGCCCTTCATCGTGTAGTTTTCGCACGAGTTGAATCATCGTCTCAATCGGTTTAACAGTAGAATAGTCGCCAGGCACAGTTGGATACGTCACAAGTGTATTATCTAGATCAAAACAAATACGCATAAGCGGTTTGGAAATACGTCCAATAGTATTATGAAGTTCTTTGAGACTGCCAATATGTGTAATGGTATCGGAAAATCGCACACCGATTACAGTATCTCCCTGCTCTACTAGGTCTTCAAACAACGACGAAAGATAGAGTTCGGTTTCACTAGGAACTACGAGCCGTTTCTTTGCAACGTCACGAAACTGCTTAAGTGATTTGAATCCGTAGACGCCGCAAATAAACTGGTTGGAAATACGCTTCTTCTCCTTGACCATTGTAACTCGCCCTTCGTTCATCTGTATAAAACTAAACGCCTCAGAGGTGCCGTTGTCTATAGAGTATCCAAGAAAGGCGGACCCGTGGGTTTCAAAGAACGCTGGCGGGAACTCAAAAAGTACGTCGTTATCAAGAAATACGATAGGTTCGTCGTCTGCGAAGAGTTCGCGTGTGCCGCACCACGCCGATTCAACGGGACCGCGCGTGAAATAAGAGAGCGGTAGAAATATACACTGGCGATCTTTGAACTGATTTGCGACAACTTGCTCAAAGTTAAATTGTTTTAGATGCGGAGAAGTAATAAAATAGATAGTATGAATGCATGCGGGTAGATTTTGAAGTGTATAAGAAATGGCGGGCTTTCCGTAAATCATATTTAGCGGTTTAGGGAATGAGTAATCCTGTAGCCGGCTACCAATACCTCCGCATAGTACAAATACTTTCATATCTTGTTATGTGATGTTGAGACTCTTTAGATTCCGTTTCACCATATAAAGATTTGCTCAATGATTTATATAAACATGGAAGATATAACATTTCTATTTTATACACACAGTGATTATAGTGACCTTTGGGAGATTCTCAGAGATACTACACCGCAACTTATTCCAAGCACTTGCAAGCGTCTAATCGCGGTGAATGCGAATGCTCCCAATCAGCCCACCGGCTTTGATGGAATCGTTACCTATGACGATTCGCTCAATTATTCGGATAAGGTTCTATCACTTATGAACCAAATCTCTACAGAATATGTAGTGTTTATCCACGATAATGATCTGATGATGAGTTTTTCCAACGTAATCTTTACAGACCTTTTTAATATTATCAAAACGAATCATATTGACCGTTGTATATTTGGCATTATTGGGCGTAATAATGGCACTATTCACCACCCGCATTTCAATCTTGTAAATTCTAAGAGTACAGAAACCCCACATTTTCGTACTCCATATGACGTTGGTCCATCTATTTGGAAAGTTGCGGCGTTTAAGAGTGCCCTTGCGGTTGTTCCTAATACGTCCTATAGAGATATTGAAGAGTCGGCGATTCAAAACTACTGTACAGAGCATCTGAATATATATGGATTTGCGAATGATGATACAAAACCCGCATATTATGTTATAGGACGTCCCTTTTCCGAGCCGTTCCAATTTCTACATATGTTTGTGCGAGGTAAGATGTACGAGCCGTATGTTTATATGGACCAAGCGACAAATTTTGTTGCGCTAAGAAATAAATATCCAATTCTATTAAATCGCCCTATAGTGGAGGGTTCAGATATAGTATTTCACTATCTATGTAAACGAACGGTATAGCGTTCAATATGATTTAAATTAATCGGACCCGAGATAAGTGAGGGATGGAAGAGGAGCCTGTGGCTATTCTTGTATCTGGATTGGCTCGTTCATTCAACGAACATTTATATGCTTTCCTGAAGCAGTTGCCGCCGAACTATCATTTATTCTTATCCTTTGCACGTTCCGACACAAAGGACCATTTTATTAATACAGCACCTGCTATTGACTATTTGTTAGAAAACCCAAATGTCAAACTAATTATTATTGATTCCGAAATACCACCAATGACACCAGGTCTATCTGAGCGTGAGCAGAATGTAATTATATATTGGCACCGCCTACAAAAGTTGTTTGCGAATATTCCAGGACACTATACACGTATATTCCGATGTAGACCTGATATTAAACTACAAATGACGATTCCACAGTTTATTGCACATCTATCTGCACCTTTTGAAGACCATACTGTTTATATTCCTACAGGATTTGATATATTTAATGAGCAATTTAAGGCATCAGACTGTGTAAATGACCAGGTTGCCTATGGATCGTATGCCGCCATGCGTACTTACTGTCAAATGTATTGGTATCTCAAATCCGCGCCGCCGATCATATCAGAGCAGCAATTGTACAGCCATCTGACAATAAACGGTCTCAATATCATGCGTACCGATATGCCATATAAACTTGTCCTATCCCAATGTTTCACGATTGCGATATGCGGTGATAGCGGTGCAGGAAAAACCACCCTATCTAAGCTTATTCAGGACGTTTTGCCGTTTGAGCAGACGCTACTTTTTGAAACGGACCGGTATCATAAGTGGGAACGGGGTGCTGAACAGTACAGCACCATTACACACTTGAACCCAAATGCAAATCACCTGGAAAAGTTATCTAGTGATACCTTCAAACTATGCTTGGGAGAGGATGTGCATACTATAGATTACGACCACTCTACTGGCAAGTTTACAGAGCCAAAATACATCAAGCCGAATAAGTTTATGTTGTTTTGCGGTCTTCATACGCTCCATAAGGAGGCTCTCAACGACATCTATAACTTGAAAATATACTTAGATACCGATACCTATTTAAAACAGCAGTGGAAGATACAGCGGGATGTAGCAGTAAGGGGCGCTGATCCTAGCACCGTATTGGAAACAATGAAACTCAGAGAGCCGGATTTTCTCACGTATATTAAACCTCAACAAGATGCTGCCGATATTATCATACATCTATACGCGAAGGATGCCGATACAACAACCATTCATGCGGCAGCAACTATTAAACGCCACCTATCGCCATCGGTTCATAACAAACTCCTGCCATTCCTGAGAGAGAGTCCTATAGAGTCCGCCAACGACACAATTCACTATAAATTCCGCGAACAGGTGGCACACACGGAGTTTTTTGTACACCTGAAAGCAAACAACTGTAATCTAAAGATTCCTAACGATAATTACGAAGGTATTATACAATATTTGATTATTTCACTACTATGGAAATAACAATAGCCGAAGAATACGAAACACTGTGCCGCAGAATTGGTCCGTGGACCGATTGGATACAGGGACCTGGTGGAAACATATCGGTTAAAGACGCGGATAAAAACCGCATTATAGTGAAGAAGAGCGGTACCTTAGTATCGGCAGCCAATAACGGACTCGTATGCGACCTTGCCGCCATTCGTCTAGCGCTCGCAGTGGGCAATGAGGACGTATCCCATACTGTGTTAGAAGGTACAGGGAAGCCAAGCATTGAGGCATTTTTACACGCATTTCCGCCTCGTATTATTGTTCACGCTCATCCGTATCCGTTAATGAACGCCCTTTGTAATTACGGACCTATTGAACTTCCCCATACGAATACGAAAACGGTAGAGTATTATAAACCTGGCGTACCGCTGGCGCAAACGATGTCTCTTCTGTACTCAGACGATACAAAGGTCTATTTTCTCCGTAATCACGGCGTGGTAATTATGGGCAATTCAGTCACCGAGATTCTTGAGCAAATGACTGCTATTGCGAAACATATGTTCCGTACACCCCATACAGATATTCCGTTAGCATCAGCTCTCTTTGATACTATGCGCAATCTTACCGACAATAAAATGCTGATTAAGCCGTTCTTCACGTCGCATATTCTAGAACGTATTTTCCTGCCGTATACGCCAGACATTGCCGTGTTTTTACACGAGGCGCCGCTACTCTTTGAGGATCCGAATGATGACCATGCAGCAAAGCTTACAGCCTATTACAAGAAATACGGGCATCTTCCAAGCGTTATCTTCGCAAACAGTGTATTTTACATAGTTGCGGGAACGAACGAGGCGTGTTATAACATATACGAAATCCTGCTATCTTACCTTCACGTCCCATTACCCGCAAACTTCTTGTCAGAAATACAGGTGTCCGAGATTGTGAATTGGGATAAAGAAAAACTAAGGCAGGCTGCGAATAAATAAACTTTAAATTTTACATTCCAATAACAAATAATGCGTTGCTTATTTGTTATTAGCGGTGAGACGTTTCGTAACGGAGGTCAAGTCTCGCGAAAGCGTGATGATAGTTCCGATAGTATTGATAAACAGCGTCTTGCGTCATATTCTCATATCAGAATTATGAATTATTTGAAAGCAAAGTACAACGTGGACACTGATATTTTTATCAATACTTATGAATTTACACCTGAGTGTGATGAACTTATACTTAAGATATATGGTCCCAATATAATCTATAGTAATTTTCGCAAAACGTCTGCCTCTAGATGTGAGGAGTTTTATGCGCAGACAAACGCCTTTGTAAGTGAACTAGATTTATCTCCTTACGAGTTTGTATTTTTTGTACGTATTGATTTTTATATCAAGGAGTACTTTTTATCTAGATTTAACAAGATAGATGATAAGATCCGCTATGGATTGTTAGACTATGGTACTCTTGGAATCCTTCATGACTTAGTTTATATGCCCAAACGGTATTTTCAGTTAATCAATATAGATATTTATTCCAATTTTCGTAATCCGCATAATGGTGCGGATTATGTATCAAGAACAGTGGGGATACAGGCAATAGACCATTTCATTAATTCTTACCATTCACTCTCTACAAACTTGAATTGGAATCCTATTTTTACCAATATAGACCGATTTGAAAGTCTCAATCACGAGTGTAAAGGGCAGCGGTATATTAACTATAAAAAAGTGTTTGTTGAGAACGACGACGAATATGACCACTTGGTAGGTACGGATATAATAGAAGAGAATTTAAAGTTATTAAGAGAAAATAAATTTAAAATGGGGTTTGACACCCCTAAGTTTTTTCTTGTAGGAAATTCGCATATAGATCAGTTCAAATCGTTAGAGAAAATATCATTATATCCTTTTGAACGAATACAAGCTGCCGGTGCATCTATCCGCGGGCTATTTAATCTTAACTCAACAACTGGACTGAATCAATCTATAAATACGATTGATACAAGTCCAATAAACTACTTTCTATTCCATTTAGGTCAGGTAGATATGGAGTTCGGTTATTATTATAAGAGTGCTTTAGCAAATACAAAATTAGACATTCCTACATTTATTAATGATACAATTCGTATTTATGAACGGTTCTTGTGGCAAAGAAAAGGAACACCCATTGTAATTGGTGTGAATCCAACTGCTATTAAAGATACACAGCATACATTCTATGTAAATTTTAAGGATACAATGTGCCACGCCAACAATAAGATACAGCAGGTTGGTGAGTTTATAGAGGAGAGAACCTATAACTCACTAGCGCATATTTATAATGATTCTGTTGAGCAGCGCAACCAAGCACTCTTTTCAATGAATGACGCATTGAAAACAATGTGTATAAAGAATCGGTGGGCATTTATTGATATGATGCCGGTTTTGAATGAGAATGGCATTCTTGCGGAACGTTTTCAGTACCCTCATATAGATCATCACGTAAAACCATCCGATGAACTCAGTAAGTATCTGTCAGACCGGTTGAATGATATTATTCTGGGCAGGAATGCGTGTAAGTAAGAACATTCGTTTTATCTACAATAAAATTATTCTTTGAACGCATATCAGTCGGCATTAAGTGATATTCAATATCAATACTATATGATATCTTAATATTGTTTGAGTTATTAAAAAAAATATCAAATAATTGGTTTTCACTTATTGTAGGATTATTATGACCATCATCATAATCGCCGATACAATGATTAAGAATACTATCGGTAAGTAATATTTCAAATGTATACACATATCGTCCATTTCTTAATTTATTTTGTTCTAATATCCAATCATATGTTTTACAGTATATACGCATACTTTTCATATTACCATAAGCGAATGCGTCTGATACCATCGCATAAGGAAAGTGTTCAAATACATGACCCCAATGTCTAATAAAAGTATATGCAGTATGTATCATTAATGTATCTGGTTCATCCTGTTTAAAATAAATACAGTATTTAGTAGGATATATATCACTACGTATTTTTGATATAACATCAAATGTTATATTATATTTGCGTTGATAATCTTCAATTATACGTAAATTTTGTTTATCATTGTAAAAACAGGACATTTGATTGTAGAGGAAGACATCGATTCTGTTTTGAAGTTTTGTTTGAACATAATCATAGGGTAGTTTGTACTCCTCATAGTATATGTCGCCAAATCTGATACCAAGTAATCGCTTAAGATTGCTTATTATAGTATTCATATCTTCACCTTCGCCTAGTGATAAAGTGTTAATAGAGAAAAATACTTTAATATTATAATCTTTTGAAAATCTATTAAGAAATGGCAATAAGCAAGTATCATACCCTAACAGACGACCGCTTACAAATAAGGCGACGTCCATTTGAACAAACAACACATTTAATTCACATCCATAAACCGCGGTTATACAGTTTTGAACATACAGCATCAATGGTTACGCCACGCTCCGCAAGAAGAGTCTTATACTCTACAACCTTCTCCTGCTGTCCTTGTAATTCGGGCGATACGAGGCATAGTTTGAGCCCACGATGACGAATGGACTCTTCAGCCTCTCGTGTAAGTGGCAACAGAGTAAAGACATCCACCCATACCCACGATACAAAAGAAGCCATCGCTTCCACAGTGGCAAGGGATTCATATTCGGACAAGCGGACTGCCAGCCGACGCTCTCCTTCTTTCCCTAACCGAACCATCATCGGAATACTACAGTCTAATAGAAAAAACTGTTGAATTCCGCAAGATTCAAGGTCGGCGATGGCGCGCCGCTCAATTCCTTCAGACTTGACATTCACTATGTAGAATTTGTTAGATGGACAGAACTTCAAGAAATCGGTAAAGAGCTGCCCACCCAAAAAGGGGTCGTGTTGTACAACGATATCGCCACCGGTATCACGAATATCAAACTCTATACCATCGGCGGCACCAAATACCTCCGCCGCAACTGTTTCGTCTAACTGATTTACACGATGTGCGATAAACATATATAAAGCCACAATCTATGGCTTTATATATGAGCCGCATCAAATATCTACACCACGTAGAACACGCAGTTCTAACGAATCCTACGTATCCTAATTGTAAGGTCAATGGTATGAATCCGTACGATGAGCAGATTATGTCTATGCCCGCAATGGTTGGTGCATGTGAGCCGCAACACCAGCCGCCGCCAACGACGACAAAGCCAGGTCACTACTTCTTCTTCATCTTCAATCTGAGCAACTATTTTCATTTCTTATACGATACATTGCCGTATTTGGCACATCATACAAATAGACAGCAAAAGATACTGTTGCCAAAGGATCATAAGTGGATGCGCTTTCAGAGCGAATTCCTAGCAATGCTTGGCTATAAGGAGTTTGAATATGCGGAAGAAAATGTAGCATACGAGCATCTATATCTACCATCATCCTTTACACACGGTAAGACACACATGGGCGTTTGGGCGTCCAATATGCCGCCATCGCCAGAAGCTCGCCGTATTTGGGATATGCTATTTACATCCAACAATGCCACACTGCCCAAAAAGTTCTATGTAAGCCGTCGGACCTGGATTCATAATGATACGTCTAATATTGGTACGAATTATACTACTCGTCGCAAATGTATCAATGAGGATGAGGTTGTATATACTTTAATAGATTATGGCTATCAAGAAATATTTTGTGAGAATCTCAGTACACTGAATAAGATCGGACTGTTCCAAACTGCTACACATATTATTGGCTTTATCGGTGGTGGTATGGCAAACATCTTATTTAGCAATTCTAAGACTGCCGTGGGGTGTATAACGACGCCTGACTTTCTAACAATTAATAAGCGGTTCGTTCATACGATGAACCATACGCGCTGTCGGTATGCGGATATTACACGCCACGCGCCGCACGAAGGTCCCTATCCGCTCTATGTGCGCGTCAAGGTTACGGACGCCGCGTCGCCCTATTACGGGAAAATTGGCGAGATTGAGGCGTATGCCGACGGTGCTTATACAGTGAAGATGTCCAATAATGACGTGGCGGGCTTTGCTGCGGACGGCGTCTTTGCGACGGCGACCTTCAACCCATCTCAATTTGAAGCGTTGGATGGCGGACTTAATAGCCCGTTTATATGCGATTTAGACGGTTTAAGGCTACTCGCCGAAACTCTAAATAAGCCATGAAGGTCATTCTACCGATGTCAGGCGTGGGGCGGCGGTTTGTAGAAGCGGGTTATACCGATCCCAAGCCACTTATTGTTGTTGACGGTCAGCCTATTATTAAGCATGTAATTGACCTATTTCCTGGTGCCGAGGTACATTGTATTTGCAACTTGCAGCATATTGAGACGACGAATATGCGGGCGATTCTTGAATCGTATGGGGTAACGGTACACGTCATTGAGGGGCATAGTCTTGGTCCGGTGTATGCGGTCGCGCAGGTATTTGATACGATTGCGGACGATGAGGAGGTGATTGTCAGTTATTGTGACTACGGCACGGTATGGGATTACCAAAAGTTTCTAGAGACTGTTCGTACCGGTGGGGCAGATGGTGCGATTGCGGCGTACCGTGGATTCCACCCTCATATGCTAGGCACCGACAATTACGCCTTTCTGCGGTGTGATACAGATGGACGAGTGTTGGAGGTGCGCGAGAAGGAGCCCTTTACGGACAATCGTATGAGCGAATATGCGTCTAATGGCACGTACTATTTCCGTTACGGAAAGTACGTCAAGCAGTATTTTAAGGCGCTGATGGAATGTGGTGATGCGGGCAAGAAGAATGGTGAGTTCTATGTGAGCCTTGTCTATAATTGTATGATACAGGACGGCAAGCGTATATTACCGTTTGAGATTGAGAAGATGTTACAGTGGGGTACGCCGCACGACTTGGCGATTTACAATATGTGGAGCCGGCACTTTAAGGATGCGTCGGATTTACAAATTATACCTAGAAGCTGTGCGACGCTTATTTTGCCGTTGGCGGGGCGCGGTAGCCGTTTTAAGATGGATGGATTTACGGATCCTAAGCCGCTTTTGGATGTAAATGGTAAGCCTATGATAGTGCGTGCTGTTGAGAGTATTCCAGAGTGCCGTCGTCAGGTTTTTATTTGTTTAGAGGAGCATCTAGCGGCGTATCCACTAGAGGCAGCGCTCAAGGAGCGATGGGCTGACTCTAAGATTATTAAGATTGCAGATACGACGATGGGGCAGGCATGTACGTGCGAGATTGGGATCAACCAGGCGTGCATTACGGACGAAACGCCGATTATGATTAGTGCGTGCGATAATGGCGCGGACTATAATTTTTTTGAGTATATGAAGATGGAAAACGACCCGTCGGTAGATGTAATTGTATGGTCGTTTACGAACAATCCAACGGGCAAGTTATTTCCGCATATGTATGCCTGGATGGACGTGGATGCCGAGAATACGATTCGGCACGTGAGTGTGAAGAAGCCGCTGCCAGGTGCGACCCACGCCATCATTGGTACGATGTTTTTCCGTAAGACGTCTATTTATCGCGAGGGGCTCAAGGATATTTATGAGAAGAATATTCGTACAAATGGTGAGTATTACGTGGATGACCTATTAAATCCGCTGATTGAGCGGGGGTATAAGGTGAAGGTGTTTGCGGTGGATAAGTATATATGTTGGGGAACGCCCGCCGATTATAAAACGTACAAGTATTGGTTAGAGCACTTTTCCAAGGTGTATGGTCGTCCTATCTGTATGTAATCGTGGTCTAAACATACTTTTATTTCATATAATAATACGAAATGAAAGTATCTCTTGTAACTCTGGCTGTAGGAGATAAGTATATCCAAGAATATAATCATCTATTTCGTAAGAGTCACGAACACTATGCGCGGCGTCACGGCTACGATTTTCGTATTATAACAGAGCCATATGATAAGTCCGACTATACGTTCAAGCCGCTAAGTATATTATCTACGAAGATGTTTCTATGTAGTTACGATTGGGCACAGGAGTACGATCTGCTTGTGTTTGTAGACGCCGATGTGATTATCAATCCTGAGGCACCTGCAATCCATACTGCTTATGATTTTGGCGATAAGGTAGGTATTGTAGATGAGTATTCACAGCCAACACGGCAGATGCGTATAGAACACCAGCGGAAATCCGCAAAAGAGGTAAACTCAGTTCCTTGTTCAGGTCTCGATAATGGTGAATGGGATACGTGTGCGATGGATTACTACCGCATACATATAGAAAAGCATTTAGCGACAGATATGGTGTTTAATACAGGTGTTCTTGTCTTTCAGCCGCGCAAGCATAGAGAATTTATGGAAAATATGTTTAAGAAGCATAAGCAAGAGATTTGTGCACATAAAAATGGCTTCCATTATGAGCAGGTTGTTATAGGATATGAACTTCAGACAAACGAAAAACATATAGTTATGGACAATAAATGGAATGCAATATGGCAGATGTATAAATACACATGCGGTTACGAATTAGATACATTTTTAAAGAACAATTATTTTGTACATTTAGCGGGTCACGTTGACTATCATGTTATCCCATATTTAAATACATTGTTTTAGTAGTAAATAGATGTACGATAGTATTATTGTTGTGCCTCCATGTTTCACCTTTGGCGATTCATTTTCTATGATTGGCATATTGTATTTTTTATTACAATATTATGATAAGGTGTACTTTAATATTACGGGAAATCTTCATTCCTACTTTGATGGATATTTCTCCAAATCAGAATATTATAACCGACGCATATTTTTATTAATTGATGTGGAATCACTCATCTACGCATCTCCAAATGGTAGTATTCACATATGTGATGTACATACAAATACTTGGACAGCGCCTAGTACTTTATTAGCATCATATAATGCGATTGATAAGTCTTATTATTTCAACGATATGAATCCATTATATAAGCGTCTTACGATTGACCAAAAATACATCTGTATGCCGAATAGCCATTTGCCACCTACAGAAATGGAAATAAATCATTTAATATATTACAAGCTTGTAGGACTGAATAATTCGGTTCGTATGGATTTTTTTGATTACACCCGTGATAAGGAGAAAGAAAAATCAGTTACGGAAGAGGTTTTTAAACGCTATGGTATAATTGAGGGTGAAAAGTATAACATTATCAATACTGCTGGTGATACATCCGATATGGGGTTTTTCTTGAGATGTATTAAGAACAATTATAAGTGTATTGACATTCATAATTTAGTTTCTTTTCCTGGATGGGCACTATCACTCATAGAAAACGCAGAAAGTATTAATCTTGTAGAGGGCTCAAATGTTAACTTCCTATATCATTGTCAGTATAAAGGTATAGTAAATATTACTAAACCTGTATATTTTCACGTATGGGCACGAGATCGTGAATTTTGTTCTGCGTACAAACTTTATAATGCGTGGACAATGATGACAGCACCAAAACTAGACAATTGGGTGTTTTTAATGACACAAAATGACGCTGCTCAAATAGTTAAATTAGACAAAAATTAAGCAGATGGTTTTTGTAAAACAAATATACCACAACCGCTTGCCCAGTGCCGTCCATCACAATTACCATTATGTAATAGTGGTGGTATATCTGTATCCGATGTATGCATATCCCGTTGTAGTAATATGTTCAAACGTAAGTCTGATATTGCAGCCATTGTTGGAGTTCTTACTGTAACCCAGTTCCAATCATCAACGATATATATAAAAATATCATCCATGCTATTAATATAATGGGTTAATGCTTCATAGTGAGATTTATAATCATGGCAGCCATCATACATATAAATATTGAATTTTTGCTTAAAATCGTTTATGTCAAACTTAAATGAATCTGTTTCTATAAAGGTCGCGTCATTATCACCTTTAAATTTGTTAAAATTTTCAATAAATGCGTCTTTTGGTCCATCAAATTCACTCCAATTATCAATACATACGACTGTTGCTTTATTATTACACATAGCAGCACATACAGAAGATCCTTTCCATACACCTATTTCAAGATATCTAGCATCTGGCATACTTACAATATTATTGTAAAAATGCCTGGTACCTACACCGGACATTCCATGTATATTAAGTATATCTTGAGTAATGTTTGATATATTCTGAATTGTGTTATCTATAGATTTGTTAACATGGTTGATGTAGTTTTCTACTTGCATTTATATTAAGGAGAAATATTTAACAAATCCTATAACTCGTTTTTGTGTGCGTTTTTGTGCGTGATTTTTACTTCAAAGAATCTGCGCACAAAAAACTACGTGTATTTTGCGCGCAAATTATGCGCAAAACAAAAAAATACACAAAAAATCCACAAAATGGGGCTTTTTTCACGTCAAAAAGTGTGTCAGATTCATTAATCTATAGATTAATGAATGACGCGTGATTTTTGAAGCAAAAAAATCGCGCGAGTTTCGCAAACTTTCTTTACTTTTTTTGCGCAACAAGAATCTGCGCGCAATTTTGTGTGTAACTTTTTGTGCGCTATTTCTTGTGTTTTCAAAAAACACAAGAAACTACGCGAGAAACGAGTTATAGGATAACAAAGACACAAAAACTGCGCGCAAAATGCACGCAGATTTTTGTGCGCCAATTTTTGCACACGTTAAATCCATAGTTTTCCAAGCTGTAACTCCATATTATTTGAGTAGATTTGAAGCCCTGCGTGAGGCGTAAATGTAAACTCGCTGAAATAGATCTTGTTATAGATGTCTAGATAGAAGTCAATGCGTACAAATTCAAACAGCTTTGAGAGCGCCTTAGCACCGTCAAACATACGATTCATAGTCTCTTGCGGTGGAATAATAAACGGGTGATACACCTGGTTCTCTATCGGTATCTGCTCCATACGGTAATCCGTATGAACATAGAAATGCCGATAACGGTCAAGACGCTTATCACTCATAATCAGCGTATACGGAATGCCGTGAATACAGTAAATCATAAAGGTAATGGCATTGCCATTCTTAGCATTCGCGTAATCATGAATCTTCTCCTCAATAAAAAATCCAGGTTTTACATACTTATACTGAGATTCGCGAAAATTCAAATACTTCATGCGATTAAACTGCTGTAGATTCTGTTTAATAAAGTTCATATTATACGTTACACCGTGTTCAATATTGATATTGAATCCGCTGCCGTGCGTAGCCTTAATAATATGGTCAGGGTTCAGATCCGCTGGGGAAATATCATCCCATTGCGCCATTTCACGAACAACACGAGGGACTTCAATGGTATTCCCTGCTAACTCCTTTACAATACGTTTCGCATCTAATTTATGGACAAACTTTCCAAAATCTGGAGTAAAGCGTGAGAAGGTATATTGTATCTTCTCAAACAGTTTCATAGTTTCCCATCGTTTAGGACGAGGAAAGTAGTTCTTTAGAGTACCATAGTCCATCTATAGTTTCATATGGAAATCGTCTTTAGATTTGCGTCCGTCCCAGTTCTCGTGTCTACTTATAGATTAGACCGGCGGGCATTTCAAACCGGCACTAAAAGTAAGAGAGAATGGGAAAGCATCATACCGAAGACTATAAATTATCTGCCGTCAAGTATGCTTTACGAACAGATAGTCAGGTAGAAACCTGTGAAGTATTTGATTGTAAAAGGTTGTCCCTTCAAGATTGGCTAAAACTATACGATGAAACAGGTTCATCATACTTACTTAGAGCAGGTTTTATATAAGCATATAGTAGTGATGGAATTTTGGGAAAAAACACAATATAAAAAATGGTATTTATCTCATAGAAGGTTCTCTTTTACATCAAGGCATTTAATTGAATTATATGAGGAAGATAAACAGATTCCAGATAGTATTTTCAAGCCCTTCTTAAAATCATTAGATTGCCACTCCAAAGGTGAAGAAAAACGAATTTTTAATACTATATCTGTTCCTGAAACTTTATTTGATGAACATAGTCATATTATACTGACAAAAATATATACAAATGAAGAAAAATATAATTTGTGTAAATCTTTACTAGTACATATGAAAGATGAAGAAGCATTTCTTAAATCTCATATTGAAAACACACAAATGCCGGTTTGAAATGCCCGCCGGTCTAAATGAACATTGAGCAGTAAATACTGCGTTACGCCATTTTCTATGTGTCGGTCTGAGCGAATTTCTTTTTGGGGACCGACTTCCTCCCCGTTACTTTTAGCGGTGCCGGCTCCACTTCTGGCTCTGGTGGTGACTCTACTTCTTCTACCACAGGCGCACTTGTATCCTCCTCATTGACAATGGACGCCATAGAATTCTTAAACATCAATTGTACATTCGTAATCGTCAACATCAATTCGTCTAACGAGCCTTTGATGTTACGCTCCGCTGCCTTCGCCTTATTCACCATATCATTGATGATTTGCTCATTGTAGATAAAATGCTGCCGAATGCTACGCAGCTTGTCGCTGAGCCGCTCATTGAGCATCTCAGGACCCTCTGCCGCCTTCTTCGTCAGTTCAATCAGCGTACGCATTACCGGCTGTAGGGATTTTAGATATAGAATCTTGTTCTCCTTGTCGTTGAAGTTACCCAGATAGATTGCAGGGCGACCATCTACGATGGCAATATCAATATCACCAGGTCGCTGGTGCTTCGGAATGTGCGCACGCGCACTTATAAAAAGAAGAATATCACACTCACTGTGATTTGTGAAATCACGGTGCGCCTTGCGAATATCCTCAGCATCAATCTCCTTTTTATCCTTATCCTCTATCATCATCTTATACACCTCCCATTCAACCACATGATCACCAGATTCATATTGCTTGTCTAGGATATCAAACTTATTGGCGGTTCCAAAGGCATTGACAACACAGTACTTAATCTTCTGCTCATAGACGCCACCCTTTTGCGACGAACTCGTGCTGATGCCTTGTAGAACCTCAATGGTACGATTTTTCTCATCAATCGCCTTATCAGAACGGGCACGCTCGGCATTCACTAAATCCTCAGCACGCTGTTTCTCCGCAATCACCGCATTCATCAACTGCTTCTGAAACTCGGCTGCCTTCTCCTCCGCCTTATTACGCTCTTCTACCGCTTTGCGAATACGCTCCTCGGCATCGTCATACGCTTGCTGCCTGGCGTTTGCCGTTGCCTCAGAAAGGCGGCTTTCCGCATCCGCACGCAGTGATTTGGCGAGCGTTGTATCGGCTTGGAGTCGCTCAATCTCCTTTTGGAATCGCTGACGTTCTACCTCCGCATCCTTTTGAAGTCGCTGACGTTCTACCTCCGCATCCTTTTGAAGACGTGTGCGGTCTGCTTCCGTATCCTTCTGCATGCGCGCCATTACGGCTTCGTGCTTTGCTATAAGCGTGGCATTTGTAGATTTGCTAATGGTTGTGCATGCTGACTCTACCGCTGCCACACCTGCAGTGAGCACATTGACGCACGTCTCTGGGCTCGCATTGATAAGAAGCGGTGGGGTTACAAAGTCCGCTGTAACCTGTAAAATAATAGATGGGGTAGCCATTTTACTGTATGGTGGGATCTTATATTCATGTGAGTGACTTGGGCTTAAATGGTTCGAAAACCAAAAATATATTTGTATTCTTTGTAGACTTAGGTAGCGATAGGAGCGGGTTGCGGAGCGGGCTGCTGTTGCTGTTGCCACGCATGTAACAGTTGGAGATTCCTTACATGACGAGTCTGGAATGCTCGGCGAATAACATGTATCTCCTGGTCCATACCTGGAGGCTCAAGATTCATAGGAGGGCACTTGTACACATTTGAGACCTTCTGCGACGCCTTCTCTGCAAACTCATAGAGGGTCGTAATTTGCTTGAGAAGGTCTTGAACATTATTGTTTGTCACCGCCTGACCTAGAATATCCATGCCCGCTGTTACATACATCTCCAAGACCTGACCGCGAGCACGCTCCTTCATCATCTCTTTTTCCTTGCTATGAAGGATAGACTTCCATTCACCCTCGGTGATTTCGTTTGCCATACGGCGAACACGAAGATGGATGCGCCAACTGTTCTCATTGTTGTCGTTGATATAATTCTGAACAACCGCTTGACAGTTGGTAAGATCCACGCCTTGAATATGAGCAAAGAGACGATGATACCGTATGAGCCTATTAACTGTATCCACATTTGCACCCCGTCGTAGTTGCATTAGATTATACAGGATAGCATCTGCACCGCATGGATTTGCACGCGCATTGTTTGGTAGATCGCCTGCTCCCGCTTGCAACTGATTCATGTACTCGTAGTAGTGAGGGTTGCCGCCGTGACGGACATCATCAATCGTACCTTTACGCCAACTGAAGTGGGTCTGGCACTGCGTACAATACATATGGTCACAGCCGCCATTCTTGATAATCTGTGTCTTACACTTAGGACAAGGCTTCGCCTGCTTCTTAATCGCTTTCACTGACTCAACTGTATTAGGATTACAGTTATGACCCTCTGTAGTTGGCTCTAGGCACTCCTTACAGACCTTTAGATCGCAGAGACCGCACGCTGAGTCGGCGTTTATAAACCCTTCACATGCATCTGCAGGACACTTAAACATGTAAACGAATTCCTTGGGCTTTGGCTCATCCGCGGGTTCCACGTCTTGTTCAGGAGCACCAGCACCACCAACAGCAGCACGTGGTATGCGGCGAAAAGGGCGAGGTGGTGGTGGCACCACTCCAAACCGCTTCTCAATCCTACGCGGTTTATAAGCCAGTTTATTGAGCTCTTTCAATCGTTCATACCGTGGTCCCGCAAAATCATTGAACTTTTTGTTATGCTCCTTATATATAGCCTCCAACCGTTTTGACTCTTCTGTATGGTTCTTCTCGCCATTAGGACCGAAAACTCCGTTTCTTGAACAATAGGTAATCCATTCCGTCATAGCAATATCATATTCCGTCCTATCATATGCTTTGATCTCAGCCTTCAGCTTTGTAATTTCAGCATAGATTGGTTTCAGAAAGTCAATCGCCTTCTTGTAGTTCGCAGCCCGCTCCTGTATCTCTGGAAAGCGGGCACGCTCACGGTCTGTCAGAACCTTCTGACGGAACTGCTTGAACGCACCATTGCGGAACGTTGCCGTCAGATGCTCATCCAGAAACTCACGACTCCAACCGATACGACACGACGGGCACACGGGCTCTACCGAGGTATCCTGTAAGAGGAACTGCTGGAGGCACGGACGGCAAATCGGCTTATCACAGGCTGTACAATCCACACGTTTTCGCCGAACCTTCGTAAACGTATCGAAACAGATATTACAAGACATGACGTCAGCGAATCACTGTCACCTGATGAATAAAACTGTAAGGATCTCCTATGTCAATTTTTTGAGGTCTAAAAGACGCCTGTGTTTCTAACAATAATGGAGCAAGTACATCGGCTAAACTATATCGGCTCTAAGCACCGGCTTGTTTCGTGGATATTTGATGTTATATCGGCGAAGGCTGGTGATTTTGCCGGTCGGCGTGTTGCCGACTTATTCGGCGGTACCGGTATTGTATCCTACAATTTACGTAAGTTGGGGGCGGTCGTGGTTAGCAACGACGCCGAACTCTATAGCTCCGTAATTGTCCACGCTATGACGCGCTCCATACTGTCTGCCGACTGCGAGGGGTTTATTCGGCGCATTGGGCGTGAGATTGAGAATGGGACGTATTTGGGCGATGATACCGATACAGCGGGCGTAATTACACGGAAATACAGCCCGCACGATGGCTGCCCCCGTATGTTCTTCACAGTTGATAACGCCCGTCGTATTGATTATATCCGTCGGCGTATTGAGACGGAGTTTGGAGCCGACATGGGGCGAAAGGACGACTATATGTTTTTGCTAGGCTCTTTGTTAGTGAGTGCCGATGCTGTAAGTAACGTGCCTGCTGTCTACGGCTGCTTTCTGAAAAACTTTAAGGAGAAGGCGGTGCGGGCTTTGGTATTTGAACCGATTCATACGCTGCGTGAGCCGGCGGCTTTGGGGTCTCAGTGCTATCATAGTGACGTCCTAGCAGATTCTCTATTGGATGCAGTTGAGGCGGATATGGTTTACTTGGATCCGCCTTATAATGAACGCCAATATTCCAAAAACTACTTTCCCCTGAATATTCTTGCACTGCCGCCGGTTGTACAAACAACAACAGCGCTACGCGATGGAGTCACAGGCATCCCAGAAGTCTGCTTTATGTCGCCATTCTGTAAGAAAAAGGAGGTTGTTGCGGCTTTTGAGCGACTATTTAGCCGACTGAAGGCGCAGTGGATATTTCTATCATACAGCAGTGAGAGTTTGATTTCTAAGGAGAGGATGCTAGAAATTATGGGAAAGTATGGTGAAGTATCCCTAGTAGAGACCGACTATAAACGCTTCAAGTCGTACGAATACAATGCGGATAGTGGAGTGAAGGAATACCTATTCTGCCTAAAAAAATGAGAGGCTTGGTGGTGTATATCTTTTCTATTAGGGGGTGGGCTTATATATGTCCAAGAGTATAAAATATTCTAGGACACTTGTAGATTATCTAATGCCACCGAAGAAAACGCGTAAGGTAAAAAGTCCTTTAGCGGACGGTTGTCCTATCGGTGATGCCGGTGCCGGTTGCTCTGTATCCGGTAAGAACTACGAGATTAAGATTGCGAAGACGTGTAAGACCGTACGCTCTCCCTATATGGAACTACCGTTCAATACGCAGCCTATGGATACTTTGGGCGGCTGCGGTGCGGATATTGATATTAAACTCAATTGGCGCGCCGAGAGTGATATTGGTGTAGAGGCGAAGCGTCCTACACCCGATTGGATGCAGATGAAGTTGGATAAGAATAAGGAGGGTATTTGGGTCGGCGTGGGTGCCGGCAAAATTCCACCTGCGTCTAAGATGATCTTTGAAACAATTATTGGTGCCGCGAATCTCTTTGGTGGTAAGACGCCTACGTTTCTAGAACATCCTGTAACCCACTCTGAATGGACCACTATTAAGAAAGAGACACCCGAATTCAAGGATACATATATTCCCTGCGGTGATAATACCATTTCGCAACTCTATAAGGCAAAGGGATGCCAGTATATTCAAGTAGACGGTAAGGGGCTCTATCATACCGGCGAGGATACGTGCGATTTCGGCGTTCCCTACTTTGAATGCCCTCAACGAGTTCGTATTCGTCTCAAGGTTCATACTCGCAGTAATAAAAAGGGGCATATGTGCCTATCGGTAATGGCGGCTGCGCAGCCTACGAAACTCAAGGACCTGAAGGCATCTACGTATAGTTTGGATGCGGTGGCGAAGCTACCACCGAGTTTGCTGCCGGCTAAGACGTCCAAAACACCTTCTCCCAAAGTCGGACCGTCGCCGAAAAAGAAAAAGACTAGTTCACCGTCTTCTGTGATTTCTAACAATAATTTGGGTACGCTGGTAGCGGGGATTGGCGATTTAAACATTTAGTTATTCTGGCTCTTATTTTGGAGCGTTATGCGCTGCGGGGTGTGGAGGGTCGCGGTGACCGCATTATAAGCATACTTGACCCCCTCAGTGATGAGCCAGACGATGCCGTTAGCGGCAAGACTCATAAAGACAAAGGCGAAGAGAACCGTCGTAGTGAGAATAACAAGCATCGCAGTATTGCGCCAAAGTTCAAATGCAGCCTGAAACCAGTAACTGGCATCAGGCTGACTATAGCAGGAGTGTAGAAGAGAATGGTAGACATCATGCCAGCCGTACTCGCCGCAGACGATGAGACGATTGATATTGTAGGAAAGATGGTCAAGTGCCATAGGGCGGAAGTGGGGATTCATTTGCGGCGTGGTCTTTAGGAGGGAGGGGGTACTTTGGGCTTAAAGGAATCGCCGGTGGTTCAATTTTTTCATCGGCGGCTGTAGCGGCGACGGGATTTGCGGTGGCGGCGTGTGCGTCTGCGTCTGGCGCCGCCAATCTGCGCCTTCTGCTCCATCAACGCCGCAAGTTCGTCAAACTCGCCCTGCGAAGCGACACCCTGCTCAGCCAAAAAAATCGCCAAGTCATCTACACCCTCGTCTTCGTGCATCGCACCATAACTACCCTGCGATCCTGCCGGCGCAGGAGGAAGTACGGCGACCGGCGGTAAGCCTGGTGGCGGAGGCGCGGCAGCCGCTACCGCCGCTTGGAACGCTGCTTCTAGTTGTGCCTTCGGAATGCCATTTTTCGGATTCGGCGTATAACGAAAATAGCGAAACACTGGCGCCTTACGCTGGGCTTTGGTACTTACAATCTCTTCAAAACCGTTGGCGGGGCTAAAAACAGATAATTCCGCAGATGCCCGTGCCTTACGCACATCAACGGTGTAAATTTTGTCTTTCTGGGCGCGCTTACCCTTACCATTTACATTCATACCGTCCATCTGCTCACTCTACAGGTGGTGGCGGATAATTTTGCCGAGGTGGCAGAGCATTAAATGCGACTCTAGGCTCCTCCTCAGGCGGCGGTGGGGGTTGGGATTGTAGCGAAGGCGAATACCTATTCAAATCAAACTCACTTGCCGGTGGGGGCGGTAGCGTATGCCGCCGTGCCATAAAGGGATGAGTGAGTTGCCGTGTTGATGCGGATTGTTGGAAACCGTGGGGAATCTGAGGAGACGATTGGGCTGAAGATGTCTTTATCTTATCGTTCAAAGACTTAGAGTTATTGACAGGTATGAAATTGATGCGCGCCTTATCAATGGCTGGCATGCTTGCCTGCTTCTGTAGCGTCTGTACGTGACTATTCTCCTGGAAGCTTACAATGCGTGTTCCCTGTTCGGGATCATAATAGCCTTCATTATTTACAGGTTGAATGGCAGTGGGTAGGGACCCGTTGGTCCCCAAGGGGGACATTCGTGTCGCCGGTATTGCATTCTTCAGTGTATTCATTACAGTTGGAGCATTGGGGTCAAACGAGATGCGGCGGCGTTTCTGTCTCGCCAGATAAATAGCGGTTGCCGCACCAATAATAGCAAGTGCAGTGGCACCGACCGCAATACCTATCGGTAAGGCGACAGATGGGGTTGAGCTTGGTGTTGGTGAAGGGGGTGGAACAAGAGATGCGAGTAGATTTGTATAGGCAGAGGAGAGGGGGAAGCCGTTTTGGAACTGCTGGGCGCCGACAACATTGCCGAGTACTGTGTAGGCACCATTCGCCCATGTAACACTGTTAATTACCGCATTGCTATATCCTGCCTGAGCGGCGTAACTACTTACATAACCACGAATCAAGGTATCGGCATTTGTCTGCTGATTACTAGGAATACGTAGATTAAATTCTGTTGACATTGACGATGACGGCGTCCGCGAGGTGGTTGTAGCCGGTGTAGGAGACTGAGTTGCTGCGTTGCTTGGGCTTTGAGTATTTGTTGGCGTTTGCGTTTCGGTGCGAGTTTCCGTCGGCGTTTGCGTTTCTGTGCGTGTTTCTGTAATAGTATTTGACGGAGTTCCAGCGGCTCGTGAATTGGTTGCAGATGCTGTAGAGCCGGGCGAAAGGGTTCTTGTACTTGTTATAGTATCAGTTGCGGTAGATGAACGGGTCGCCGTATCCGTGGGTGTTGGAGTCGCTGCGGCACGGCTGCGCGTCACCGTATCAGTGGATGTTGGAGTCGCCGCGGCACGGCTGCGTGTAGCAGTATATGTAGGGGAAGGGGTAGCACCTGGACGAGTGCGGGTCGCCGTGGTGGTAGGGGTACCGGCAGCACCTGGGCGACTACGTGTCGCCGTGGTGGTAGGGGTACCGGCAGCACCTGGGCGAGTGCGGGTCGCCGTGGTAGTAGGGGTACCGGCAGCACCTGG